AGCATTTAAACAAAACAAATTTTAATAACATGTCAGCTATAGTAAATAGGGCGCGTGGCTAGAGGTCATAGATGCGCTCCTCGTACTCTGAAAAGCGCTGAGCCTCCTCCTCGAGCAGTTTCTTCTGGTCGTTGAGGGCGGCTGACAGCTCCTCCACCTTCTCCCATGCCAACTTGCACTCGACAGTGTCCTCAAAGTTCTGGCATAGGAGACGGGCCTGCTGAATAGACTCCTTTATATGGCGCTGGCGAACTATAGTCTTGGGCTTGGGCTTAAAGGGCTGGGCAGTGCAGACGACGGGGGGGAGACGTGCAAGCATCATTAACAAGTACTTAGATTAAATAGAGCATAGCTGGGCGCGGGTTCAGAGCGTCATAGTCGTGCCGATGCAGTCGCTGATTTCAAGCGTAATAGGGTTCAGAGTGATAAGGTCGAACCGCGTGCCTGGCAGGTGGTTGCCGAACTTGACTCGGAGGATACAGTCTCTGTACTCGATACACTCGTCGTCTCCGTACTCGAATTTTCTGAACATAAACGCGCGATTCATACACATACCATTCGCGCAGCATAGCAGCTGGTCGTACAGGGCGTCTCCGTACTGTGGAGCATTCTCCCCCTTTACGACCCAGTCTCGAAAGACCTGTTTAACCTTTGGGCTAGAGAGCATATTGAGCGCCTTGTCAGTGAGCTCGGCGCGGTGAGCATCCCAGCGGTTCAGAGAGCCCGAAGTGTTACCACGAGTCTTGTCCATTGTTTTGGTGTTTGACTTCACTGACAGCTGTCATCCCACTGAAGGGAACATCACGCCGTACTGTAGTCGACTCCTATCAGAGGAACTGCACATCGCTTGTACAGCTTACTAGTACGGTCCATAGCCTCATTCGTGAAGATACGAATCTCCTCAAGTTCTGTCAGACAGTTTTGAAAGAATACAGAGTCGAGCTCATTCCCCTGCGACTTGGTCGCAATAAGTTTACGGAATATTTCCGAAGCGACCACGACATACGTATTCAGAACTGCCGCAATTGCATTCTTGCGCTCTGTCTGGTGCTCGCGCATCTGCAGCTGGCGCTTGAACTCATCCTCATCAAAGTCTCCAATCATAAACTTGATACGCATGTCTTCGTTGTCTCCCACTCGGTTCACCCTGTACCGGTTTAGCGTGACATTCTCGACGTGGACAACTCCACGCGCTGCCGTGTATAGGGTTGTACGGACCGCATCGTGATAGTTCCGCATGTTGAGCCGATGAGAGACGTGTTCGGCGTACGGCATACCGCCACACGGGATGTCGCCAATCTCGCGGCGGATATCCTCACCCCCTGCGCGCTGTCGCAGATACTCGTAGTAGTGCGGATTGTGAATACGGTTCTTTTCGATACGACCTGTGTTCCAGCTGAAGGCTGTGTTGCACTGCGTACAGTACATCTGGTCACAGTTATGCGCGACTGTGAAATCGGACAGAACAAACTTGTTATTTTTATCAACTTGCCACCCGTAATACTCTCCCCGTCCGACTGATTCTACCGTGAAAGATGTGCGCATGTAATCCTTGTTCGGCTCGGACGAAAAGCACTTTTTTCGTGCAATACGGGTCGGAACCTCACTCAGCCGAGTACCAGAGATATTAATGTTGTACTGGTCTTCATAGTCACGTGCCTCCGTTTCGCCCGGGAATACTATATTCTTTTTCTCTATTTTGGAAACATTCACGACAAATCCAAGCGACTGTGCAAGATATTCAATCTTATCCGAAATCTCGGGGTTCTTTTGGATAATTGTTACACGCTTTCCACCGTTCGAAACATACCCATCACTGTCAATGAGTCCGGCCAAGAGCTGAAGTCGGACCGTGCGGCTATTAGTTATATAATCCATAGGAATATGTTTATTCCGAATCAAATTATACTTTTCAAGAGCCGCCTTGAGAGGATGTACACCCTGTTTGACATAGTCTTCACAAACTGTCTGCACGGGAGTGTTACAAAAGTCGTTAAGTTTTGACTGACAGCCTTTGCATTCGTCGCAAGATGCACCATATCCGATTGCAAGCCGGCCATTCGACGCGCCCTTCTCGCGAATACGGTATTTGTATGGCGCGTCATGGACAAGTTCACCTCCATGACTATTACACCACTCCAAGATGTACTTGAGAACTTCTGTATCGTTGGCTGCAAATGCAAGACCTGTATTAATACCGTCGCCGATCCAGAGGCCCATCAGATACGGGTCAAGGAACACCTCTTTTTCGACCCAGTCAACCCCATCACTCTTGAAACATGTGAAAACGGACCGACGCGAAGGAGGGAGATTCATATATTCACCAACTGTCAGTGTAATGTCATCAGGCGAAAGTTTATCTTTTATTTTTTCAAGTTCATCGAATGACCCCGACTGAACACTTTTTACAGTCTTTTTTTCATGGTCAAACCACGTAAGTTTCCATATCTCTCCAAACCGGGAAATAGTCCTATCACCTGTAAATTTGAGGACAAGCTTATGTTTACTGCTCACGGTGTACGTACACCCTTTGTTCTGTCGGATTTCATACATTTCATCAGTTCCGTAGACTGTATCCAGAACCTCTCGGGGTGTGCCATCGTCGCCTATGAGTACATCACCTGGCCGAATATCCTGCGACATCTTTGAATTTCCGTTCCAGAGGAGAACTGCTGTATCCTTGGCGAAACAGCCGTGAATCTTGAAAATCATAGAGGCGCAGCTGGGACACGGCTTTGAGTCCTTTTCGAGTAGCCGGGCCGTCTCCAGGTTGCCAGGGTCACACGTGTGCGCCGCCTCACGCTCCGTTCCCTTAATCTCGTGACAGTCGGGGCAGACCCAAACCTCACACAGACCACACTTCCACGCAGTAGAGAGAAAGCCGCGGCAGTCAGCACCCGGACAGGCACGCACAAAATTGCGCTTCTGAACCTTGTCAGTATTCGTGTTGCGGATATAAGAAATACGAGAATTGTTATAGTTTATTTTGACCTGGAGTACAGCGCTCAGCTCTGCGAGTTGCTGTGAACTATCATAACGCGCCATGGCCTCATCAGTTGTGGCCGCTGACCTATTATGAAACCTGCTATTATCTATGTGATTTTGGCAAATCTGACGCTCGTATTCTACATTCTGATTAGCAAGCGTGCGAATCTTTTTCTCCTTTTCGACAAGGTGCTGCGTCGCTGGCATGAGGCTGCGCTCGCGCTCATACAGGATGCTTTCACGCTTGCCACGGTAAGTTGTATTCATCCAGACCTGCGTGAAAGAGTCGGCTAGGACCTCGCGACCCCATGGCTTTTTGCAATTCATACATGAGGGCTCGTCAGGTGAGTTGAGCAGAAACTGGCTGCAGCACTCGCGGCAAAACTTGAAGGGACAATACGGACAAGATACTTGTTTACGGGTTGACAGGTTAAACTTGTTACAGCACACGTCACACATTTTGTCTCTGCTAGATACTCTGGTTTATTTCTTAAGTGTGTCCACAGGACACCCGACCTCAAAAGAAAAGGGCCTTCGGCCCTGAGAGCCGCCCTCACAGATTCTTCTTCACCGCCTTGATAACCTTCTTCTTGACAGGGCCCTTGGAAGCAGACGGCCACTTGGCGAAAATCTTGTCGAGCGCCTCGGTGCGCTCCTGGTAGGTGTCCTCCATCCGCTTGTGCCACTTGGTAAACTTGTCGATGCGCTCGTCGCTGTAGCCCGCCTTGCGCATAGCGCGCACCACCGCGAGTACTGGCGGCTGCTGGCCCTTGCTGTAGTACCGCTCGGTCAGCTCATTCATAGGGCCCTGGTCATAGTCCGCCTTACAGAAGCGGGACGCGCTCATAACATACAGGATGTACTCGTGCTCCTGGATAACCTCCGTACCGAGCATATAGCTCATGATATTCTCGTCAGAGACGCCACAGGCGCGCATAGCCTCAGTCAGCTCCTCGCGTGGCGGCTCGCCCTGGCCATAGTACTTGTTCGCCAGAGCATAGATAGGGCTATAGTCCGGCTCGGGCTTGGGTACCGGTGGGTACTTGGCGTAAAACTCCTCAGTCATACGCTCGAACTGCTCAGTGTTCTCACCGCGAGCCTGCAGAGCCGCAAAGTAGCTGACGTGGTCACGCACAGGGGTCCACATAGGACGGCGGAACGTGGCGGGCGCAGGGGTGTTCAGGACACGGCAGATGTCCGCCACGCAGCCTGAGGCTGTAGGGGAGACGCGCTGGCAGGTGCTGACACCGCCAGAGGTGCGCGGGCGGACGATGGGACGCTTGAAGGTGGACATGCTGTAAGTTTCTGTTTTGTTTTACACTTGCGCGCGCGCTCACTGCAGGGAACACTGCTGCTTTTCAGGGCCTTGGCCCTGCTTCCTTGAAGGAAGGAAGGCTTCGCCTTCGTATGGCTCACTCTTCGTCGAACTCGCTCTCACCGCCGCTCTCCAGCTCCTCCTCGCGGTCCGCATCGCTCTCCAGCCCCTGCCACGTCAGCTCCTCCTCTTCCTCCTCCGGCTCCTCGCTCTGCTTCACCTGTCGCTTCAGCTGCTCAATCAAGTCCTCAGAGTCAGACTCGTCGTCGTCCTCGAGGGGCGGGGCCGCCACGGGGGTGGGTGGCAGCTTGAAGGGCCCGTCCTGGCTGACGCACAGCGGGCAGTCGGTGTGCTCCAGCCCGTCAAGGTCGTGCGTGTGCTTAGGCACCACCTTGATAGGCTTCTCCTTCTTCTCCTTCTTCTCCTTAGCCGGCTTGACATCGGAGGGGTCGCGCGAGTGCCGCTTGCAGCAGTCCCCGCCCGGAAGGGCCGAAAACTTGCAGGGGGCCCCCTTGGCAGTCGTGCCCTTGCACTGCTGGCTGTCCGGCTTGGGCTCGGCGCGCGGTCCGCGCTTTTTCGGCAGCTTGAAGGCCGTGGCCGCCACGTCAGCGTACTTGACAGTCAGCTCCTCGATGCTCAGGTTCAGCTCGGTCGCCACACGGCTGATGAAGGCTGCGTCGCGCTCGGCAACCAGCGCCTGGAGGGAGGTAGCGAAGGCCATGAGTGTAGTGGAGAGCTGTTGGTTTTTGGTTTGATTCTAGCCTCCGAGCTGGGTCCACTGAAGGGAACATCGCTCAGTATGTTCGGGCGTACCATGCATTCACCCCTGTGAACTCACATATGATGTGAAATAGCGCACCGCTCACAAATACTGCTGGGACTGGTGCTAGGAACCGCCTGACAATCACAAAGATGACCGCCAGAAGAAAACCAACAATCAGGGCTTCGAGTGCCAGAACGCTAAGAGACTTCATTGCTCTTAGTATATATAAACAAAAAGAGTTATAATAAAGTATGCAGAGTTACTGTCTGGGTAATAGACCGCCGTGCAAACTTGAGGAACTCAGGATGATTCGAGAGTGGGCGCCCAAGGAGCAGCGCCAGAAGGGGACAGGTAAGATTGCAGAGATGGCCGTAGCAGAAGTCATGGCCAAGCTGGGGTACCCGGATGCGCGCAAGGTGCGCCGTGGGAACGTCTGGACCGACCTGTCACATGACAAGTGGCCGTTCCACATAGAAGTAAAGTCTCTCGGGTACTATTCAGTCGGAACAGCACCAGAGAAAATCGATTCCATACCGCGCAAGTTTGCCCATATGGACAAAAAGATACTTGTCGTCTTTTGTGCCGGTATGATGTTTGAAAAAAATGTAAAAGAAATTATCGAAAATAAAACAGTTGGTGCACAGCGGTTCAGAGAGTACGCTAAGGACGTTGTGGCCGACTGGGTGACCTTCCCGCAACTCGAGTCTTGGGTAACCGCGCGACTATCTGGCGACAAGCATTCTTCCGGCGACACTGCCGAAAAGGGTCCGTCACAGTCCCCATGATGCGCTTGAGCGTACAGGTCCAGACACCGTACCGGACACGGTAGCCAGGGCGCGCATACAGCATCTTCCATGCCGCACCGTAAAACTTGGCCTGCTCGAACACATTCGGGTGAGGCTTGCGCTTAGCCTCGATGACAATGTACTCACGGCCCTTCTGAAAAACCAAGTCGCCACGACCCCACTTTTCCTTCCCAGGAATGACTATCCACTCGTGCGCCTTGACCTTCCAGCCCCGTGCGATATAGTGCGCAGCACAGTCCATATGGACACTCTCCTCAGTATCGCACTTCATACTCTTGTTTTAGGAAATATTTTTCAGAACAACATTGGCCGCCTTGTAAGCCCCCTTCACATTCCCTTTATTGATGCGTCTGATGAAACTCTTCGCTGCTGTCGAGGCGACCGTTTGGGCCTTCATCAGGTTCTTTATACGGGCTGCATTCTTGAGACCCTTTTCTTTACGGTTCCCGATGAGCGGGTTACGAGACTTGAGCGAGGGGTCCTTGTCAGCAAAAGAGCTGAACGAGCCGGCCAGCACGTGCATCACACCCTTGTACAGATACTTCAGGTGCTGGATAGGCATACCGAACCTGGCCGTGTATTCATCCAGAATCTGGTCAGTCTTCACACCAGGGATGTGCACCAGTGTCGCGTCAACCAGACCCTCTGGCTTCTGGCCATATATGTGAACCTTGTATTGGATAACACGGAAGATGCGCTTCTTTGTTATAGGGCTGTACAGAATAGGCGGTACAAGGTCAAACTTTATAACTCGGGCATCAATTTTGTGAGTTGTCTTCAGCCACCGCTCAAAGCCAAACACGTGCCGACTCATCATCTTGTCCATCAGCTTGAACTTACGGAGCATCGTCGCTTCGGACAGCTTGTCAGGGACTGCAAACACAAAGTCAAAGTCGGTCGTTTTCTTGACGAGCGAACTGGCCGCCACCCGCTTTGCCCTCAGCATATATTTGACAGCCATACCACCACTCAGGTAGTGGATAAAGTCTGGGCGCTGTCGAACAAGCCCTGGGTGACTCTTTGAATACTCCAGAAATAGTTCTGGAAGTTTCTTCGACATTAATATTCTCTAAGATAATAATAAAATGAATCGTAGCCAAGGTGCTTCACGCCTGGTGGCTCTCCTCATGCACAGCCGTAACCAGGCGCACGTCTACCACCTGCTGACCAAGTCGTACGCCCAACACAAGGCGCTCGGCAAGTATTACGAAAAAATTGTAGAACTATTTGATGACTACTCGGAGGCGTACATGGGCAGGTACGGCCGCTTCCGTGCATTCTCTGTAAACTCGCGCGTGAATAAAGACCCACGCAAGGCGGCGCTATATTTCAGACAGTTGAACTCAAAGATTCGCATGCTCAAAACCCCTTCTGACTCGTACCTTCGCAATATCCTGGATGAGATTCGGGCACTCATCCGCAAGACGCAGTACATGCTCACTTTGAAGTAGGCGTAAGCCCGTCCTTTCCGAACACCTCCTGGAACCACGCGCCCTTGGGCCCGCAGCGCTTCGTGTCCAGACGCACAAACTTGGCATAGTCGTGGTGGATTTTGCCAGGTGTCACAGCGACGATTGACTTGATACACGTGCGCTCGGCAGGGTTGTAGTAGAAGCACATCTTGCACAGGGCAGGCGTAACTGCATTCATTTTATTATACTATTTCGGGACATCCTTAAGACGCTCACATCCAGTCAGGATTGTTGACTGACCAATCGACCACCTCCTTGATTCGGTCCCGTACACTCTTCCTTGGCCACCAGCCCAGTGCCATCAGGCGCTCACCTGACAGGGCGTAGCGCAAGTCGTGCCCCGGTCGCGCCGAGTGAAAGTCAACCAGTTCGTACTTGAAGTGCTCCCGGCCGAGCGCCTCTGCAATCATCGTAGCCAGTGTCAGGTTATCCACCTCCTCCTTGCCTACGATGTTAAACTTCTGACACATGTTCTGATACTTTTGCGTCCCATCGAACCGTGGGATGTTGATGATATGCGCCAGTGCGTCAGCCACATCCTCCGCGTGGATGTAGAACCGACTGCCAGCATTCTCCTTCTTTGCATCAGAGTGAATCTCGATAGTCTCACCCTTACGAATCTTGTTGATGCACATCGGGATAAACTTCTCGGCGTGCTGACGCGGCCCAAACACATTCATCGTGTGCGTGATGACAATAGGCATGTGGTACGTGTTCTGGTAGGCGACCGCCAGCTCCTCCCCGCCCGCCTTTGTAGCCGAGTACGGATTCGTACAATTGTACCGGTCAAACTCACCGTACGACACGCCGGGTGGCGCCGGACCAAACACCTCGTCGGTCGAAAAGTACACAAACATCTTCAGGGCTGGCTGGACCCGCGCAAACTCCAGGATGTTGCAGGTCGCCAGCACGTTATCAAGCACAAAGTCACGCGGCGACTCGATGCTCCGGTCGACGTGGCTGCTCGCCGCGATGTGGAAGATGTAGTCGAACGTGCCGAGCTGCTTCGACAGCTGACCATTAATTTCTGAGCGTAGGTCGTGATGGAACACCTTGTGCGGCTCAATCATACGATTCAGATTGCCAGAATGGCTCAGACGGTCCAGACCAACCACCTCGTAGCCGTCCCGGATGAAACGGGCAGCGACATGGTGCCCAATGAAACCGACCGAACCAGTAATCAAAACACGTCCACTCATTACTTAAACATTGGCCTACTTGTTTAAGTAATGGAGGCTTTCTCAAATGTGCCGTGGGAATGCGACTTTAGAACCCATCCGGCCAAATCACCGCTCGTCGGCCTCTTCATCGAATCTCGTGACCATATCCTCATAGATTATGCGCTGCGCAACTTTTCGTGCATGCTGCCGTTCGCATCCCTGTACGTGATGCACTCGAAAGAGAATGAGGCTACTATCAAGCGGGTCATCGGCCAAGGGACCCACGTCACTCTCGAGCTCCTGCCAGAGGGATTTGGCGAGCTGGACTGTAACCTGCTCAAGCTCTCCCCGGACCTCTGGTCCCGTTTCATGAAAAATTATGAAAAAGTTTTAATTTTTAATGTGGATACTGGTATCAAGCACAACTCTATCCTCCGATTCATGCACTATGACTATATCGGTGCACCCTGGAACCACTTTCCGACCGGTGACCCCCGCGTCTTCCAGGGGAACGGCGGCTTTTCGCTGAGGAGCAGCTGGCACACTTTCAGACTCGCGGTCGAGAATCCCTGCCCGGTAGACAACACCAAGGCTGTCGTCATGCCCGAAGATGTCTGGTACGCGTCAGGGTTCTATACAGGACCACTGGCTGACCGGTACAAGCTCCCGACCCGGGCCGACTGTAACCTCTTTGCGACAGAAGGGAACGACACCCCTGGGACGCTCGGCTTCCATGACACTGAAAAATACAATAAAAATTCTAAAAATGTTTATGTGGTTATGGATGGACCCACCCGAAAGCTCGTCAATGTCATATCGGCCGTCATCGATGACAGACATGATGTCCTCAAGCTTGTGAGGCTCGGCGTCGGCCCCAAAGGTCTCCGTATTTTCCGCCAGACAGACTTTGGAGTCGGCACTGATAGTGTGCTCGAGATTGTCACCAAAAAGGAGGACCGCGAGCCGCGAGTGTTTAAACTTGAACTCATAAAAGGAAAACTTAAGGAAGATGTTCTAATAGTTGAATAGGATGACTCCTTCACGAATCGAAGATTCATCTCCTGAAAGGAAACAAGGCTCCGCCTTGAATGGAGTTGTCATCAGTCTGACTTCGATACCGACCCGCTTCGGATATCTCCCAAAAATTGTTGAAAAATTGTTGGAACAGGAGGGCTCGCCGACTGTCTACGTATGCATCCCGGACAAGTACAACAGGTTCCCGGACGTAGAGGTGGTCCCACCCGTCTTTACCAGCGACAGGGTCAAGGTGCTGCGCGGCAAGGACTACGGGCCAGCGACCAAGTTTATCGCACCAGCGCTGGTCCTCCCGGACGAGGAACAGATTGTATACCTGGACGACGATACTGATTACCCACTGAACCTGGTCAAGGTGCTGTCCATGTTCAAGGAGGGTGTATGGGGTCTATCCGGATTTACTTTTTCAGAATATTTTTCAAAAAATGTTAGCCGCAGCCATGCCAAGGAGGTTGATGTCATCGAGGGGTATGGTGGAGTCTGCATACAGGCAAAAATTATAAAAAATAATTTACCAAAAATTCTGGAACTACTCGAGCTGACATATAACGATGACATGATACTGTCGAACGTCCTCAAATATCTGAAGGTGCCTGTCCGGACAGTCTTTAGTCAGGTGTGTCACATGGGTATGCTTAAGCAGTACGAGTTTGGGTTTGGTCAGGATGCGCTCCACTTCAACAATGGCGAAGGTACTCACGTAGAAAATAATAAAAGAATTCTTAAAATTTTTACAGATAAGAATGTAAACTATTTTTAGAGTAATGCTGGTCGACTGCTTCATGTTTTACAATGAGCTGGATGTGCTCGAGGCTCGACTGACACTCCTGGATGAGTACGTCGACCTGTTTGTGCTCGTCGAGGCAGAGGTGACCCATCTCGGCAGTCGCAAAGTGCTGTATTTTCAAGAAAACAAGGAGCGCTTCGCAAAGTGGCTCCCTAAAATCCGGTACGTTCTGGCGAAGGATATGCCGACTGACCAAGACCCGTGGTCGCGCGAGAAGCACCAGCGCAACTGTGTTATGGAAGGCCTACAGGACGTACCAGACGAAGCTATCGTGATGGTCAGTGACGTGGACGAAATCCCGGACATGCGACGCATCCGGTACGAAAAGCTGCCTCACTCTGTAGGCGTAGCCCACATGCATATGTTCGAATATTCTCTCCGATACTACTTTACGGACGAGCCGTGGTTCGGCACCGTCATCACAACACGTCAGATGCTCGGCAAGCACGGGCCGAACCTCCTGCGCGACATGCGCTGGAAGCTGCCAGCTTTCCGTTTTGCAGGGTGGCACCTTAGCTCGTTCGGTGACTGGGAACACGTGTACAAGAAGTTTTCTACGTACGCACACGCGCTCGATGACGCCACTGCCAAAGACCCAGAGGTCTACCGACGGAACGTCGCAGAGGGTCTGTGGGGCGGCAAACAGATGCCGGCGCCACCACCCGAGGCCATACCACCACTGCCTACCGAGCTGCTCGCCCGGTTCAATCATACACCCACGTAGGCCTTCCTGCAAAATTCATACCGTACTCTGACATGCGGTGGGTACGCATGACTATACAGTTACCGGGTACTGACATGAATTCACGCGACTCGTAGTCGTACTGAATGTTGTTATAGACCTCCATCTCCATATGGTCCCACGAAAATCTCGTCAGGTAAATCAGAACATTCCTGTTTGGGTAAAATTTAAAAACTTCTGTTTCGGGTTCGGGTCGAAATATTTGGTTCCGGTCAATCTGCAAACGGCGAGGTGGAAACCCCATCGCTCGCCGTGTGTCTATGTCGGCATAGTGAGCAACTCGTTCCTCCATAGATAAAGTTTGGACACTACCGTTAAGTAATGACGACCATCCTCACTTCGGATAACGTGGTTTTCAACGTACACCGTGACTTTGTAGAAGATGCTAAACTGCTACAAAACTTTACTGAAGAATTTGAGAATGACTGTGTTTCACTGCCTAATCTAGACGCCACAACCTTCATCAAGATGCAGCACTTTTTCGTACATGGCCATCTCGAAGAGTACGACTCGGTCAAGTCTGTCATCGTCGCTGCTGACTATATGCATTACGAAAAACTCATCGACCACTGTGCCGAGTACATAGCGACCAATGTTATCAAGGGCATGTCACCCCAACAGATTAAAAAGTATTTTGAAAATATATAGTAGATGTGCCTTCGGGGACAGGCTGACCTGTATGTCATCCTACCCTACTTCAACTTTTGTGGATTTCAAAAAAGAAAAAAACTTTTTATAGAATTTGTTCACCGGATGGAGGCTGTACCAGGCATCAAGCTCGTCGTGGCCGAGTACGGTCAGGCCCTGCCCCACCTCCCAGTCTACAAACAGTTCAGGTTCGAAATCAAGAACAAAATATGGATAAAGGAAAATCTGGTCAACATGGCTGTGGCTCGCCTACCAGACACCTGGCAGAACGTGGCGTGGGTCGATGCGGACATTACTTTTTTGAACAAAAACTGGGTGGCGGACACAGTGAAGGAGCTCCGGACCAATGACGTGGTCCAGCTGTTCCAGACGGCTGTCAACCTCGGCCCTGATGGTGAATCGATAAAAATTGACAAAAGTTTTGGATTTATGCATGCCAAGAGCGGCACGCCACTCACCAAAAACGACCGGTACGGCTTCTGGCACCCGGGGTATGGGTGGGCTGTCAATCACCGCGCGTGGGACAAGATGGGCGGACTTGTCGACTGGGCCATCCTTGGGTCGGCAGACAGGCACATGGCTATGGCTTGGATAGGCCGAGTCGAGTGGAGCTATCCAGGCAATATACACCAGAATTACAAGGCTATGCTTAAAGAGTACCAGCTGCTCTGCAAGGGGTTCAAGGTGTCATTTGTTCCCGGTACAATCCTGCACCACTGGCACGGCTCTCTTGAGAATCGGCGGTACAGGGAACGCTGGGACATAATTACTAAAAATAAATTTGACCCATTCGAAGACTTGGACACGTCGACAGAGTGTGTACGCCTGTCAGCTACTGGCCTCCGCCTCGAAAAAGAAATTTATAATTATTTTTTGGAACGGAAGGAGGACTCATGAGTCCAGTCACATCGTGACTGTCCCGCCGCGCAGCCGCAATACCAGGTGAAGAGTCGACTCCTTCTGGATATTGTAGTCTGCGAGCGTGCGCTCATCCTCCAGCTGCTTGCCAGCAAAGATGAGGCGCTGCTGGTCGGGCGGGATGCCCTCCTTGTCCTGAATCTTCGCCTTTACGTTTGCGACAGTGTCGCTCGACTCAATCTCGAGCGTGATGGTCTTGCCAGTCAGGGTCTTCACAAAGATTTGCATTTGTTATTAGTAGCGTCTATCCTTTATTTACAAGCCTCCGTGTGTGAGCTCGCTCTTGGTGGTCCGGTAGTACCCTGTCCGGTTGACAAACTTTGACTTGGAGTTTAGGAGCGCGACGACTCGCATGCCCGGCTTGGGGAACTTGCGGCCGTAGCCGTGCTTGGCTGCAGGGTCGAGTGGTATCCACTTGCGGCCGTGCCAAATCTCGACCCAGAGAGCGTTGGCGCCACGCCAGTACCCGAGCACGAGCCGAACCTTGTAGCCCAGCTTTTTCAGGACGGCATAAAGACCCTGTGCAAACTCGCCACCACGACCGTACTTGTGCTTAAAGAAAGCGTTGGGAGTCTTCCAGCGCTGGAACACCTTTTTTGTGCCGTTCGGACAGCTGTAAATCTCTCGCGAGCCGACAGTCTTGGGCCGGCGGGCGTACGTGCCGCCAGGACACTTGACCGGGTGGTAGAACCAGAACCGCTTCGGGAAAGCTTCTGTAATTTTTTTTACTCTTTTTTTGAATGGAGCTGGCTTGGTTACGTTCGACAGAACTGAGGGCAGGCGTCTGAGGTGCTCACCTGCCCGAACACGAGTCCGAAGTTTTGTCTTCAAGACTCCCATATATTTATTTAATTTTTCTTTTTCATGACAAGCATGATGTCATCGAAGCGATTCTTGATAGGGCGCAGGTCGTGCAGGGTTACGTCGAAGCCGAGCTGTGTACCGGCCGCATAGAGTTCCTGGGCCACTTCGAGGCTCACAATGTCCTCGATGATGTAGTAGCCACCAGGGCGAATAAGAGGACCAAAAATTTCGAGCGTCTGTAGCTGGTGTACTGGGAGATGTGAGGCGTCATCGATAACCACGTCCCACTCGCCGCCAAGCTCCTCAAGAGCCCTGCGCTGAGTCGCGTCGACCACGTGGTAATTCTTGACTTCGTACTTGAGCCACTCGGGGTGGATGTCAGCCCCGTGAATCTGCTTGTCAGGGTGTGTGAAGTACTCGTACCAGGCGCATAGAGACGCACCTGTCATCACTCCAATCTCGAGCATACGCAGAGGCGTGTCGCGCAGAGGGGCCAGTACCTCCTCATAGATTGGCAGGTAGCTGTGGTTTGTATCCTTGTCGGTACCATCTCCCGAACCAGCATCGGTCGAAGCGTACTTGGCAAAGATGGCCTCCATTACTTAAAACTATAACATAACTTTTAACTAAATGCTTGTCATGTCAGAAGACATGACCCAAGAGGACCTCCTCCAGTTTGGCTGGGAAGAAAAACACATCTACGATGGTCTTATCGCGGACGTGTCTTACTTTGTATTCTTCCAAGACGATGAGCCGCCATACAGCTTCATGCGCCATTTCAGAGGCTCATACGAGTTGAAGCGCGGTGTCACTTTCAGGGGCGTCGAATATGGCTCAGCCTTGTGCGTTTGGTGCAATTAAAAGAAAAGAAAAATAATTAAATAATGGAAGACCTAAAGTCTCTTTCGTACAAATGTATTTTTGACAAGCGCTCGAAGATGTCCGGGCGGATATCAGGGGCTATATTGTATGTAGTTATTCGCGCTGGTGAAATTATTGACTGGTGGTTCCCAGTGCGCGAATCTGTCCCACTGTCAGGTGGCCAAACTGTTTCTCGTACTTGTTGAGTACGGTAATCTTTTCGCGAATGGAACTAGCATGCGGAGAATACTGTGCGTCCTGCATTGCGTCCGCAATTAGACCCGTCAGCGTTGTGTCGACACTGTCCGTGAAAGACAGTGCAGCGATGAGTTCCTTCATTGACTTACAGTGACTGCCAGCTCTTAAGTGTACCATCCTCATTAAAGTCGGGGTGCAGTGAATTTTGCTGACCAAACCCGTAAATTTCTATCTTTCCATTTCCTCTAAACACATAGCCTCTTTGTTCCCATGTAGGACCACCACAACCAAATGACCAGCAATACACATGACCATTATTGTCGTAATGAAACACAGTCAAACGTATACCACGGTCGAATATAAGTTTTACATTAGCATACCCAAAGAATCTTTCAGGGAAATTAAAATGAGCTGGCTGCAATTTCCGAGGCTGGAAACCCATCGCACGCCTCGTATCTATATCTGCGTGGTGTGCTATGCGCTCGACCAGATTATCCATAGGATAGTGTATTGTTTGGACTTTAATACACGTATTCATACCAGACCTGTTTGCCCACTATTGCCACTAACGTCGGGGCAAGGACCATGACCATAGGGACAGTCATGCCGACGATAACACCCATAATGGCACATGTTGTCCACCCAAACACAAGTTCGACAGTTGGCGGAGGTCCCATTATAAGAGTTTAAAGTCAATGCTATAAATAGAAATATGAATCTAAAAATATTTTTTATCGGAACATACACATATGGAGCTGTACGCAATCTCGTATATGCGCCACGTATTAAACAGGGTGATTATGTTACGGACCGTATGATGAAGTTCTGTATGTGGACAGCATCAACTCCTCTTATGTTCCCTATATACATGTACTGTGACCTGAAGAATATTGAACATGTCCTACGTAAGATGCCTGGAAAAATTGACCGGACACCGTGGGACTAGTCAACTTCCCACATGTGCTTTTTCCAATCATCGTCGATGGGCTCGTCATAAACCCACGAAGATGGCTGGGGACGGCTGAAGAGGCACCAGCACATTTTGTTTATAAAAAGTTTATTCTAATCCCTAACTAGAATCTGCTGGAGTTCCTCCTCGACCATCTCCTCCTCAAAGATGTTCAGCCAGTGCAGCTTTCGGCGCAGCAACTTACGGACTTCGTCCAGGTCTAGCCAACGCAATAGCCGTCGCTGCTCCTTACGCGTGTCAAAGCCTAGAACGTCACGCTTAGCTTGGACATACGGCCACGTCACCTCGCGTAGCTCCTTCAGTTGGGCCTCCACATTGTCCAGTCGTGGCAGGATGTTCTCCCGAAGGAGCCTCTCCGAAGGCGAAGCCTTCGTTTCTTCCATTGTGAATTATTATATTTATTTTTTTAACACAGAAGGCCTCCCGCGGAAGCGAATCTGCGATTCGCAAAAATTATTTTTTTAAGTTTCCACCATAATGGACAAGGGCCATGGCAACCAGTGCCAGAACAATACCAAAGTACTGGACCCAGTGGTCGAACCTTTCGTTCAAGTAAAAGTAGGCGACCAGCGACCCGAGGATGGTAATCATAGCCTCCCACATGATGGAGATGTACATGAGCCCACCACCCATCAGACTCTTTATCAGAAAAAAGACGACACCGATATAGCCAAGAATACCGCCCATGAGATGACCGTGGTGGTTCGACTGGGTGAACAGCTTAAGATTTGTGTTCCCGTAAATCTCAGCACAGCTCATCGCAAATACATGGACCAAGCTCATGGATTCCTACTTATATTAAAGTTTTTTTTGTCAGATGGGCCAGCTAAAGTTATAAACTTAATTCGTATTAATGAAGGCTGCATTTATTACTGGAGTTACTGGACAGGATGGCTCATATCTCGCGGAGCTCTTGCTGTCCAAGGAATATGACGTGTACGGGTTGGCACGTTACTGTTCTGAAAAGAAGCACGAGCGCCTTGAGCACATCAAGTCCAACCCCAAGTTTCATATGGTGGAGGGTGACCTGACAGACACTGCTCGGCTCGCCGCAATCATCAAGACTTTCGCGTGGCAGTACGATATTACAGAGGTGTACAACCTAGGAGCACAGTCGCACGTCAAGGTGTCGTTCGACCAGCCAGAGTACACTGCGAACGTGGATGCGATAGGGACGCTCCGTCTTCTCGAGGCTATCCGGCACTCTGACCAACCGAGCAGATACCGCTTCTACCAGGCGGGAACCTCCGAAATGTTTGGCAAGGTGCAGACCATCCCGCAGAATGAGGAGACGCCCTTCTATCCGCGCAGCCCGTACGGCGTCTCGAAGCTGTTTGGGTACTGGGCCACTAAAAATTACCGCGAGTCGTACGGCGTGTACGCGTGCACAGGTATTCTATTCAACCACGAGTCGGAGCGGCGCGGGGTCGATTTCGTGACGCGCAAGATTACACTCGGTCTGGCCAAGTGGCTGAAGAATGGGACGCCGGTCGAGCTGGGCAACCTGGATGCGAAGCGCGACTGGGGACACGCCGTTGACTATGTCGCGGCGATGTGGCTGATGCTGCAGCAGAGCGAGCCGGAGGACCTGGTGATTGCTACGGGCGAGATGCACTCCATCCGCGAGTTTATCGAGACGGCCTGTGCACACATGGGACGACGGGTGACGTGGGAAGGACAAGGAGTAGAGGAAGTAGGAAAGGACTCTATTACAGGTGATATTATCATCAGAGTGAACCCGGACTACTTCAGACCGGCCGAGGTTGACCTGTTGGTCGGCGACTCTTCACGGGCTCGCCAGAAGCTCGGCTGGGTGCCTCAAGTCACCTTCGAGCAGCTTGTTCAGCGAATGGTTGACGGTGACAAGGACTCCGCCCGCTAGCACCTTCTGGATACCGCCAGCGAAGATGTCGCTCGTAGCGCGCAGTGTGGTGCACATAGGGCTGCCGCGCGTGAACATAGACCAGAACAGGCCTCGCGAGCAGTGCTGGTAGTGGAAGTACTCTGACATGTACTGGACCAGGTGCACGACAGCCATAGCGAGAGCGAACTTGGCGTACGGGTGGAAACGCATCTGTTTTGAGTTTGAAACTCACTCCGCTCAGGAGACACTGAAGGGAACATCGCTCAGGGTTGAATCCGGTTTTTGACATTGTTATTTACGTGGCCTTTTTTTTGACATTGGTGTATTTCCAGCTGGTACATATGGTTTTTTTTCATTTATAGTCGTAAGGCCGCCTTCTTCTCTGTTTTTATGTATTCTTTCCAAATGACCACGAACAAAAGGGTTATTATAAACAAGTTCGCCTGTTCTCATAGCAGCGAGAACCTCTCGTAATTTTGTTGGATTAGTATACACTTCTAACAGATTGCGATTATTATACTTGTAGCTATGTACTAATCCAGTATTGTGGAAAGCATTCAATACGATACGTTTAAATTTTTCAGCATTGCCGTATCCGTTATTTATAAACTGTTTAGTAAAAGTACCTGACTGGATATTCCATATTATATTTATTTCAGTTGTTGTCGTCTTCACGAGCTCACCAGCTGCCAAAACAACACGAGAGTGATTTGAAGGGGGTGTAGGTAGGTGAAAATGTTTACCTTCTAATTCCATTCGTGAATTAATTTTGACAAATTGTTTATAATATTTATTATTGGTCGTGTCATATTCTATAAGATATAACCATACGCCATCCGGTAAATCTGTGAGATTTTTATTTCTTAGAACCTGAACGTTTCTGTTACGTGGCGTTCCAATCCAAAAGTCCCTGTTTGGTACATAATTGATTCCGCGTATTTGCCTGGGTTTCAATTGTTTACCTAGAGCATTTGATTTTGCTTTTTCTGATACAGGCCATCCATTGGGAAACATCGCTTTGAGATTCAGACGAGGTGTCGTCATATAAAAAAGAAAATATAATAATTTGTAATGACCAACTGGCTGTTTGTCGGACCGCAGACACTGTCGGGTATCGGCCAAGTGACTGCCCGCTATGCGCGTCTCATGGGTGGTGAGTATGTTGTGGTTGGCGACCCGCCCAAAAAGACCCATTACGACCGCGGATTCATTTTTGTTCTGCCTCTTCAGCCTTTTATAGATGCGTGCGCCCACTACTCAAAGTTGTGCGACTCGATGATGTACATGACCATCTGCGAGACTGATACGGTCCATGAAGACTATGGCAAGCTCGGTGCCCTGTCCAAGACTCTCTACACCCCTTCTATTTTTTGTAAAACAATTTTTGAAAAACAGTTTCCAGAGCTGACGTTCAAGGTGGTGCACCTGTGGGCCGACCCAGAGCCGCTACCACGCGAGCCAGTTTTTGGTCTGATTCATACAGACGCTTTTACGTTCTATACAATCGGGAACGTGCTCGACCCGCGCAAGAACTTCAGGATGCTCATGGAGGCGTTTGTCAGGTGCGAGTTTCCACCTGGTTCGGCGCGTATTCTGGTCAAGGCGACGTGCAAAGGCCCTGTTCAGAGCCCGGTTCCATTCGTGACTGTCATCAACGAGCTGCTCACGAATGGGCAGATGGAGGCGATACACGAGGCGGGCGACTGCTATGTCAACTGCTCGCACTCCGAGGGTGTCGGAATGGGGGCGGTGGAGGCGGCCCTGCGCTCCAAGCCTGTCATCATCACAGACTATGGGGGCCTGAAAGAGTACGTACGGACGCCCTACGTGGTCAGGTGCACGCCTTGCCCTGTCGGAGTGGACGATTTTCTGTTCCGCAAGGAGATGACGTGGGGACAGCCTGACCTGCATGAGCTCATGCTATTTATGCAGCATGCCTATGAGCACCGAGCGACACCCTACTTGGCAGAGAAGGGCTTCACAGCCGGGCTGGTGGCTGCCGTCCCTTCTGAGTTCAACCAGTAGTGACTGCCGTAAATAATAAGCGCAAGGACAAGGGACGACTGGAGAAGGAACGACTTCTGTGAATTCAAATACAAAATAACTTCATCAACTGGCTTGATGCCGGTTGGCTTCTTAAAGACCTTGGGCAGGACCACTATAAGTAGCGCGTTGATGACTAGAGCTATCCAGACATAGTTCCAGTCAAACTCCATTACTACTTGTCAAGATTTTCATTTACGGAATGACGGGGTGTGTTTAGGGGCCGAAGGCCAGTTGTTCACCTTCGGTGTCCCTTTGGGAACTGAGGGCATATTCATAAGCGCCCTGAGATTATTGCGCTGTCGGAGTAATTTTATATAATTTTGGTTGTTGTGAAGTGTAAATTGCACATACCGGTGTGCTATGTTAGGGGGGAGATGTAGATAACTAAACTTCCTATCTGTGATGTATTTCTGTATCTTAGCATTCAGGGACGCAAGTTTGACGCGGTTTTCGGAGGAAGGTGGCATACTATAACACGAGAAATTCACTTGGCGGCGGGTGCGTGCCGCCGGCAGAAGTCCCCGCAGGTGGCTGTGAGGCCGCAGACGTTGCCCGCGAGGGTGAACGCCTTGCACTTTTTGCAGGGGGCGAGGGTAGGCTTGGCGTTGTCAGAGGGTGGCCGCTTGTCGCAGACCGCCGTCTTGTGGCGAGCCTCTGAGAGCTTAAGGGTCTTTTCCCGCGAGCGCACGCAGCTGTCAGCCATCTTTTCGGGGAAGGGGTGGCCGTTCGCGACCGAGTTGTTGTAGACCGACAGCCAGAGCTCGCTCGTACGGTCAACCGGCTTGAGCTCCCCCTTTGGCGCCACTACTGGCTGCTTGCAGACAGGGGCGCGGGCGGCCGGCTCAACCTTCTGGATATGGCTCGCGTTGCGGGTGTACTCCACCATGCCCTTCTTGACATCCTTGAACATGGTGGCTGTGTTTGTGTTTTGAACCTAAAGACGGCCCTGAGCCTACTGCAGGGAACATCGCCCACCTTCTTAGGGCCCTTTCATAGGGCCGAAGGCCCTATTTCCTTAAGAAGAGAAGGCTTCGCCTTCGTGTTGGCCCTATTCTCTAGAAGCCTTCCTAGGGCTTTTTCTCTCAGCCTATAGTAGATGGACCCACCGAGCTGGGGCCCTTATTACTGGGCTCTTTTGCACATATCAGCCCTAACAAACACATCAGGGTTCCCGGAGCTGGTACAGCTCTTCCCGGCGCTGATACCCTGCCCGACCTGCTCTGAAGATTTTAGAAAAATTATAGAAGAATATCCGCTTACAGGGGACTACTTCACATGGTCTGTCGACGTGCACAACATGGTCAATAGAAAGTTGGGCAAGCCGCAGGTGAGCTATGAGGACGCGCGCAGACAATGGACGACACCTACTGTTAAGCCAAAGGATAACTGGGTTACACTCGCTGTGCTCGCTGTGTTCCTATTCATCTGTATAGTAGCTCTACGGCGTAGCTGAACATATTCTGGTGGACCTCGTTGTCGCGCCATACGACTATGCCCGTCGCCGGAACTGTCATAAACCGTATCCGGTTTGTGCGCTGGTAGAAGAAACCCGGGAAAGCGCCGAGTGTCCACATAAGCTGGTGGACCTTCTCGCCGCCTTGTGTCGTCAGGGTCAAAAAGACGCTGCCTGCGTAGCTGGTAATCTTGTCGCGGTGCAGCTGTAGGTCTGGCAACTCTGTAAGACGGCGGGGCTGCATGCCCAAGTCGCGGCGGGTCGCGCTATCAAGATGGGAGCAGATGCGCTCGACCAGCCCAAACGGAAGGTGTTTCCAGCACTCCTCCATGTTTTCGGTTTGACTCCACGGGCTCAGTGAGTCCACTGGAAGGAACATCACTTCCTATTCGCCAAGAGCTGAGTCAGCAACTTCATTAGTTCTTCGGCTCTCTTGTTACCTCCGTGTTTATTAGGATGTACCAGAAGAGCCAGACGTCTGTTGAGTGGTTTGCCGTGCAAATTCACTTTCAGCCAATCACGTGCATAGTTATTTAAGGTCCGGCGAGTCCGTGGCGCATTTCCAAAATTGTTGAGTGTTGGTGTTTTTCTGCGCGGCTGCGAAGGAGTCTTCTTAGGCGGCGGGACGGCTGTTTTTGCCTTTGGCCTTACTGGAGGTGGTGGAGGCTGTGCATTCCAGTACGCTTCAGATGTGTAGTTGTTAGGTACGTTTCGACGCATTATATAATAGTATCATATATTTTCATTGCTGCGTGCTCGCTTACCAGGAGTTTTTGCCGGTGTTTCTCTTTTTCTGACACGCCTATTATATGCTCTAAGCGACTCGAGAACAAATGCGAGTGTAGGGAGGTTGGCTCTCCACTTTCTGTTATTCGAAGGTATATGATACTTGATACTTATATTTCTTAAAAAATTAGTTATATTTTGGTTTGCACGATTCACCTTGGCAGCAGACTCATTCGTCTGAGCATTTCTGTTTCTATTCACAGCCGTCTTGAAATTTAATTTAAGACGGGCGAACCGGTTCAACTCTCTGTTATTCATTAATAATAATAAATATATTATATGGACCGACTGAAGAAACAGCTTCGGGAGTTTCCGCCCCGTACAGAGGTTGATGTCATACGTCAGGCTGTATACGTGACGCGCAGTCCACATGTCGAAGACCTTATTAAATGGATTATAGAAGAGCCCGATGGCCTCATCGCTCCTGATATTTTAAAAACTTTAAAAATTATTTCCGACTATGGTGGGATTGTTTCCAACATTGCGTTCGAGATTGACAGTCAGCAACCACGGTGTTGCTTCTAAAATATATTACATAATAATAAATGACAGGTGCACGGAATGCAGCAAAGACTATGCTGACACTAAAACAGGTTAACCTACGCAAAACAAATTACCAAAATTTGGCGCATGCGGCAGTAAAGGGTAATCAGGCTGCAAAGAATGAGCTGGCACGTCGTCTTCGTAATGCAGTTGCTCGCAGTGCAGCCAATAGATAAAAAAATAAACAAAATAATTTTTAGATGGACGACTCTGTGACCCGAAGGGTCTCTTTCTTCGAAGGAGTGAAGACTTCGTCTTCAGCTGAAGACTGTAACAATGAGATTGTGGACCTTATAATGGACCGCATGGAGAAGGGTAAGGTGGCGTACGGCCACGGTCTCATCCCGGACGATGGGCACAACTGGGTACAGGAGGCGCTCGAGGAGGCGCTCGACCTCGCCATCTACCTGTCAACCAAGCTCATCCAAATTAAAATGTTCGAAAAAAGAAATGCTGAACCTGGTCGGCCTCGCGTTTCAGGGGATTATACTGAGCTGGGTACTCAAGATTGAAAAGGCGTGCGGCTGTAGCGACCGCTGGCAGCGCGATTACATAAAGTGGCACTCTGTTGCCGCAATCGGTCTTATGATTGCGGTAGCAGCGGGGATGCAGATAAAGAACAAGGCGTTGGCAGGTGCTATTTTGGGCGCGTCTCTGGTGAATATGTACGCTATTTTGACGTTTATTCCTAAGCTAAACAAGACGGGTTGCCGCTGCGCGACCGAGGATGACTGGCGGGACAACTTCATCTACTGGTGGACAGTCTTGGGCACACTGGTCATACTCTTTTTGGCCACGTCAGCGTTGCTCAAGATGTAATCGATGATGCCATTCTGTAGACACCACTTGATAAAATTGAGCTGACCGACAGTAGTCGTAAAGCCCTGAAACTCGATGCGCTCCGTACGACAGAACGGGTCGAACAACTTCTTGCTGTAGCCGTCAAGACTGCTCTTGTAGGCTACATGTACCGTAAACTGCTTACCGGCCTGAGTCTGGTACGTCACCTGCTTATTCTTGGCGTAGTTGGTCACAAACCACTCCAGGTTACGCAGAGAGATGCCGTTCCTGTGTGCAAGGATGTCAGCGAGCTGGTCGCTGTGCTTTGGTTCGCTGAAGAATCGCCCTAGCGACTCGAGGAGTACGTCCGACTTGCTCATTGACATTATTACACGCTTAATGTTTATCTCACTTTAAAATTCCAAGTTTTGACGCACCTTCTCTAGATGTCCATGCGATTCGCCTTTGTCTTTTCGCAAGCAGGGCAGCCCGCCAGGAACAGAGGTGGCAGTGTGTGCGTGTGCCGAATCTCCACATCTGGAGCGACCGGAACTGGCCGCGGTACCGGCTTCTGGTCCTTGTGGATGTTACAGTACCCACCGAAGCGGGCGAACCGCGTGCAGCGCTGGCCGGTCCCCTTGAGACCCAGACATCGGTCGGACGTAAACTCGAGCTCAGAGACATCCTTCATGAGGCGCTCGAGCATAATGTCATACCTGTCAGCAATGTGCTTGAGTACCTGTCCGAGCCGCTCGTTGACGATTCGGTCCACCTCCTCATTGATGATAGCAATGACTCGCTGCTCCATTCTACTTGAAAATATATTTGTTTATAATTTTAAGTGAATAGACTGCTCCTCGAACAATAGCCGCACATACGTGACGGTACATTAAGAGAGTCAATTATTTTTTAAAGGTCTTCTGGCTCTTGCTATACCGTATTTATGCACATGGCCAAATTCTTGATGTTTAGAACCTACTTCACTATAACGTCTATTCATATATTGAATTCTAGCATTTACTGTATTATTTACACCTGGTATATTAACTATCTGAGCTGGTGCTCTTCTTCTACCCAAAAGAATTTGTAAAACATGTTTAGGGTTAGATTTATATATAGCAAATTGCTCTGCCATTTTTTGTATTTTTTCTTTATTTACTACATTAGTCAACTCATCTGCTTCTTTTTCTGTAAATCCTAACGCTAAAAGATGTAAAAAAACATTAAAGTTATTAAAGGACATATTTGAGTAAGTTTTCGTACGAGGTCTTTTAGTAGACCTTGGTGAAGGTGCTGTAGAGCTTCTTCTTTCTGAACTTGATGCTGAATTTGAACTCGTATTAGAATAGGCACGTCTTGGTGAAGGTGAATTACCTGCTTTATAAACCCCTACGGGTGTAGGCGACCCTGGTCGTCTCCGCCTATATTCATTCATTATACTATTTCTTAAGAAAAAAATCCTCCATCGTGTACTTTTTATACTTTTTCTGTGGCTGTTCGCTGAAGACACTCACCTCCCGGCCGACCAGTGGCTCGAGCAGGTCCTCGACAGGTTTCTTGAGTTGATTCGTGAAATAGTACTGGTAGTCCACCTTGAGACCCTTCTCCTCGACCCATCCAGGGTCCTCCGCCTTGTCCGCCATCAGGTCCCCCTTCATACCCTGCACAATCAGGAACGAGACGCGGTCACCTTGCTGCGGCTCTGACCCGGGAGCGCGCTTCCGAATCTTGTCCCGGACGCACACGTGTGCCATCTTCGCCTTGTAGTTCGAGCCGAGCTGCTTGCTCATCAGCAGCTTTTCGTTCGGCACCTTGCCATCCCGCAAGTCCCTGCCGGCCTGCTTGGCAAACTCGATAGGTGGCCGCGGGTCATCCGAATTCAGAATCATATCCAACAAATGTTTCAGAGTTTCTCTGACGTACGGACAGGTGTCGCGGCGGACCACCTGCAAACCCTTGACATCAATTTTCTTGAACACGACCGAGTCTCCTTTCTTTTCGTACATCTTGGCCGCGTAACGCTTCTTGCTGTACAGAAAGTACGGGCAGTACACCTTCTCCAATTCCAGCTCATTCGGCGCCTTGAACAGCTTCGTACACTGCTCAGCCGCTTGTTCCCCAATCTCCCACGAGTAGTCGATAGCCTCCTGACCAGTACGGCCCTGTACATCAAACTCGACCATCACAGAATCTGTAAAAAAAGTTAGTAATCTTTCAAACAAAACACAAAACAAAGTTTATTAACTTACCTGTATCTCCATAGCGCACCTTGGCACCCGGAAAGTTTGCCTCGACATAATTCTTCGTCTCCTCAATCATCTGACGGCCGCGCATGGTTGTCGTGCTCGCAATAGCCTCCAGAGGCAGCATACCCTTCTGCGCCCCTGTAAACCCATAGATTGAATTCATAGAAATCTTGTACGCGAGCTGCTTGCCGTTGTAGATGGCCTCCATGGGCGTTCCCTCTGCCGCCGCCATATCTTTCTTCGCCTTTTTGCGAAACTTTTTGAGGTCACTCAGAATGACAGGCAGTAGCGACGGAACGTTTTGAGCAAACTTGTACGGCCCAATCTGCTCGTACTCCACCCCTGGCAGGTTGTCAAACTTGGGATTCATGACCATTGTCGAGTAGCACAAGTTGTGCGCGCACATGATGCTCGGGTACAGAGACGCAAAGTCGAGCGCCGTGATGGGTGCGTAGTAGGCCCCTGTACGCGCCTCGAGCACAGTCGCGCCCTGATACTTGCTGTCTTCACCCGGAGGCGGCTTGATGGTCGGAATTATAAATTTGAGCTCACGAGCCTTGTACGCCATCTGCGAAAACACCTTGATTTGCTGGCCTCGCTCCGACAGGTAGCTCAGTGGCACCCAGCACGCCTTGGCCATCTCAATCTGGTTCTGCAGCTGGCACAGTTTCTCCATCAGGGCATGTGGCAGCTCCGTATCCTTGATACAGTAGTCGGCGACCAACGCGAGCCGCTCGGGGTCGCGAGCCTTGAACGCCGCAAACATCTCCTTGACCGGCATGTCAATCTTCTGGTCCTTCAGAAAGTGCTTCGAGACGTTGTTGAGGCTGTAGCTCTCGAGCTTGTGCTCGCGCTTCACATCCTGGAAGAGGTCGAACACGTACCGGCCTTTCATGGGCACCATCTTGAGCAGATTGTCACCGAGCGCATTGCTCGCCAAATTTTTAGTCACGAGCTCGACAGAGTCATCCTCGACTCGGCCCCACACGAGCGCGTCCGGGGGGACTCTAGACTTGACTGCGCGCTTGTACAGATATTCAAGGTCGAATCCGAAGATGTTCCAGCCGGTGATGATGTCAGGGTCGAGCTTGGTCAGGTGCTGCTGGAACGCCACCATCAGCGCCTTTTCGGTAGGATAGTCGCACGGGTACCGCAGGCACGTCTTGTCTGTGTATTCGAGCGAGCCGAACGCCTTGGTCGTCATGGCAATCTGAAAGACGCAGTCCGAGTCGTTGTTCGCGTCCGGGAAGTTGCCCGACTCTGAGTAACACTCGATATCGAGCGACATGACTCGGAAAGGTGCCACGTCATCGCGGTCGACCGGCTTGAGCTGTTTCCAGTCAGGGCACCGTAGGTTGATGTCGCACCTGGCAGAGTAGTCAGGCTCGCAAGCGCCTGTGTCCAGCCAGCCAGTGCTCGCGATGTGGGTCGTGTGCATGAAGCGCAAAACAGGGTCTATGTTCGCCTCGTACACCTTCAGCTTGCCAAACCCGTCCACGTCATTGCGCTCCAGATAGTAGTACATCGAACGCATGGCCCTATGAGTCCGGAACTCCATGCGAGCAAAGCGCGACAGCTGGTTGTTCTGAAAGCCCCAGAGGTCCTTGGCTCGAATCTCTGACATCGACTCACATCGGCGCTCCAGCTCACGCCGTAACCCCTCGAAGCTGTGGCTGGGGCGTAGTTTCACATACAAAATAGGGTTCCATTCGGTTGTAAGGCACACGGACTTGCCGTCGGCACACCGGCCAAAAGTTCTGACCTGGTATTGCTCGTCGTCATTATCCCGTCCATCCCATGCAACAGCTTGGAAAATTGTCATACTTTAGTATAGGGTAGTTTCTTTACCTCATAATAAAATATTTGTCAGTACTAATGGCTACGCGAGGACAATCTCTTGTGCAATTAGCTAGCAATCCACCAGCAGCAGAATCTAATAGTATTGCCGATAAGATTTTACTATTGTTTAGTGTAATAGTTACGATATGTGCTGCATTATTGGCACCCGGTGGCATAGTTCTTATAGTTCTTTTGCATACAATATGGAAAGACAAGTTAGAAGATGCCATAAAATATTTTCTGACGGGGGTTTCGATTGCTATTATATTAGCCGGGTTGGGTATATATAAAGAGTGGTATGATGCTGCAAATTGAATTTGACTCCAGCGGGTCTCGAACCCGCAACCTCCAGCTCGCACGTGTAAAGGGACTGCGTCCCTTGACTAGAAGGCTGGTGCACTATCCAATTGTGCTATGGAGCCACGGGAATATTTTCCCTTCTAATATAAATGCCTTTTACTCCTCTGAAACTTAATAACAAGGGTAAAAATGAGATTATTGCCACGACCGCGCTTAGAAACCTGGGTCAGCCTGTTACGTTTACACCTGCGAAAAAGGTGGCGATGCAGTTTGGAAAAATCATGCAAAATCTGCAAAATCTTAAGGGTCGTCACTGATACAACTTCAGAATTTCTTTGATAACTTTGTTTCGCTGAATATCAGACTTGTCAAACTGGACCACATTGATGAGCTCGTCGTCAGGGCTGATGCGCGATACGAGGTCCCACAAGCCATTCTTCTCAAAGCCGCGGTCGTGTTGGTCGGTGTCACCAGTCACAACCATCTTAGACCCTTGTCCGATGCGCGTCAGTACCATGCGCATCTGATTGGGTGTCGAGTTCTGCATCTCGTCAGCCATAATCCACGCATGGTCGAACGTACGGCCGCGCATGTACGCCAATGGGCAAATCTCAATCACGCGCTCGTACAACATCTCGTCAATCTTTTTTTGTGAATAGTAGTTGCTCATGATGTCAACCATGGGGCGAACCCACGGGTCCATCTTGTTTTCGAGCGTACCGGGCAGAAACCCGTGCTGCTCGTCAACACTCACCGCCGGTCGAGTCATAACGATGCGCTTCACGTCACCCTCCCGGAGCTTCTGCGCGCCGACGTGGCATGCAAACAGCGTCTTACCTGTACCGGCTGGACCTGTGCCGATGACGACAGGCACTCGAGGGTTGTCCAGACACATCACGTACGCGCGTTGAGTCAGAGTACGCGGAGTAAACATCTTTGTTTATTTTCTCGTCTTTCTTTTAAATGCCAACACCACCAAACGCTGGTTCCAGAACGAGTTCCCCTAAAAAATCTTCTACTAGAGTCCATGCAACCAAGCCGTATGCACAGCTCATGGCAAACCTTAATAAGCTACACGCCGCGAGAACACTTGCTAGCATGAGCAAGGGGTCAAAGGCTGGACAATGAGTTGCGCGATGCGGTAGCCAGGGCGGATGACGTATGGGTTGCGCGTGTCGTGGTTGAAGAGCACCACCTTGAGCTCATCCTTGTAGTCAGGGTCGACGACAGACGCGCCGACTGTGATGCCGTGCTTTACGGCCAGTCCAGCACGAGACTCAATGCGACCATAGGTTCCGGGTGGGAGCTCCACTGAGACTCCTGTAGAGACAACCACCCTGTGGCCAGGTAGAACGATGTAACCATCGGCAGAAAAGAGGTCGTATCCACAGCCCGCGCGCTCGGGCACAATCGCGTTGTCAACCAGCTTATTGACATTGAGGGCCATTATGTTCTATATTTTATTCTCTCCTTTAAGTAAATGCGTAATTATCCAGGTGGTTGGAAAGGACCAACAAAGAGTGGTCATTTTATTAAAGTAACACATGGAGGAATACAGGTTATTACAGCCCGTCAGTTGGGCGCTATTCTAAACGAAGTTAGACGTACAGTAGGTACAGTTTCTGCTATGACAGCAGGAGCAGTTGCGCCACATAATACAAGACTTCCACGTGCCGTATCTCCTAAAAAGTTTTACGGTACAAAACCTTTGAATGTAAATTATGGAAAAGGTGTTAATCCAAATAATGTTATACTTCCTAACAACATCCTTCCACGCATCCGTCCACCTAAAACTATCACAGGTAGAGGAAGCCCCGGTAAGAGAGGAGAAACTCGGAGAAAGAGAAATAATAACAGCAACAACAACAACAACAACAACTATGGAGTAAACCGTCCGTCAAATACACCTAGCCCAAAACGTAGAAAAAATAACAGGTCAAATAATGGCGGAGCTGGACACGGGCGGGGTATAGCAGCACACTAAAAATAATAAATTTTTCTTTTATTAAACTGAATACCGTTGAATGCAGTGGTGGCTGCTAGGGTATAGGCACCCATCCGCGGCCATATAATCCAGTCTCCGACCTCCATGTCCGGCAGCTGGATACTGGTCGAGATGGTATCCATCCCGTCACAGGTACACCCAAAAAGAATTTTATTTTTTTTAATTTTGTCAGAGACGACCAGAGGTTCTGGCTTGGCATGGTCAAACAAAATACAGTTGAATGCGCCGTACAGGGATTCATCTATAGTCAGAGACTCACCCTTGACACCAATGACCGGTGTCACGAGTGTGCCTATCCGTTCGGCAATGTACCGACCCGGCTCAGCAATGACTGTCACCCCCGGGAATAATTCAAAAAGTTTTTTATTAATTTTTTCAGAAAATTGACCAATGTCAGAAGTGAAGCCACCACCAATGTCGAGTAGCCATGGGGAGTGCCCATGGGCCTTGGCCAACTGAAAAGTTTCAAAAGATTTTTCTATGGCACGAGCATGGGCAGAGGTGTCCCGGGCGCCACTGCCGACGTGGAACGACACGCCGACGATACTGAGGCCCAGCTCAGAGGCTCGCTGACAGAGTTCCTCGATGGTATCCGCCTCTGCACCGTACTTGTTCCCGAGTGCACACTGTGCGGTGGGGTCGTCAGCGCGGATTCTGAGGACCAGCTGCATACCTGGCGCAATTTTATGCACTTTCTCCAGTTCGCAGAGTGAGTCGAAGGTGGTCATGCAGACGTCATGGGCTGCAGCGAACTCAATAGCCCCAGGATGTTTACAGGGGTTTGCGTAGATGATACGGTCTGGAGTGACACCCAGACTCAGGACAGTCTCAATCTCTACTGGACTTGCACAGTCGAACGACGCTCCGAGCCGTGCAAGGGTCTTGAGTACCCGCTTGTTCGGGTTACACTTGACTGCGTAGAATGGACGGATGGTCGGGAATACCCGCGTCCACTCTTTGTACGCCTGTTTGACCTGACCGAGGTCGAAAACATAGAAAGATTCTTCAGGTTTATGTGTGCTCAGGAGGGCTTGCACCCTGTCCTGGAGCCCGACCATCAGAAGTACTGGACTTCTATCAGAGTCCTGGAAAAAAATATCAGGAAATATTAAAATGCCATCCGTCCCATCAGGGAACCTGTACAACACGACCGGTCACATGCTGACCAAGACCAACCGCGTCACTCTGCGCTGGACCGGCACCCGCTGGGTGTACACCCGCGTGGTCAAGGGCAAGAAGGTGACCCGCGAGGTGAAGAAGCCAGCCACCCCCAGCCCACCCAAGGCTGCCAAGCGCAAGTACACGCGCAAGATTGGCCCACGCCGCCAGCGCAAGACCCAGGCAATGTCCAGCACCAACTTTGCCAACAAGGGTGGCCGCGTTTTCTTCAAGACGAGCCGCGGCAGCTACGTGATTAAGGATGGCAGCAAGAGCCTGTACCAGCGCAAGGCTCGCTACATGCAGGGCGCGCTCATCAAGAGCCTGGCCAACGTGCCACTCAAGATTCGCCCCAAGAAGGTGCCGGCCAAGAAGCGCGTGACGATGCGTAAGCGCATGGGCCGCGTGGCTCTGTTCTAAAGGGTCACAGTCGCTCCCAGTTGTAAGCCTGCGCCTCTAGGGGGTGCCGCGCTCGCTGCGAACAATCTTGAATACTCATAGGACATTTTGAATTATAAAATTTTCCACACAAGACGCCGCCGCGTCTCCACAACCTACTATCAGTGTCCGGGTTCGAACGATACAATTCATCCGACCCGGACACTTGTACGTAACCCCTATAAGCCTCTTGGCACAGACTCGGCATCATCTTTTGGTAGATGTGGACTCGCTCATGGACCAGAGTCTCGGTGTCGTAGAGACCGTTCAGAAAGATGACATTGCCGCGCGTGTGAGGCAGACCCTGCTCGTACTGCGCCTTGGCAAACACCCATGGGACGTTGGGCATACCTGTGAACCAGCTGTTCGCCTTTCTGCAAAAATATTTTAAATTATTTTTTTCATCCGGGGTGAACTCATCAGCACTGAGAACAGCCACCTGACGGTACTCGTCGTGCGACAGGCACTGCCTAGCCTTGAGGTCACACCGAGTGAGTCTCTGGATAAAACCATCCCTGTCAGACCCCAGGAAATCAGCAGTCTGCTGCCTGCTCAGGAAATATATTTCCATTTATTATTATCCTTCATATTATTAGGAATGGGTTTACCCAAGGTAAAGAAAATTTCGATACCAAAACCAAAACCACTACCAAAAATTTCGCCACCAAAAGTCAAACCAGTTAATCCAAAAGCTGTAACCCAAGCCTTTAAAAAGGCTGGCGAAGGTATCAAGTCAGGTGTGGTGAATTCGGCAAAGGGTATAGCGTCAGCTGGGAAGACGCTCGGGAAGTGCAAGCCAGGGGATTCCAAGTGTATCGCCAAAGGAATGACGGGTCTGGCAACATCTGTAGGGAAGATGGCTTTGTCCGTGAGTGCAGTTGGCGTTACGCTCAACGCGACAGATGCAGCGTCAGGCGGTAAAGTGAAAAAAGGGCTCAAGGCGGCGACCAAGGCTGTTATTGGTGTCGACCCGAACGAGCTCGCGAGCGGCGACCCGTCAAAGATGGGCAAATCATTTGGAAAAGCACTTTACAGGGTTTCAGGTGCTGAGACGGCCGTGACATCTGGCAAGGCGCTATCAAAGTGCAAGCCGAACGACAAGGTCTGTATAGCAACGAATATGGCTTCTCTAGCTGGTGTCGCTGTTATGTTTGTTCCTGGAGTTGGAGCTGCTGCTAAAGTTGCTACGAATGTGGCCAGGGGGGCAGTCAACCGTGCCATAACTACAGAAGTTATGAAAGAGGCTGAAAAGAGGGGTGCTATAGATAAACTCAAGGCGGCCGTCACACCCGAAGAGAAGAAGAAGGCCAAGGCTGCAGTTGACAAGGCTGAAAAGGAACTCAAGGCGGCAATGAATGTCAAGGCGGCCGAAGAGAAGAAACTGAACGACGCTGTTACAGTTCTGGCATCCCAGACGGCAGCCGAGGCTGCCCAGAAAGAAATAGACAAGGCTAAAGAAAATCCAGCGACGAAAGAAGTCGCGGCTGGCATGGAGGCGAAGCTCAATCAGGAGCAGGTGGCAGTCGCAGAGGGTGTACCGGCAGCGGCAGTGGCTGGCGCACAGAAATCTGCAGATCCAAAGGCGGCACTCGCATCAAAGGATAATAAATCAAAGCCTCTAAAGTATATATTGGGACTCTTGGCAGCTGTGCTCGCATTTGTCTTTTTCTTCATGTAAAGGGAAGGCCCTAGGTATAAGTATCACAAACAATGGAGCGTATTTTCATCCTCGACCGTTCTGGCTCTATGGAGTCGTGCTGGGACGACACCATCGGCGGTTACAACAGCTTTGTCGAGTCGCAGAAGGAGCTTGGCGGGACCATGACCCTTGTGCAATTCGACCACGAGTATACCGTGCTCTACACGGCCAAGCCCATCGCGGAGGTGGTGCCCCTGACGCGCGAGACGTTTGTGCCACGCGGGTCTACGGCGCTCCTGGACGCTATGGGCCGAGCCATCAAGGATTGCAAGAGTCCAACGGCACCGACAGTCATAATCCTGACTGACGGGCTCGAGAATGCGTCAAAGACGTACACCAAGGCGCACATCAAGGACCTGGTCGAACAGAAGGAAAAGGATGGTTGGGTTTTCATGTATCTGGGTGCCAATCACGACGCCTTTGATGAGGCGGAGTCATTGGGGATTTCCCCGGCGCGCACGCTAAACTACGATGCGACCCGTACTCCTGATGCATTTACGCAGCTGTCTGCTGCTCTGTCACGGACAGACTCTCAGTTTGCCTAAGTATGGCCCGTAGGGCCATTAGCGTCTCATCGGAGGGCCGCGCATCTGGACACCTTTCACCTGATAGCCCTGTTTTGTTAAATTTACAAGCTGCTGATTAATCGCAGCATTAAGTCTGCGAGTGGCGGCTGCTGTCGCTGCGCGCTTTTTTGCCGCTGCCGAACGCGCGCGTCTGACATTGCTATTTGCACGTTTAAGATTGAGAAGCAGTTTCTGACGTTTATTGAGAAGCGTTGCTTCACGTTTCGTTCTATACTCTACCGATAAAGCTTTAACCTGATTACGTAATCTCGCAGCCTGATTTTCGAGAGTCTTTATCCGGGCCTCCTTTGACCGAGGGGACAAACTAGGCATATTTATATGTACTGATATTTTTTACATTGTAGGAGCTGGAACTGGTGCTACTGGGCCCGGTCCAGGAGCTGGCGCACGCATGGCCGCGAAACGGTTCTGACCAGCCTGGATACCAGCCTTGGCGCGATTCACTCCCATACCAACCCAATTCTTAAAGCCATATCTCTTATTGAAAGATTTAACTGCAAGAAAAAGAAACAGGACAGCGCCTATGAGCGCTAATACACCGAGAGCTTTTGAGCGTTCCTTTTGTTTGTTACCAATAAAGCTTCTGTAAGCCCCATATACAAGAGCTCCAGCCACCATGAGTAGAAATCCTATAAAAACTCCTACGTCAGCGGTAAAGTTACGATTCGCTGCGTTCACTACTGCCTCCATTATTATTTTATAAATATTTTATATTTCCCACCAAGCGCCTGTTCGGTTCTGTGCACAGCTCCCCTGAGAGACGGGACTGACCACAGGAGCCACCGTGACCAAAACCCCGCTGTGTACCTCCCGGACGCCCTCCAGTTTTCCCGGCGCTTGTGCCTGATGACATAGCGCGCCTTGCGCTTCGCATCCTTGTGCTTCGTGTAGTCGGAGTAGCCACGCGCCCCAAACAGCACTGTCCGCCCGTCTGGGAACACTGCCCTGAACTTGTGGACCCTGTTCGGGTTGCGCTGCACAATAATTTTTTGCATATTACTTTTGTCCAAGAGTTAATCTTATGGCGATGTAGACCAACAGGATGAGAATGACCACGTTGAATGCGGCCCACCCGACCAAGTACGGGAACAGCGCCTGGTTCTCAAGTACCATAGACATCACCTGACGTGTCAAAGACTCGTCCTCTTCCATCCTACTTGTGGTCCTGAAAAAAAAACCTCTATGAAGGCGAAGCCTTCCTTTCTTCAAGGAAGCAGGGCCTACGGCCCTGAACAAAGGGAGGACTGTTCCCTCCAGTTGAGCAGGCCCGACAGTACATTCAAACCAAAAACAAATGGCCTCCTCCTACTTGCTGAAGTTCTCCCGCTACGACTGCCCTGGCTGCGACCGGAGCTGGTACTTTGACACTCTAACGGAGCTCGAGTCCTTCGTCAAGGATGCCTACCCCAAGTTTCCGGAGACTGAATGGCGTCATGGTCACGAGTTTTACCCGAACGGTCTAAGCATCTACGAGATTATTGGGCAAAAAGCAGTTCTGAAAATGCGGTCGATGGTTGACTCGAACGACTTCGAATACGAAGAGCCCATGTGCCTTTCTACAAAGGTTGAATTCGTTTCTCAACTCATCTACAGAATGCAGGGAATCGTGGATGCCATGGACGATGGTGAGTACGAGTGGCCACCCACCCCACGGGTTGACCTGGTTGATACTGTATTCCAGCCAGAGAGGATGGTGTGGATTGGGCGATGTTCCCTACAGTGAGCCACGAGCGACAGCAGAGTCAAACCAAAACCAAATGGCTTCCCTTTATGAGCAGGCTGCTGCTTTCCGCGCCCAGAAGCCCTTCGAGGATGCGGACCCTTCGTGGACCCTACTCAAGGGTATGGCTCTGCCGCCGCCCTTCAAGACTATCCACGCGCACCCCCAGGCCCCAGTCTTCACCCATATGAATGACAACAACTTCCCGAACTTGTACCGGGACGACAGGTTCGCCCTGTACCTCAACGTGGCCTCGCCCTTCACTGAGCTGTACGCTGGCAAGGAGGAGCGCGCCGGCATGTCCTTCGTACACCTCTTGGCGGTGCCTCTCGAGCGCATCTACAACTACAAGACGGCGCTCCCGACCGACTATGGCCTGATTACCCATATGTACGAGACTGTGAACCGGCTTATGAATACGCCTAGCTTCCGGGAGGAACTGGGCTACCAGCTCACGTGCCAGTATGTGCCTCTGCTCGAGACGCAGGACCTGCGGGCCCAGTTCCTGCGCAACCTGACGACTCTGCACAGCGACACGACGAGCCGCGATATGGCCTACTGCTTCCACCCGGACCCGCTGCACAGCGTGGGCCACATGCATATGCACTGCGTGGCGAAGAACATGCTGACCAAGTCGTACATGCTCAACTCTCACAAGAATATTCCCATCGACTTGGTCCTCCAGGAGATTCTGCGGCTTAAACAGTGACCCGAAGGGTCACGCTCCTAGAGGTCGGATGGCTCTACTTAAACAGTAGACTAGTGTAATAGATATGGACCGCTTTCTCAAAACCAAACCCGTCTCAGAGTCTCCCCTCGGTCCCGGCCCCGCTATAGTCAACGTCTGGGGCAACCCAGGCTCAGGTAAGTCGACCGGTGTCCGAAACTATTTTACAAATTATTTAGAACTCGACTATGACACGCTCAGGGGTAAGCAGTCGACCATCTCCTTTATGGAGCGCGCCTCGTGCACCAACCTGCCCGTCATCATAGACGACTGGAATATAGTCTGTGAGCTGATTGGAGCGCGCGAGCTCACGGGACCGCTCAACAGCTCCCTGACCATCATCATATCTCCCGAACCTATTAAAGAGGATTTCGAGTTTCTGGTGGTGCAATGGGAGGACCGTACACTTGAACAGCTCAAAACAATTGGTAAAAAATATTGTGACGACCCTGAAAAGGTGCACCGGTTAGCAGTCCAGTGCGGGGGGAACCTGCACGTGCTCGTTAGTAGTCTGTCGTTCGACAGTGTTGGTGAGAGGGATGTTTTCGAGTCGCCTAAAAATTTTATTTACGGATTGTTGTGCAAGGGTGGCGAGGATGAGGTCTATGACAACATAGGCGAATCGCTGTGCGAGCACGGGTACATGTGGGGAGTTGTCCAAGAAAACTATGTGGATACACCGGACGAGAATATGGACTTTTACGCAGAGCTGGCCGACCACCTAAGTCTGGCAGGAAGACTGGACGAGACCATCTACGACGGCAACTGGCACCTCTTGCCATTCTTCAACCTGCACGCAGTCATGTACCCTGCGCGGATGATAGGGCACCGCCTCGATGCAGAAAAGCTGAGACCAGGGAGTATGTGGACCAAATACCAGAACATGTGTATGCGCCAAAAGAAATTTAGAAATATTGTTCAAAAGAAATTGGATGTCGACAGCCTCATGGTGATACGGGACTACTGTCAGAATGGGGACCCGACTATGCTCAGACAGTATAATTTTGATAGTCAGGACTTGGACATTCTGAACCACCTGGCCATAGTGAACAAAATCAAACCACGGATTATGACTCAGCTAAAAAAGGCGCTAAAATGTTGACCCGAAGTGACCCGGTGGGTCAGCTAAAAAAGGCCCTCAAGACCTAAGTATGACTGAACAAAACGACGAGGACTCATTTGTGAAGGTTCAGGGTAATGAAATCTTCTTCTACTGCGAGGTGTCCGATGTAACTGTTCTCGAGTTTAACATGAAGTTGCGTCAGCTGGCCAAGGAGCACGACCGCATCACAGTTTACATTCACAGCAATGGCGGGGACCTCTGGGCGGGTCTCAGTGCTATGGACCATATCCAAAAATGCCCGAGCCACGTGACGACAGTTGCTGACGGTATCTGTGCATCGGCAGCCACTATGATGCTGCTGGCAGGGGACGAGCGCCGTATGCATCAACATTCATATGTGCTCATTCATCAAGTGAACACAGATGGAAGTTGGGAAAAGTACAGCGACCTGAAGGAGCAGGTGGGGAATTACGACAGATTTATGAAAAATTTTAAAAAGATTTATGAAAAATATACAAACATACCGAGTGGGGTTCTGGACAAACTATTTATGAAAGATATTTACTGGGATTACCGAAAGTGCGTCAAGTATGGGGTGGTCCAGGTTTAGTCCTCCTTCTCGTCATCCTCCTCCTCGTACTCCTCCACCTCAGCCTCTGGGGCGGCGGCTGGAGCTGGGGGAGCGGCGCCGGCGGCTGGGGGAGCTGACAGGGGGGAGGCGAAGCTGACTGCGCCACCCGTCTTGGCACCAAAGTAGCGCTTGTACACAAAGTAGCCCACCACGAGTGCCAGAGCGGCAATCAGCAGGTAGACCCAGTTGGAAGACAGGGAAGCGAAAGTGTTAGTCTCGTCCTCCATTAACAGTGCTATATCTTTTTTAAACCCTACTAAAGCGCAGGAAGAAACCAGGCGGTGTTCCCTTCAGTGGGGCACGAGCGAAGCGATGTTCAACCAAATGACAGATGTGCTCGCTGTATCCTGGGAACAGTTCGACCAGCTTCGCGCCCCGCCTGAGCCGGCCGAGTTCCCCGCCTGCCGATTCGACTCGTTCAGCACGTGTGAGTGCGGAGAGTACAGACAGTTTGTTTATGACGAGTTCAACGGATTCACTCTGGCCGGGGACCTCCCTGTTTGTCCAAGCTGCGGGCGGTGTGACGATGCATACGTATCTGACGAGCCAGAGTGGAACGGGGGCATGGGTGACGACGGTGAAGTTTCGGACCCCTCGCGTGTAGGGATGCCGACCAACCTGGACCACTTCAGTGCCGCCTGGAACCTGGGGTGTAACATGCGAGTCAAGAAACAGACTCGTATGTCTGTGATGGACTTTTTCCTCTCGAACAAGCACCAGGACCGCGCGCTCTACCTGGCCTATCAAGAGATGGAACACATTAACCGGGTGCACCTCGGCCTACCGGACAACATCATGTACTCGGCCAAAATAAAGTACAAGAAGTTTGTCGAAGCGGTGCTCTGCCGCGGGGCGGTCCGCGCAGGCATCAAGGCGAACTGCATCTTCCAGGCGTGTAAGGAGGCGGGCGTGAATCGTACAAGCAAGGAGATATCGGACGCGTTCGGCATCCAGGAGCGCGACATCTCGCGAACGACCGACAAGTTCAAGGAGCAGAACCCGGACACAACAGAGGTGCACATGACCATGCCCAAGGACCTGGTGACGCGTTTCTTCAACAGCATCGAGGTGGAGGACAAGGGGCGTGTCAAGATGAAGTGCGTCAACACCTGTCAGCGCTTGGAGCCGTGCGTCAAGCTGCAGGGCCGGACACCAAAGGCGGTGGCGTGCGCGGTCATCTTCGTGCTGCTCGACGGCAAGCTGTCCAAGAAGGAGATTTGCGAGATTTGTGACGTCTCTATGCCAACTCTCTCAAAGTTGGAGCCAATAGTTAGAGCCGAACTCAACAAATAAGGACTCTTGACAAGTTTCAGATAATGGAGGGGATTAAGCTGATGGTGTCCACACCCTGCTACGGTGGACTGTGTCTACAGCACTATGCCGAGTCACTGATGAAGCTCCAGCGCGTGTGTGCAATGAATAGAATTCATATGATGTTGGATACTACCGAAAACGAGTCCCTTGTCCACCGCGCGCGTAACATAGCCGTAGCCCGTTTTTATCAGAAGACTGACTGTACTCACTTTATGTTTATCGATGCCGATGTCCACTTTGACCCAGAGGCGGTTATCCGGCTGCTCAAGTCGGGCCATGACGTGTCCTGTGCAGCCTACCCCAAAAAGACTATTATGTGGAACCAGGCTGATGCAGCCATCAAGGCGGGCGACACGCGCGACCCAAACAAGATTGTGAGTTCGCTCGTAATGAATTTCAAGTACCCTAATACGCCCGTAGTTGATGGGTTTGCAGAGGTGCTCGATGGCCCGACAGGGTTCATGCTCATTAAGCGTGATGTGTTTACGCGCATGTTCGAGGCTTACCCCGAGCTCAACTGTCTGAACGACCACCAGAATCGCGATTTTGAGAATTACTGCGCCGTGTTCGACTGTATGATTGACCCGGTGAACCGCCGCTACCTGTCAGAGGACTATGCGTTCTGCCGGCGCTGGCAGCAGATGGGTGGCAAGATTTACGCTGACGTCACCACAGTCCTTGGCCACGTCGGCAATATCCGTTTCTTTGGAGTACTTAAGAATAGGCTTAGCGCCGAATAGGAACTCGCCAAGGTTTTTTGGTCAGCATTCTGAACCCGGCTGCACGCGCCCCCGCTATTCCAAACCTTGGCCCATTCCTCTTTAAACGTTCAAGTTTCTTCCCCCACGCTATACGCTGCTTCACGATACTTGGAAGATAAATTCTATTCACAATTATCCCTTTGAACGTGTACATCTTCCCGTTCCATTTCAGCTTGTTTATATTCTTCTTTGGTATAGTTACGCGATTGATGGATTCTAGCCATCTTTTTACGTTATTTTTATTCTTAGGGAGACCTCGGGGGTTATACGAGAGCTGTGATTTTTTTAAAACCTTTTTAGAGTAAGGAGGCCCTGCCATACTTTAGCTAAAGATTAAAATTTATAAAAACACAATGAGCGTCGTGCACGCTCTTCTTATGTGTCGCAACCGTTCTATAGCCGTGACGACACTCCATTCACTCCTTAACCTGAATGGATTGTGCATGATGCAAGGAAAACATATAAATGTAAATTTTATCGATGACCGGTCAGCCATTCCAAAGCTCATCAAGTCGGGTGACCGGCTCGTATTCTTTGACTATGCGACGAATCTGGACAGCGAGTCGCTGAACACCCTGATTCAGCCGTTTGACAAGGGGGTGCAGATGATGGTGTACCCGGCCGTCCGGGAGAATATCGACTGGGACATGTTCCGCAAAAAGACGCTGGCTGGCTCTACCGAAGGGGAGAATCAGCGCGGGCTTCACTTTGATACAGAGGTGGGTCGCAAGCTGTACGGTGACGTGTACGAGGTGACCAAGACAACAGCACGCGTATGGGCCATGGACTCGAAGCCGGTCGACAAGAAACTGCGCGGTGACAAAATCCCAGTGAAGTTACCTACAGTCAGTGACGAAGAGATGTTCGGGACACTCCAAAAGATTGGCATCAAGATTGGTGCCCTGACGTCTGCGACTGTCATCTGCCACTATACGTACGAGTGCCTCGGGAACATCCTAGAGGCGTCAGGTGTTCAGTTAAACAAGTAGACACAAGTTGAACAAGAGAAAAGATGAAGCCCCTGACGGCCGAACACACAAAAGAAATGAAAACTTATATTCAGCAGTCCTGGGAATCGGATGACCCTGAGCGGTTCCCAGGGCCGCAGCCAGTGAGCATCGAGCGGCGCCACTTTCCACTGCTCAAACGGCAGCCGTACGTTGTGTGCGAAAAGACTGACGGCACCCGGTACATGCTGGTATGCTTCACCTCTGCAGATGGGAACAAGGTGTGCGCCATCACGGACCGTGCGTTCAAGGCGTTCTATCTGTCTCTGACCATTCCGCGCCAAACCATCCTGGATGGGGAGCTGGTAGACGCCAAGGATGGCAAGTCGCTCTATATGGTCTATGACGCTGTCCAGGTGAACGGGACTGACTTGCGGCGCGAGCCTCTGACTGAGAGGCTGGAAAGAGCAACCAAGGTGGTCCGAGGCATTATCAAGTCTGCCAAGAATCCTGTAGAGGTTCGGGTCAAGAAGATGCTTCCACTCGAGGCTATCAGTGCCCTACCAGCTCTGGACAGTTTCCCGTACGAGACTGACGGCATTGTGCTCACGCCAGTGCTCGAACCCATTCGGATAGGCACGCACGAGACCATGTTCAAGTGGAAGCCGCGCGACCGCATCACGATAGACTTTTCGCTGCAGAACTGGCACCCAGTCAACGGCTGGGACCTCTGTGTCCAAGACAGGGGTGAGCTGTACCAAGAGGCGTCGCTGTACCCCTCGAGCACGCTCAAAGACGCAGCACCGGGTGCGATTGTTGAATGCGGCTATGGGACCAAGGGCTGGTACCCAGTCAAGCTGCGGACAGACAAGACTTACCCGAACAACCGCCGCACGTACTCCCGCACCATCGTCAACATCCGAGAGAATATCCAGCTGGACGAATTTCTTAGTGTACTGTAAGTAATGAAGACATTTGCTCATCTTTTATCGACTTTCATTGCGTTCAATCTCGTCTTTTCACTCTTTATTTTCAGCTGGGCTACAGGTGAAGATATAGAAGGTTTGTCTTTAAAACCAGTCGATAGATTTTCTGAAATTTTTATAATGACCGTGTCGTCATTTACACTCGCTGGTTCTACCCATCGCCTCAAATCCAAGAAAATTCAATTCCTAATGTCTCTTTATATGCTTCTCGTCTTTTCGGCACTTATTAGACACTGGTTCTAGTACAGTGAGGGATACTCGTATGAATACTCTTCTACTGGAGCATCCTCTGGCTCTGGTGCTGCTGCCACCGCTGCCGCTGGTGCTGCTACGGCTACGGCCGCTGGTGCTGCTGCTACGGCTGCCTGACGGCGGCTGCGACGAGGTGCCAAGCGAGCGATTTTACGACCACGCCTATAATAAGAAACTGACGGGCTGTATAACAGTACATATATGTACATCATGGCTACAAGCGTGTACGCAACTAAAACTCCATCCATTATAGTAAGCCTATTTTTTTAATACTCGGACATGTAGGTTGACATCATTGCTGAATAATCCATAGGGGCCGCTTCTGGCTCGGGGGTTGGCTCGGGTGGGGGCGGGGGTGCAACATCTGGTGGAGGCGCGGGTACAGTCTCTGGTGTCATCATCGGTGCCTGGGCTGGTGGCGGTGGTGGAGCCTCTACAGGATTGGTCTCAATTGGTGCGGCGGCCACTACAGCTGCTGGTGCTGCTACTGCAGCTGCGGCGATTGCTGCCCGACGACGAGCCGCAGTTGCCTGACGACGAGCCACCACCCGAGGTGGAGGTGCCCGACGGGGACTAATTCTACGGCGCCGAGGCCCATAATAAGAATTAGTCGGCCTATAGACTAGTACATATACATACATAGCGGCGACAAGGGTGTACAGGACCAATAGCCCGTGCATATTACATTAAGTCCAGAAGTTTTTTTGGACTGTCAGGCTTATTCATCAGTAGGCACAGTGACCCGATGGTGCCAGCCACATGGACCCCCATATACGCGACGCGTCCTGGTATCCCCACCTGTCGCGTCTTGTGATATATCCGAACCGCATACAATCCAGAGATGATGTACGGGACAGTCCAGACTGACTGTGGCCACAGCGCACACGTATAGATGGTCTTCCAGAGTGTCAGGTATTCGAGTCCGTACATCAGCTTAGTGACCGCCTGCTTGCCCCGATATTCTTCGCGCGCCTTGGACTGTACCACAGTCGAAACACCCATCAGAGCTGTATACACCGGGCAGAACCACGTACCTTGCCCGGCCATAGCCACAAGACCGTAGAACATACTCGTATAGTGACTGAACATATTTCTTACAATTACTTTACGCCAAAGCTTTACCCCATTTTTCAAGCGCCTCTCTGAAGTTGACATCGTACAAAAAGGCATCCGGCTTGCAGAGCTTGATGTACGTCACAGACTGCTCCAGACTCATACCCCTGCTCCACATTAGGTAGGCTGCCATCACCCCTGCACTGCGCTGCTGACCCGCGTGACAGTGAACCACGACCGGTTGGCCGTCATCCAGACGCTGCTTTATCCACTGGCACACAAAGGGGAAACTGTTGTACAGAATCATGTTGCTCTCGTAGGTCCGGTCGTCATCGACAGCGATGCGCATGCCGTGACCTAACATTTTTAAATTTTTTGTACAGTTTACAACCGCAAAGGTTGAACTGTCAAACTGGCCGCTATACTTGACATCATTATAAGAGGCGATGTACAGGTCATCGAGTATCGGGTACATCTCTCTCTATCTATACCACACCATATAAAAATGGCCATTCATCGGCGGCTCGCTCAGCTTCAGAATCGACTCGTCATCTTTCAGGTACCAGACATCGTGTCGCTTGACGGCCAGTGCGTAGTGACCGCCGTTCACACCTCCTTGGTGGACTACTGCCGCAAACAGTCGCTTGCCCTCAAACTCTGGGGGAATCTTGACAACAGTCTTCTGGTCGTACATCCCAAAAGTAAATGAAATAATTTCTGGCCATCGGGTCACCGTGGTGCGGGTCTCAGCCTCGGCATGCTCCACCCCACTGTCATCCTTGTATCCTAAAATTTTTTGAAAATTATTTTTATTTTTTACAAGGTCCATGAGGTCGACTGTCCCGCCCGACAGGTGGAACAGCATAGTGACGAAATCGTTCCGGTACACTGACTTGCCTCCGGGGTATACAGTCTCTGTAGTCTCCTCGCCATTAAAAATATTTTTTATAAATTCTTTTCCAAGAGTCTCCTCGAACATATCAATCAGACACAGGATAACCTCTTGGGAATCATGTTGGTACTGATTGTCGAACCGAAGAAACTTGGCCCTGAACGCTCCAATGAGGGGCAGTGGGCAGGCTGCTCTAGACTCAGACTTGTTGAACAGTTCCCTGACCAGGAGCTGATATTCCCTAGTCACCGGACATTCACCCTTGTACTTGTTCTTCATAAGATGGTTGCTAAGTTGGGGAACATGTGCCAGACACTGAATAGCAGTGTTGAAGTAACACGTATTTCCACAGTTGCGAAGACCTCGCATTCTCTTAAAAAAGAGTGTCCACTATCTTTTAAGATGATTAGCGCACTGTACAACGAATGGTCAACTCCAATCAATCTCTACAGGGAACGGCCAAATGTAGAGATTGAGTGGCGGCTAGGGCGTACCGGCCGAAACTTTGACACGAATGTCGGCAAGGAGACGTTCGACAAGCTCATGCATGGGCTACAGAAGTACACAGAGTGGGAGCAGGTGAACGAGAGTGAGCTGACGGTGTACTACGGCCCCAAGGGGTCGAACAAGCGCGTGTCTATCAACGAAAAGACGGACGAGCAGGTTGCTATTCAGAAGAAGAGTTTGGCCAAGGCTGACTTTCCGCTCGAGGACCGTCCGTTCGATATCAGGCTCTCAGTCAGCACAGAAGAGCCGTGCGAATGGGGCGACGACACAGAAGCTTCCTCGAGCAAGACGAAGCACCGCTGGTCGTTTGTCCGCAAGAATCTGTCCATCGACATGAGCATCATGAAGGGCGACCCAGACGACAAGGATTGTGACGAGGACACGACCTACCACGTAGAATTTGAGATTGTGGACCCCAAGAAGGTGACCTCCAGGAACGAGCTGTTCAACCTGCTCCACAAGACCTTTGACTTGATGAAATTAATTTAGTGTTATAATATTAATGGGCATTCTTAGCAAAGTCAAGTCCAAAGTAAAGTCTGTCGCCAAGCCTGCTGCTATAGTCAGCAAAGTAAAGTCTGTCGCCAAACCAGGGAATATTGCAAAGGCGGCTTTACTCGCTGTGGCTGCTCCACTATCTATCGCTGCAGGAGGAGGAGCAGCCCTCGCAGCAAAGAAAGTTGAAAAGACCGAGTACAAAATTAACAACTGGGGACCACTTGAGAGCGACCCGTCCAAGGTTTCTATCAAGTACTCACCAGCACTGTCTCTCGCCAAGTCTGACAAGATTACTGTTTCAGGGACACCGTTCGACGGGACCTACACAGACCCAGAGTATCGCACGCGAAATGAAGTGTACATAAAGCCAGCCACACCAGTCACCACTTCAGGCAACGGTGGTACTTTCAAGGTGAAAACCTCAATGGGAGCGCGTCTCAAGGGTGCTGCCAGCGCAACTAAGGCGGGTGTGCGCACAAGCGCAAAAAAGACAGGGTCGACCATCAAGGCTGGAGCTCAGAAGGTGAGCAAGGCGGTCGGTGGTGTGGCTGGAGCTCTGTGGAACAAAATTAAGTGGTATGTTTACGGTCTTATTATCGCTGCATTGCTCAGCGGCGCCGCATACCTGTTTATGCAGTACAAGGCACGACAGGTTTTAGCTGCCGCTGCTGCTCCTCCTCCTCCTCCTCCACTACCAAAAATGGCCTAATTGTTCGAGTTTGAGTTGCTCGGTGGTGGTTTCTTTATCGGTCCGACAGCTGGACCGCGAACCGGTCGCGGTGCCGAGTTACTCGACTTGGCCTTGCGCGGCCGTTTGTATGCAGGCTCCCGTCGTGCCACCTTTAGCGGCGATATGCGCTTCGCTGATACTCGTGGTACGCTGGGCGTTTTACGACTCGGCGAGTACATGCCCCGGACCCATGTAATGATGGCCCGCTTGACATTCGCCTGTTTGGGGAACTGACCCTTGCTATTCAGGGTCGTCGCGATGGTTGTCAGACGCCGCTTGTACTCGTTCACATTGCTGCCGAGGACGTTTCGCAGGTTGTTCGGCACAACAATCTTGCTATAATATTTCTTTCTGATGTCATTGAGCTGGCGAGTACGCTTCAGATTCTTCACGAATGCCATCTTGACACGGTTCACGTCAGCCTGCAGAGGCTTGCCGCGCTTGCCCTTGGGCAGTGCGTTCAGGAGTTTCTTCAGATTGGCCGAGTTGGTGTTGCGGATAAGATTCTCGTACTTATTTCCGAGAGCGTTGCTGATATAAAATTCTAAATTAATAATATTTCCAAAATTTTTGTTGGGTGAAGGCGATGGTGGCACTGGCACGGGGACAGGTGCGGGAGCTGGAGGAGGTGTAGGTGACTTTTTCTTGCCGTACACCTGTGACAGAAGCACCTCGTACTGCTGGTCACGTGGTATCTTCTCCTTCCACTCCTTGAAGTTTGTGGCTGGCAGAATCTTCTGGCCCAGTGAATTCTTTTCGGCGGCTGTGAGCAGCTTCCACTGCTTGGCCCGCTTGCCGCGCATCACACGGCCATTCATGAGCAGAGTGTGCGGGACGCCATTGACGACTGCGTGAGAGTTTCCGTTTGGCGAGCCGCCGAGCTTGTTCACTATGAGCCGGACGACGCTACCTTTCTTGAGAGCGCTGGAGGCCTGTGCAATCTTCAGGTTTCGGGCGATGGCGAGCAGCTGCGCGTCCGTGTACTCATCTGCAAAGGCGCCGTTGATTCTGTACCGGCCGTTCACCTTGTTGATGTAGTGGCCGGCAGGCAGCTGCATGCCCACATTGCCAATCTTGAATTGATTTTTGACCGTCTGTGGGATGTTTTTGCCGGCGCGGCGGTACGCCTCGATAACACCCGGTCGAGCCTTGTTGATGTGCTCGGGCATGCGGTAGTACTGCGGGAGACCACCCTTGCCTGGCTTGACGTAAAACCCATTCTTGACAGCGTTGAATGACGGGGCGGCCTCCTTCTTCTCAACCTTCTGCTTGAGCTCAAGTCCCTCCAAATTAAAAAGATTTTTTACATTTTTTGGGATGTTGACACCGGCATTGGTGTAAGCGCGCAGCACCTTCATGCGGAGGACCGCCGCAGCCTTGCTGTTTTCAGGGTTGGGATAGAACCGGGGCTTGCCGTTTGGCCCTGGGCGCACATAGAACCCCTCTTTCTTGGCACTGTAGGTGACTGCAAACTGGTAACGCTCACGAGCCTTTTGTTTCTTGTTCACCTTGGCTCGCGGAGGAGACAGTAGGTTAACCCGCATAAGGCGTGCAGGGATGGGACTGCTATTCTTGTGGACTATAGGAATTTTATATTTCTCAAATATTTCTGCAAAAATCATTGGAGCCTTCTGAATAACATCAGGGTCTGTGCCCATGAAGAGAACCTGTCCCTTCTGATAAATGAGATACTTGATACCCTTGTATTTCAGAAAGGCGCCCGGGTGTAACTCTGACTCATTCATATAACTATAGTCTTTAATAGGAACGTATTTGTTCAGGAGCATACCGAGCACATCAAGGTCAATAACAAAATTTAAAAAGAATTGTCCATCAATTTTTACTGGTTCGACGGGTGTCTGTGCCAGACCCGGGAGGTAGTGCTGGTCGAGAAAACGCACAACCTGTTCGACAGGTGCGGCCGTCGCAATCTGGATAGCCCCAGACTTGAAGATGTTTACGGTCGCCAAAGGGCTCTTTATCTTGAGAATCCAACGAGTAACATTATTGATATTTGCCGAAGGACTGATAATTGGTGATTTTCTATTCTTGATAAAGCGCACCATGGCCTTTTCACCCACCTTTTTGTAGCCTGAAATTTCGGATACATTATTGACGAGACGTATATTCTTCATGTTGGCCGGGTTGTACTTGGCCTTGTACAGGGCTGTGATGAGTTCTCCGTCTGTATGTCTAAACCTCTCTTGTGTGCCTAGAGCTGACGTGTACTCGTGTCCCCGAGGAAATTTTCCGGAACTCATACTATTTATTACTAACATTTATTCTGGCCCATGGGCCAGCTGCCAGGGCCTAGTAGTCATCAAAGGCGGCCGCCTCGCGGACCAGGTCACACCCGAAGATGAAAGGCTTGTTTGCGTAGGCTGTGCCGTTGTACTCGCCGGTGAACTGGCGCACCTCGAGCTCTCGGCTGCTGAACGGCCCAGCGTAGAAATCCGGGTTGAAGCGCGGCCTGCCCAGGTTGTTCTCTTGGCAGTGCTTGTTGAACTCGGCCACAAACAGCTGCTGAGGCACCTTTGCATCCGAGCCGTACTTGAGCTTGCCTGACGCCAGGTAGTTCTGGAGCGTGTTGGTCACCATCGCCACCTGTGTCTGTACCGTCTTGAAGTATGCCGGTAGCACTGTCCAGATATCTTTGTCGTGATATTTCTGGGAGTACTCGAGGTAGGCCCGCACGCACTTGCACATGATGGCTGGAATCTCCGTGTCCAGCTTGTCCTCGAGCGTGGGGTCAGCCTGCTGCACCTGCTTGCCAAAGTTCCACGTCACGATGCGGCGCAGAATCGACCCAGAGTTGTCGCGCCAGTTGGGCACCTCGTTACCCGCCAGGATGCCCGGCACGTCCCACGTCAGACTCTGTGCCGTCTTGAACTTGCGCGCGATGCTCAGGTCCTCGCCAGACACCAGCGACTGAAACTCCGCCTGCTCGAGCGCCAAGTCACCCTTCACCTCCGGACTAATAAACATGAATCCGCCCAGGATACTCTCCAGACCAAACTTCTTTTCAATATTGTTCGAGAGAGTCTTGACATCTTGCGAATCGTAAAACTTTTTACAAACTTTTGTGATGATGGTCGACTTGCCTGACTGCGCGATACCCTTGAGGAAGGGGATAACCTGCCAGCTGTCCATATCGTTCACCTGGTAGCACAGCCGGCCGCAGAAGACGTAAATCCAGCGGCAGACATCCTCAGAGAACTTCTGATAGTCCATCACGGACTGCATGAAGGGTGTCGGCACATTGTACCAGTCATCCATATAGTCGTACGTAACAAAGTCTTGGTCAAAGTATTTGCACGAGACGATAGTCGGGTCGAGCGTCTGAATCTCGGGCGAACCATACTCGTAAAAACTACAGATGTATTTGCCTTGGAGCGGTTCCCACTCTTTGCCGACAAAGATGCCGTTCCGGAACGACCAGACGTTGCGATTCTTCTTGATTGGCGGGAACTGCAGGTCCTTACAGTTGGTCAGGTGCTTGACCACGTCAGCCACCGCGCTACCCTTGCTGGTCATGTTGCGCCACATGTCGTACTTGTCCTCCTTTTGGGTGTAGTGGTACACGAAATCCTTGATTTCCATGACAGGCTTCCAAGCCTTGGTCAGGTGGCCGTCAGCCGTCTCGATTTGCTTGCAGCAGTAGTCGCCGTAGCGGCGCATCTTGAGCAGGTAGCACTGGTTGAGCAGGTACAGCAGCAACTTCTGGTAGGGTGAGTTTTCATCCTTTTCGTCAGGACCAATGGTCTTGCAGCGGAAGATGGAGTGGTCCATGTCACCCTGGATTGGCACGTACGTGGGATGGTTTATGCGTTCGTACATTCGAACATACCTAAATATCATTTCGTACGCATCATCAACAGTCTCAATGAGACGGGTAATACGTTGGCCAAACTGAAACTCGTCACCGTTTACATCTTTTGTTGCGGATTCGCGGATATTGAGCTCGCCTGCGTGGTGGTACAGCTCAGAAAAGAGCGCCACGAAACGATTCTTCTGTGAGGCGGCGTGCTCGAGGTTGGGGTTTACTGGGATGCCGTTTGCATCCAATTCTGTGTCGTGAAAAAACTGACGGAAACCGCCTGTGAGCGGTAGGAACTTGTCACCCTTGCAGTTGAGGCTCAGTTTCCTCTCAAGCTGCAAGACAAACGCCTCCATTTTTGGCGGATCAAGCTGACTCACATCCGAGCGTAGAATTTCCATCCGAATCTCATTCGTCTTTTCGGATGTCTGTTCGCGCTCGATTGTGTGCACCTTGTCCATTACTAATACATCTCGACTATTTTTTAAGTGAAGGTACCACTTCTCTTCAGGCAGGTGCCACTATTCCAGTTGCCACTGGTGGCTTGAGGGCACCAAAAATCTTTACAAGAATTTTGTTCTGCATCTCGAGCTGGGCAGCAATCTTCTCGGCGCTGGTGGCGATGCTGGCCAGGGAGGTTGCGACCGTCTCACCCTCCTCAGTGCACAGCATCTGACCCAGGGCCTCCACCAGGTCGATGCCATCCTCCATGTCAAAGTCGTCCTGACCCTCCTCGTCCTCATCCTCCTCCTCGAGGTCAATCTCCTCATCCTCTGGGATATCCTGAACAGGCTTCTTCTTCATGGCAGACATTTATATAAAATAATTTTTTTTTATTTTTTTTCTAGCGCACTAGTGTGAAAGAGCTCATATAGGTCTCTTTCTTCACTTGGTCATAGGCATCACTCTTCTCCATATTCTCCTGCCCCCATAGGGCCCTGAGGTTGCGTCTGTTCCAGCAGGCCATACGTTCTGTATCATCAGTTTGGTCAAAGGCTGCACAAGGAATTATGTGGTCGATGTGCCATTCGCCATAGTTGTCCCAGGACATGCCTTCTGTAAAGGTGGTTTCCAGGTGAGCCTTCAGCTCTTCAGGCGAACACCCCAGGAGCTCACAAGTCCTTTGGCTCTTTTGAGTTCCGCGTAAGATGAAGCGCATACGTCGAGCTATATTTTCCTTTATTCTTTTTTGAATAAATTTTTCATCAGGGTTTTCACGTTTTCTAGCAAACTCATTTCTTTTCCATGTATTTACTTTTTCCCTATTATTTTTGCGATATATCTTATCGTGTTCAAGTCTTGAGTGTCTATATTCTTTCCAGCACGGAATACATTTATCGCACAGGCCATCAGAACGACTAGACTTAATAGTGTACTCAGTTACATCTTTCCACTGAGTACACTGGGAACATCTCTTGCACTCAACACCGTCAATGGTTTGATGGGGTATTCTTGTGGGCATACTTAGGTTGTCTTTGAGTGAAACTTTTAACTCAGGGCGCGTGATTGTCGGGTCTAAATTTTTTTCTTGGGTAAGAGTACCAAGCAATCATGGCAGGCGGGCTTATGCAACTCGTCGCGTACGGAGCACAGGACGTATATCTGACGGGCCAGCCCAAGGTTACCTTCTTCCAGGCGGTGTACAAGCGCCACACCAACTTCGCGATGGAGGCCATCCTGCAGACTGTGAACGGCAGCGCTGCCAACGGCGCCCGTGTGTCCGTGACCATTGCCCGCAACGGCGACCTGGTCGGTGACATGTGGCTGCAGCTGCAGCCGGCGACCGGCACGACCCAGGCGGCTCAGGCCAACCTGGTGTCTACCAACATCACTGGTGACATGAACTGGGTGGCTGAGCGTGCCGTGGCAGCCGTTGAGCTGACCATCGGTGGCCAGCGCATCGACAAGCACTACCAGACCTGGTTCCGCCTGTACGCTGAGACCTTCCTGGGCGAGTCCGACAAGTACGCCTACGGCAAGCTGGCAACCTTCGCCAACCCAGCCTACCAGACCAGCGGCAACGGTGCCATGAGCGGCAACAGCCAGAACCCAGGCTACGTGTACCTGCCTCTGCTGTTCTTCTTCAACCGCAACCCAGGCCTGTACCTGCCCCTGATTGCCCTGCAGTACCACGAGGTGCGCCTGGACTTTGACCTGACCAACTACTACTCCCTGTACTTTGGTGCCAACCAGATTCAGGTGTGGGCCAACTACGTGTACCTGGACACGGAGGAGCGTCGCCGCTTCGCCCAGAAGGGTCACGAGTACCTGATTGAGCAGGTGCAGCACACCGGCGGTGACTCCATCGCTGCCGGCTCCTCATCCGAGACCAGCCCGGCTCTGATCCGCCTGTCCTTCAACCACCCAATCAAGGAGTTTATCTGGTGCTACCAGAACGCCCTGACCACCACCGCGGTCGGCACCGGCTCCAACTACAACGGCATGTGGAACTTCTCTTCCAACACGGCCAATGTGAACGTGACGTCCAACCTGATGGCCTACGTGTCCAGCACCAACTACCTGCTGCCCCACGCTGCCGGTGTGCCCCACCTGTTCTCCAACACCGCCACCTCCACCACTGGCTCAAGCAACGTGTTCTGGATTGAGGAGGGCCAGCCCATCGCAGGCCAGTTCGAGGTCGGTCCTCTGTACAGCTTCAAGATTGTGCTGAACGGCCAGGACCGTTTCGCGGCCCAGGCTGGCAAGTACTTCAACCTGTACCAGCCCCTGCAGTACCACACCGGCACCCCCTACCCAGGCATCTACGTGTACTCCTTCGCCCTGAAGCCCGAGGAGCACCAGCCAACCGGCACGTGCAACTTCTCTCGCATTGACAACGCCCAGGTGTCTGTCAACCTGAAGTCCCAGTCTTTCTCCACGGCTGGCTCACCCAGCAACTGCGGCAACTGCGTCCAGAAGCTGTTCGCCATCAACTACAACATCCTGCGTATCCAGTCCGGCATGGGCGGCCTCGCGTTCTCCAACTAAGCGTCAAGTACTATGTACTTGGGTACTCTTCTCTGCTCCGCGCGCGAAAAATGGGCCTACGGCCCTGAAGGCGACTCCGCCAAAAAACCAAAAGGGCTACGGCCCGAATAAAGGTACAGTACACTTTTATTCAGACCGTTAACTTTTTCTTAGACTGCTCGTTAAGCTTAATGCGAACAGTCTTTTTAGAATAAATAGAATAATTCTTTTTCTTCTGGGCCGACTCCTTCTTGCGCTGACGGTCACTCGATTCCATACTTACTACTAGTGTGTATAAACCTTTAGACCCTGTTCACCACCTGCCACGACGCGTGGCTCGCCCCAAAGTGTTTCAGGATGACGCGGCTGCACAGCTCTGGGTCGAATGACGGCGCACAGCAAAACACGTCAATGTACACCTTGGAATCCTCGGGGTATGTGTGCGCACTGAAGTGGCTCTCGGACAGCACCAGGACGCCAGTCGCACCTACAGGTTCAAACTGATGGAATGACGAGCCGACAACTGTAAATTGGCACTCTGTCGCAACCAGGTCCATAATCTCCTGGAGTTGCGAAATAGTCTCGATTTGGACACCATCAACATGTCCGATGAGATGCTTCATTTAATATTTAGTAGCCCTGAATCTTTAAGTTCTGCCCCTGTGCGACCGGAATTGTCACACCAAAAACACCCAATCCGATAGCTATGTATATGCAGCCCAGAATCAGCTGGAGCATGAGCGGTGCCGTGAGCCTCTTGAGCACCACCTGACCGTTTTCAACCTTCTGCTCCTTCGAGATGACAGCCTGGTAGACTGTCGCAGAGCCAATCACGGTGAACATGATGGCGAGTAGAACGCCGAATATTATTTCAGCTCCCATATACTATAGTATGGAGAAAATTGCCATAACTGAGAATGCACTGAAGACGTCAGGTGGTGATGTGTTCAAGGCACTCGAAATTGCTTCAAAAGAAATATATAAAAAAAAAGTTCAAGATGTGGCGTCTACTCTGCATGTGCACGCACCGCGCATGGTCATGGACACTGTCATCCATGGCATGAATCTGGTTGAACATGAAAATGTAAATAATAAAAAAGAATTTTTAATGGATGTGCTCCGAGCAGTCCTACACGACCAGGACTGGGACATGATTGACCAGGTTATAGATGGACTGTCCTACGCCAGCAAAGGTTTTATGAAAATTAATAAAAAAAAGAAAAAGTTTTATTGGCCGTGCATCACTGTCAAGTAGAACCACAACAGATACAGACCAATGGTGAGCTGGAGCAGAGACTTGCTCAGAACGAGCGGCATCTGACGACGGTTCTTCTGACCAAGGTCCTGAAGACCAATAATTATATATGTGGCCGAGGCTGACAACATCAGACCCTTCTGAAGATTGCCAAGCGCGGTCATATTATTATTTAAAAACATTTTTATATTTTCAGGTATGGCATTCTTTGCCCTTATAGAGGGTGAACTCGAGAGTGAACTCTATGCGTCGCTGGAAACAAGTGAAGACCAGTACCAAGAGTACCCGCCTATCGAGTATGAGATGCCTGAGGAGTGGACCAACCTGCTCGAGGAGACGAAAGCGCTCGAGGATGAGTACCGCGAGTGCAATAAACAAGCCTTTTTGACTAAACGAGAAATCGCGCGCAAGTACGATAACATTCAGCTGATGCGCCGTAACGCCGAGGCATTCGACAACACATCTCTCAAGGATGAGTACATGGGTCTGCTGGACAAGTACGAGCTCGAACTCAATCTGCCCGAAGACATGACCAACATACGGAAAATCCTTGGCAAACGCGAAGCACTCAGAAAGGTTCTCAGAATGGATAAGCACGAGGATATCCTAGCATGCCCCATCTGCTGCGAAACAGAAGTTCAAAAGTTTCTTGACCCATGTGGTCACACCTTCTGCGGTGCCTGTCTATCAAAAGCACCACCAACTAACAAATGTCCAATTTGTAGAACTAAATACAACAATGTTCGCCAACTTTTCTTCACTTAAATAATTTGCCCAAGTATATATTGGGGGAAGCCCCATCTGACCTTAGCTCAATTGGTAGAGCGAAGGACTGTAGGCCCCAGTAGCCTGCTCAGGATAGTCGGATATCCTTAGGTCGCTGGTTCGATTCCGGCAGGTCAGACTGAGAGAAACGCGTTTCTCTCGTGAAAGTTCCTGTAACTCAGTTGGTTAGAGTGTTGGTCTTATGCATACCCAAGTATTCTGTACTTGTTCTGTGTTTACCAGAAGTCGTGAGTTCAAGCCTCACCAGGAACAATTTCGGTTCCATAGTATAGCGGTCAGTACACGAGACTCTGACGAAAACAGGTTTTCGGACCTAGCGGCATCTCGGAACGCGAGTTCAAATCTCGCTGGAACCTCGTGGGCACACAATGCCCGTGCTCCTGTAACTCAGTTGGTAGAGTGTGAGGCTGTTAGGAAAGATGCTTGCATCTTGACACATGCACCTCAAAGTCGCAGGTTCGAAACCTGCCGGGAGCGCTACATTTGTTTATTTCATAATTGTTCTGTGAAATAAAGAAATGGTACTATAAAATGTTATGGAACTTGTGGAGTCTATGACGTGTAAGTGTCGCCCTGGTTTTACTTATAAAAACCTGTCTGCCCATAAAAAGACCAAGACGCATTTGGCATGGGTACAGGCGCAGGACAACAGGGCTGACAAGGCCAGGGCAAAGGATTTTGAGAATGAAGTTGAGCGCCTTCGGCGTCGTCTCGACCACAAGGAGGAGGTTGAGAAGGAGCTCATCGCACGAATCAAGACTCTTGAAAAGCAGCTGAAGTACTATGACGGAGTCTATCTATGAGACCCGCCCTTTCAGATATTTCATCTGATTAGAAAGCTTCATGTGCCAGCCGTGCAGCACGCGAACCTGAAAAATGAGAATCGTCAGACTGAGCACGATTGCTACGAGCGGAATCCACTTCATCCACGAGGGTGGGTCTGGTATCTTGTCGTCAGCTGTCGTCATTATTATTGACACGACGTTATTTTTTTCGAGAGGACCGTAAACTCCTTGGACAGTTCAATGTGCCATGGATAAAGAACAAAGAGTGCAAATGCGAATGAGCAGAACGAGACGATGAGGGCCAAGAGGGGCATCCACTTGAGCCATTTGGGAGACTGTTCCTGCGGCTGCATTCTATATAAAAATAAAAAGAAATAAATTAGTATGGCCCAGTGCAATTTCCTCAAATTCTACCCTGATGGCAAGTACCTGTATGTCGAGGTGCTCGCCAAAGAGTACATGAAGTCCCAGCCAGAAACACTAGAAGGTGCGAACAATATTGCAGCCATGGTCAGGCCCATCGTCGCTGACCTGGAGAGGTTCTGTGTCGCAAAAAATTTAAAAGAAATTACGGTCGTCAATCTGGAGGGGGTTAACCTCGCCAACGTCAAGCCAGAGTACACCATGAAACTCATCACCATGCTGCACACCGAACGGCCAGACTTCAAGCACCTGGAACGCATCGAAATCAAAAACGCCAACGCGCAGTTCGAGATGCTGTACGGCGTGTTGAAGGTGGGTCTGCCGGCCCCCATACGCCGAATTGTTAAACTAATTTAAAACTACGGACATCACTCGGGGACTCTTGCCAGAACGTCAAGCGGTCCTCGTGGAACAACTCGTACTGACGCTCATGCTCCGCCTTGAGTTGCTTTTCGTTCGCATCGGCAAACGCGATGCCAGTCGGTTCCACTTCACATAACTGAGGTGTATATGCCATCAACTCCGGGTTGTACAGACAGCCCAGCTGGTACCCAATGTCATATACAGCTCCGGTCTCGTCAGTCACCCAGTAGTGCGTGCACGCCTCCTGTCCATAGATGCACCACCCCTTAACCATCTTTGCGGCGCGTCCCTCTCGCTCCAGATACTTTATCATCAGGGCACAGTGGTGCACGATTGTCCCAGAAATCCGGTGCAACTTCATTCGCTTTACGAGGCGCTCCATGCTTTATTATTGAAAATTTATTTTATCTGAATATAGTAATGCCACCAACTGCATCAAATCCGGTGAAGATTTCTATCGTGTTTGGTATTGTGTGGGCTTTCCTGACAGCCTTTATCATATCGAACGTCGGTAAGGTGTCAGGGTATGGCAACCCAGGCGTCTTCGTCAGCCTTCTGTCAGGCCTACTCACAGGCGCTGGCATCGGTACGGGCTCGTACTATCTTTTCAAAAATATAAACACAAGTGTAGCGGCGGTCAACGCCACCGATGGCAAAAGTGCTGGCAAATTCAGCGGTGACTGGGACAATATAGTCACGGCCGGATATTACTTCAACCAAGGCCAAGAAAAGGAAGCACAGGCACTCGATAGATTGACAGGGCAACTTGGAAATCTTACAAGTTTTGTTCCGTCTGTGACCACGTGCGTCCCTGGTATAAATGCCGTACAGGTAATCTCGTGTAACCAGGCTGGATTCCCTGTCAGTAGCACCACCACTGCAGCCACCGGAACCACCGCGGCTACTGGGACCACCGGAACCACTGCAGCCACTGGGACCACTGCAGCCACTGGGACCACTGCAGCCACTGGGACCACTGCAGCCACTGGGACCACTGCAGCCACTGGGACCACTGCAGCCACTGGGACCACTGGGACCACTGCAGCCACCGGAACCACTGCAGCCACTGCAGCCACGGCGGCCACTGCAGCCACGGCGGCCACGGGCACAACTGCAGCCACTGGGACCACTGCGGCATTTACAGTCGGAGCAGAGAGCTGTGCCGCTGGAAATCTTAATGGTGACCAGCTGCTCCAGTGCATTTTTTCAGGGAATGCGCAGAGTGGCATTGGTCTCACGGACTACCAGCTTAGACAGCTGGCGAGTGAATCTGGGTATTCATACGAGAGGCTCAAGAATGCCCTGTCGGCAGCAAACCAGGCATCTATGCAGGCGGCGTGGACAGCTGCCGGTGGCGCTTCTGCCAAAGTTAAGGTACCACCTATCAATGACCCAAATCCTCCCCCTTCCGCTGCTACAGGGTCAAAGTTAAAGATGTCACCGGGCACGGCGGCGGCAATTGCCCTGCCTATCGGTGGCGTGATACTGCTCGGCCTTGGATACTTTTTTTACAATAAAATTTTGCCCGAGCCACTGACTGAAGGACTGGCGACCCCGGGGGTTCAGAGAATATTTTGGTTAACCCTGGTTGTGTTCTTGCTCACCACTATTTCGGCAATTGGTGTCGGTGTGAACAATCAAATAAATTTCAGAAAATCAAGTCCTCAGAAGCAGGATGAGGGGCGCAAGATAACATACGGCCTTGGTGCAGTCGCAGTTGTGACAGGTATCATGACAGGGGCGATTGGTATACGGTACGGAAAAGGTGTAATTATGGGTGAGGGTTCTGGTATCATTAATCAATTTCAAAAACCAAACTTTGTCGGAATATTGACCGTTGTGGTTACGTACGCGATAGGCACTGGTCTGGCGATTGACCGGACGATGTACGGCGCCAAACGGCCAGCTGCCCGAGCAAGGGACATTACAATGGGTGTCATGTTTGCTATAGGTTCTCTTGTTATACTATCAGGGGGAACTTATCATTATGGCGAAGATGTCAAGACTAAACTTCAAGAGGTATTCAAGGACCCGTACGAAAAAATAAGACCTCTTGTAGCCAATGGGTCTACGGCAACCACTGAGAATATTACTAGAGCAATTTCAGAGGCTCAATTACCGGAAGGAGATAAAGTACTTAAAGCCTGGGCAGCGGCTACAAATGTAAACGGCGACGCGTCTGTAGCATCTATTAAGGAGGCTCTACGTAAGGTTCTTCCGACAATGGCGAACCGTTACAAAGCAGGGGTAGGCCTATTAGAAACGAGTGCCCAAGCGGCAAAGCAAGGACTCATGGCCGGAGGCCGAAAGGGTCTAGCCGCGGGGGCATTCTTGTCTGAGAAATATAAAATTGCGACTTTCGGTGCCGTCATGCTGCTTACAGGGTTTATAACACTTGGCGTAGTCAAGACCCAAAAGAACAAAACTAAGAATCCCAAGATGTCAGGGGGTGAAAAGGCGGCATATTCACTCATAGCCATTGGAGCCACAATGATGATTGGTGGAACACTTTATGGTTTTTTTAAGAAAGAGGACCCACTTGATGCGGTAAGAGCAGCACTTGCCAGTGGAAATGAAGATGAGCTAGTGAAAGCAGTCACGAGTCTTCCACCAAATAGCAATTTAAGAAAATATTTCTTGAGTGCGCCCGACGGTGCCCCTGCTGCTGCTACACAAAACACTATGAATAAACTAAGAGCAGCTATTAAAAATAATACTGGAACAATCATTAACGGTTACGGTGAGATAGATAGTGTTTTAAACCCCGCGAACGGTGCAGCAGTGGACAGGGACGCACTTATTAAGGAACTTTCAGGGAAACCAGAACTACTAAAAATATTCATAAACCCTGATAACGTAAGAGCAAAAATAGAGGAATTATCTAAAAGTACTCCAGGTGTGCTTAATAAACTAAAAGGTTTTATAAAAAAGCCAGGTATTTATAATAAATTAAACTCACTATTTGAAGAGGGAGACGTCGCTCTTTTGCAAAAACAAGACCAACTTAAAGCAGCTATAAATGCATTACCATCAGGGAACACTGTAAAAGCTGCTTACAATAGTCTAAGTAATAAATCCAACTTAAAAACTGTAAGAGAAGCACTGAAGACAGCGAAAGTGGCAGCACCGGCAACCTCTGGCCCAACCTTGGGTTTTTTTAGAAGACAGCCACCACCGCCGCAATTTGAACCCGATTATACACCAGTAACACCTAAGCCTTAAAAAAAATAAACAAAAAGAGTAATGGACGCAGGACAGATGGAGCGCATCAAGGCGAGCCTTGCCCGTATGAATAGCGACCTTACGCCGGCGACAGCATCAGGCTATGGCGCACCCTTCATGCCGACGACCCCTACGTACCCCAGGCCATCAACTGCTTTTCAGGCGAGCGACGGGCCACGGTACCACAATTTCAACAAGTGGCCAACCATGAATATCAGATAAAAGTATTAAGAAACTTTAAAGTATGGCGGACCCTATCCTGGTCCCGACAACAACTCGTTTCACAACATTTCCTATCCAGTACCCAGACCTGTGGGCACTGTATAAGAAGGCGGTCGGCTCGTTCTGGACAGCCGAGGAGATTGACCTCGGCGCGGACCTCAATGACTGGGCAACCCTAAATGATAACGAGCAGCACTTCATCAAGATGGTTCTGGCATTCTTCGCCGCCTCTGACGGTATCGTGATGGAAAATATCAATTTAAATTTTGGTTCCGAGGTTCAGATTTCAGAGGCGCGCTCGTTCTACGCCTACCAGAGCTTCAACGAGGCTATCCACGGCGAGACCTACTCGCTCATGATTGACAAGCTGGTCCAGGATAAGGTCGAAAAGGAGAGTCTGTTTCGGGCCATCGAGACTGTACCGGTCGTACGGAAAAAGGCGAACTGGGCTCAGACCTGGATGGAACCAAGTGCACCGTTTGCGCAGCGCCTACTCGCATTCATGTGTGTCGAGGGCATCTTTTTCTCGGGCTCGTTCTGTGCCATCTTCTGGCTGAAGAAACGAGGGGTGATGCCCGGTCTGTGCTTCAGCAACGAGCTCATCAGCCGTGACGAGGGGTCGCACTTGGAGTTTGCGGTGGCACTGTACCAGCACCTCCAGAACCAGTGCGATTACGGCACGACAGTCCACGTTGTGCGGCTGGCGGTCGAGCTCGAGGAGGAGTTTATCACGGAGGCGCTGCCGTGCAGGCTCATCGGCATGGACTCTGAGCAGATGAAGCAGTACATCAGATATGTTGCTGACCGTTTGCTGAAACAGCTCGGTAAGCAACCCTTCTGGAATGTGGAAAACCCCTTTGCCTGGATGGAGACCATCTCACTGGAGGGGAAGACCAACTTTTTTGAAAAAAGGGTCGGTGATTATTCTAAACGTATGATTGAAGAGGGTGATTCAGTGCGTTTTGATGAGGAGTTCTGACCACGAAGGCGTAGCCTTCACTCTCTCTCCACGAGGACCTTCGGTCTTACTTCTGCTTGTGGCCGTGGGGAGCCAGTGCCATGTATGAGCTGGGAGAATCTGAGCCCAGCATGCCTGGGGCCAGCGTGCCTGGGATATAGCGGCTGTAACGACGCATCAGAAAGCCGGCAAGCATCACATAAACGAATGCGTGCAGCAGCACACCCACCTGGGTAGGCATACCGTCAGCGCTGGCAATGCCAGAGAAGGCACGGCGGGTTATCTTGTAGGTGAGTGGGTTAGCAACCAGGAAGAAGAGAATAAAGGTAAGGAACGCGCGGCCACCCATCTTTATTTATAGTCTACTTTTTTTTCAATAGCCACCTGGGGTCAGGGTGTACTCCTCGGCGTATGCGCTGGTCTCGTCAGCGTACTTCTCTGGCTCGTCAGCGTACTCCTCGACGTACTTATCGGTCTCGTCGGCGTATGAGCTGGTCTCCTCTGCGTACATGCTCTCATCGGCGTAGCGGGAGAAGCGGCCGACGAAGCGGCCTGCGAGCACGAAGACCAGTGCGTGCAGGAGCACACCCGCCTGTGTGGGCAGACCCTCTGCGCTGGCGACCGCGCCACCGAACACCTTACGGGTCAGCTTGAAGAGAGCCGGGTTGGCAATAATGAAAAAGAGGGCAACGGCCAACAGGAAACGGAACATTTAATTTAGGCTGAGAAATTATTTTTTCATCTGTATGGTACTAATCCCTTTAAGCTTACCCACCCCATATGCATCTGTAGGATTCATAGAAATAGTGGCTGTATTTGTGCTTGAATTATAATTTGTAACGGGTCTATATTTATTATTTACCCATGCATAATATCCAATACCTAAACCATTACTATGTTTCTTTTTGTATAGATTAGCTTTCCCTGTTCTATTTGGATTTTTGCTTGTCCAGTTTCTCTGACGTAAGTTTCCTCTTTGATTAATTCCACTCAATTTTGGATATTTGGAAGGTGATGGCTGTGAAGCCTTCCGAGCATTATTGGCCGCCTTGTTCAACATAAACTGTTTCAGTGCGGCAAGATAGAGCTTGTACGCCCTGATACCGCTATTCAAGTTTTTGGTTCTGTACAAATTATATTCAGCTTCTATGAGCCGCTTGGCATAAGGATATTCTTTCTTGGCATTTCTTGATGCTGGGTTGAGTTTACTGCCGGCCCAATATGGATTCTTGTATGCCGAGGCGGCATTTTTTATATTTTTTTGGCGTGCCAGAAACCATGTTTTAAGTTTATTATTAAATGCATTTTTGTTTGAAGTCTTTTTAGTCTGTCCAACTTTGGTGTATGCTGCAAGTAGATTGGCATTTCTGGCCGAGTTGAAATTGGAAGACTCTAGGATTAATTTCGCGTTCTTATTGAAACTGTTAAAATTGTTAATATTCTTATTTGCGGCTGCAGCGACGCGCGCTACATTTACCAAGCCACGCATACGCGTTGCAACTGTCAAAGCCCGAGCATTTCTGAGCTTCGATGCAGCATTTTCGAGTCTCCCTGTCTCGCGCGCACGTACAGCTGCTTCACTTGCTGACGCCTGTGCGAGGGAGTTCGCCAAACGGGCTGATTCGGCTTCTGCCGCGGCGAGCTGTCTACGAATACTGTTTACATTTGCGTTTGAGGTTCTGGGAGCGGACGCAAGTTGTCCCTGTAGACTTGCCACGAGTGCCGCCGATTGGTTTGAAGCTTTCAGGGCTGCTGCTCTTGCTGCTTCGAGTGCGGCCTTTTCTGCTCTTGCTGCATTCCGTTCTCTGGCGATTGCATTTTTGTTATTATATGCTGCTTCTAAAGCAGATGTAGCCGCGTTGTGAGCAGCGTGTAGCCGAGTAAGTTCTGCTTCTGCTTTACGTAATTCTTTAATACGTTTCTGCGCGATATTTCTGTTAGATGCAACAGACCTAGCGAACTCTTCACTACTTTCCTGAAGAGCCTTCCTGGCTGCATTTGAATTTTCTGCCGCTTTCTGAAGTTCTAATTGTCGTTTCGCCGCAGCACTCATGGCCGCTGCCGCTGCCTCTGCAGTCGCTTTAGCTGCTGCTTCAGCATTTGCCAAAAGTTGAGCCGCGCGGGCATTTCCTGCATTCTTAGCAGCCGTAATTTCGGCGATTCTAGTCTCGGCCGCCGCCTTTTCAGCAGTAGCAGTTTGGACAGCAGCATTGGCATTTTTCACTGCATTTGCAAGCGCCTGTGCTTGAGCCTGTTCAACTGCTCTGAGTTTGGCTTGAGCAGCGGCATTACCACTGGCCGCATTTGCCTTGGCCTTAATAAGTGCTGCTTTCAGGGCATTTCTTTCGGCAGCTGCTTCCCTAGCAGTTTCTAGACGAGATTGCTGTGTAAGTGCTGCTGTTGCTTTTTCTATAGCAATAGCCGCGTTTGCTCGTCTCTTTTCTGAGTCTGTGGTAGCAGCGAGTGCCGCTGCGTGTGCGGCGTTCCTGTTGGCCAAAGCCCTTGCCGCCGCGTTCTTTTCAGACGCTAGCTCAGCGTTATGTGCCGCCTTTGCTTCACGCAATGCCGCATTTAGTGCCGCCTTATTAGTGGTGCTTGCTTTTATTAAATTCTTTATCTTTGCGGTTGCCAATGCATGTTTACGAGATGCTTTGTTCGCGGCTACTCTGGCTGCATTTGCTTGTACTTTTGCAGCATTTGCGATTGCATTACGTGCTGCCAGATTTATGGCGTGTTTGGCATTCATAGCTGTCCGAGTCTCCTCAGCTCCTTTAAGAGCGGCATTTCTTGTGGCCAGTTGTTCAGCATGTGCGGCCGCAGCTGCAGCCTGTGCCGCCCTTAGTTCGGCCGCTGTAGCATTACCCGCCTCAACTCGTGCTCTGACTTCTGCCAGTTTTGCATTTGCGTTGCGCAGGGCTGCGTTGCGCTCGGCATTCTTCGCCGTCACAAGAGCTTTTAAAGCTGCTATTTGACTATTCTTATACTTCACAGATTCGTTCAGTGCTTTTTGTACAGCAGCAAACTTGGCTGCGGTATTTGCGCTATTAATAGCCGTATTTGCATTTCTTAGTGCCTGTGAATAATTTACATTACCTACACCACGAGGAATATTCCTCCCTTCAGCATTCTTGGCTGCCGACATTGCATTTATGATTGCCTTTAGCGAATTTTTAACTTGTGTCTTGTTTACTTGCTGGTTTGCCGCCAATTTTTGCAAAACTCTTAAATATTTTTGGAGAATAGGTATCGTCTCTGTCTGAATAGCATTCCCTGTTTCGGCCGCATTTATTAAAGCCTGAATATTCTGGGTGCTTTTAAAGTTATTTTCGTTAAATACGAGAGAGTTTACATATTTTACTAAATTTTTTTGAAACTGTGCGTTTGCTTTTTGCCAAGCATTGTTATTTGCACTTTGATTTGAATTCGCGGTGGTTGCTATTATCCTTTTCGCTGCATTCTCTCGAGCAATAAAAGATTTTTTATAGGGCGCTAGGGCCCCACTCATTACAATTGGCTGGGAAAAAAGTTCGAGTCCCGCCTGTAGCCAGTTAAACACTGGACCCCACTGTATAGTAGAACAGACACACAATGGCTTCCCTCAACATCAACCGTATCTCCGACTTCTCCGCCTCCTCCATCAAGTTTTCCGATGTTCAGCAGAACAAGATGGGCGGCAAGGCTATCTACCTCAACAGCGCGGATGGTGGTAAGGTGCTCCTGAAGCTCCCGCCTATGAAGGCTATCGTGGGCATCTCGCCCTACTATGCCGACAAGACTACCAAGAAGAACGTCCAGAACTACAAGATGCCTCTGTCCCTGACGGACCCGGCTGCGGCTGCGTTTTTTGCCGAGCTTGACAAGGCGGTCCTGACGCACATCCAGGCTAACGAGGCCAAGTTTTTCGGCGGCAAAAAGACCCTGAAGGACATGATGGTCAACTACAAGCCTTTCGTGCAGCAGTCTGAGAAGGCGGAGTACGCGCCCCTCCTGAAGACCAACGTCATCTGGAACAAGGAGAGCAACAAGTTCGAGACGCAGTTCTACGACTCTACGGGCACTGACATCAACCCCGAGGAGCTGGTCGAGAAGCGCGGCCTGACCGTGACCACCCTCATCCAGCTGGGCCAGATTTACAACACGCCCGCTGGCTTCGGTCTGTCCATCCGCCTGGTCCAGGTCAAGGTGGCCTCGCAGGCTAAGCTGTCGTCGCGTGCGCTCCTGGATGAGCCCGATGAGGCTGCAGCCGAGGAGCCCGAGGAGGACGAGGAGGAGTACGAGGAGGAGGATGAGGAGTAGGTGCGCAACGCACCTGGAAGGAGGGGGTCAGAGGCAGCGGGACAAAGAAAATGTGTGTAATAGATATATATATGAGTTGGATAAATGCGCGCCAATTTTCAATAGCTAACAGCCGTAACGGCGCTCGTCACTATGTGTTTCGGCGAACCAACGCGGGAAACACAGAGATTAACATACCAAAAAACATTACTACAAAGGGTAAGGCTATCGCATGGCTCAAGGCACACCCTAACAAGGTTAATAAGCCGACAAGCTTTAAGCCAAAGCATGCAGCTGTAGTCAAAAAGCCACTGGGGAAAGTGATAAAGATGCCTTCACCTCTAAAGGCTAACCGTAACTATAAGTGTAACACTCAGTTCTATAAGAGGGTCAGAAACTCAAACGGCGCAACAGGCTTTAATACGACTCTTAATCGGTTTATTTGGCATGACGGGAAGGCTATACGTAGGCATCTTTATACGGTTAACAATCTTAAGATACCTGTGACCAAAGGTTTGGGTAAGCTGGGCAAGGGTACACAAGGGCGTGTGTTTCTCGCGTACACAACACCTACAGGTGATTTCCCCGTCACTATAAAGGTTATTCCGCATGACAAGGAGCACAAAAAACAGACTGCCGATACAGAGTTTGCCATACAGCAAAAGTTGTACAAAATTATTCCGGGCAGTATCCCAGAGCCGTACAAAATCCTGCACGACTGCAAGGAGTTTATACCGGCGTCATCATGGACCGGTAATAACAAAAAGACGCAATTGTTCAACTACAAAGACCAGACAGTTACGTTTACAGAGTACATAAATGGCGGGTCACTGCCAAACTGGATGAATAGAATGTCTTCCCAGTTGGATGACAACTTCATGCAGAATCTCATAAGCCAGGTCTTGCACATACTGGCCTTTATCCAGAAACGCATTCCGTCATTCCGCCATAACGACTTGCACTTGGATAATATTTTGGTAAAAATGAGTGCTTCAAAATATCCTACATATATACTCAACGACTTTGGGTGGGCCAGCATCGGTCCCAAGTCGAACCCACTGGTCAATGGTGCAAAGCATTCGACGACGTTCGGCATCGGTCCTCTTACAAGCGGCCGGTACGACATGCACCTGTTCCTGAACGAGCTGCACAAGTGGATGCAGACACACGCCGGTCGTGCCAAGTTCCCCAAGGCTTTCGCATTCATCGAAAAGTATCTTCCGGATGGGTACCGTGGCAGCACCAACAAGCACATCAGCGAGAGCCGCCTCAAGTATGGCGACAAGGCTCCTGGTCTGCCGACACTCCGTGACATCGTCCGGGACCCATATGTAAAGGCTCCCAAGAATATCGTCAATAACACATACAACTTTTTGAAGCTTAGACGGATGAAGAACAAAATGACTAAAAATAATATAGAAAAAATTCTAAAAAGTAATTCAGTGACGCCTCGCAAGCGCGCGATTGCACAAGGGAAGAAGAATATCATGAATGAGCAAATTAAAAACCCTACTTGGATGTCACCCGTATATGTCCCGACCAACTCGAACCCAAGTAGTTCGAAGAAACCCAACCCGTATGCCCATAACGACCCTCCTCATTGGAAAGCACAGTACAATAATTTGCTGAAACTGAGAAAGCGTACACCTTCGCCAGCTACACCTGCCAACAAGGGGGGTAGCAAGCGGCGCAAGACATCGTCGCGCAAAAAGGCGGCCAAGTCTGTCAACCGGAATAGAATATCTCCTAAAAAATTAAATTTCTCACCATATAAAAACATGAAACTTTCACCGCGCTCATTCCTTAAGTTGTCCCCGCGGAGCCGTGCAGCCATGATGGTGAAGCCGCGTGGTATGCCAGGTCAGAGCCACGCGATACTTGTCGTGAACAAGTCTCGTAAAATTGGTTCGAATACGGTGCGTCCGATGTATGTCATGAAGGCTTCTAACAACGTCCCGCGTCTGCCGTTTGGCATGGGCCCCAAGCCTCGTGTCTCGCCAGTGAAGGTCTCGCCCAAAAAGTCTCCCGCCTTCAAGCCTTCAGCGAGCCTGCTTCGGTCGGCCAAGTTCAACGCTCTGCGCGTCAAGCTCACGTCACCGAGCAGCAACATGACTGGCAAAAACTACCAGGACCGCTGGAACAGAGCAAAGATTAAGGCTATCAACTTTATTGCGAACCGTGTGAAGCGTGGTCTGTCGCCGTTCCCGGCAACCCCAGCCAAGCCGGCGGCACAGCGCAAGAATAGCCCGCCGGCGGCTCCGGCTCCGGCTCCCCGCAACCGTTCACCGGTAAACGCGAGACTGGCGGCACTTATGGAGCGGACCAAGAAGGCGAACCGTCGTTCCAAATACCGTGCAACCTACACGCCCAAGACAGGCCGCATGAAGATTGCAGGCAACAAGGGGCGCCTGTCGTACGTGAACGGCACGGGTGTGTCTCTGGACTACCTGAAGCAGATAGCCAGAAATTATGGCGTGAACATCAGTGGTCTGCGCAGCAAGGTTGATATCGCCAATAAAATTTTCCGCAACAATAAGTAATGGTCAAGCGGCTCATTATAGCGGCGCTTGTGGCTCTGGTCATCTTCCTGTGGCTCAAGCGTGAGGTGTCCGTCTCGGACTTTACACCTGACATTACCTTGTACGGCTCTCTGACCTGCCCGTGGTGCACCAAGCAGGAGGGACATTTCAAACAAAATAATATGCAATATAAATTTGTCGATTGTGGTTCGGGGGGCTGCCCAGGTTTTGTGACGTCATACCCGACCACTGTCATCAATGGTGAGACGTACGTCGGATATACAGAAAAATTATAAAAAATAATTTAATGAAAGATTATTTCCGGACCGACTTTGAGAATGACAGGTACAAGTATAGGAAACTAAACCCTCTGGGCGAAGACATGTATCTCCGGCCAGATGGCACAATAGAAAAAGATATTGATAAAATTATTTGGTTCCAGAGATGGTGGCTGAACCGACTGTACAGATACCCAGATGGAATATTTTTTAAAAAAATGTTAATAAATAATAAAAATGCCGACGATTAAGAATTATGCCAAGATGGGTTTTGGTTTCATGGGTGGTGCGCTTGCAGCCCAGATTATCTTCATCGCTATCGGTCTTATGTTTTTCCTGATTGGTATGCGTATGCTCGCCACTGCTCGCAAGGAGGGTAACAGCCCAGTGCCAGCCTATATCTTCATGGGCATCGGTGTGGTTGTGGGTCTTGGCCTTGGAGCTGGCTTTTTCTTCGAGAATGTCGCGAAGAATATGGGTCTGAGCAACTCCTAGGCTCTGAACATGCCGATGGCCAGTGCCAGCACAAACATCTGGAAAAGAGAATCGACCGGCTTGAGGACAGTCGTGTACTTGACCAGTGCGTTATTCCAGAGGTAACGCAGAATAAACATCAGTAGCACGACATAAATTATAAAAAAAAGAATTTCCCGAATGAGCTCCTGGCGGGTCTTGGCACGAAAGATTCCGTACATTTATAATTTATAAAGAAAATATTTTGTAAAATTAAGTATGGTCCGGCTTCACCCAGAAGACCCGGACGCGACCACATTTACGTGGGACCCATGGGGGACTACGGGTAGGACCCACTGTAATTGTTACGACTATGCTTTCGACAGCTACAGTTCGGTGCGCTCAGCCAAGTCTGTCCCGGGTGACGGTGCTGCCGAAAATAATAAAAAAAAGAATATGCTCGCGAATAACCTGACATTCACCAAGTGCAACGGTATCGTGAAGCGTGTTCTGGGCGACAACCCAAACAATGTGTACAAGATGGATAATCCGTACGGCAAGGTTAAGCCGGGGTTCTACAAGGTGATGTGCTTCGTTGCGCCACGTAACGACTTTGGCAACAGCACTGGCGACTTTCACTGGTACAAGCACAACAATGCTGTCCGGTACCGCACACGCGCCGGGGATACACCGCTGGGTCTGTCGCGTTTCTTCCGTGTACCGGTGAAGCGAATCACTGACGCCGTCGCGACAGCCACCAAGCCGCGCAGCCCCAACAATGGTCGCATCGCCAATTCGAACAACATGCGCACTTTGCAGTCTCTGAACCGAAACAACGAGATTGCGCGCAGCACCACCAAAAGCACAAACACCAGGTCGATGATGCCTGGCATGGTGCTGCAATTCAAGGTGAATCTGTGGAGTCACAAGCAGGGGTGGGGGACAGGTCCCCAACTTGTGGACGCGAACGGAAAGACTATTTATGACCCGATAAAGGCGGCGAAAGTGTACCACCCTGGTTTCCACTACACGCAGTTCTGCTCTGCCTACGCAGTCAGACGCGGCCGGGCCAATACTGGGGCCAACTCGAACCGGAAGAATGGCCAGAACTTCCGGGCGAACCCCAACTTTATTATTCGACAGCTTGTCAATATGGCCAACAACAACTCGAAGCCAAAGGCCAAGCCAAAGGCCAAGCCGGTTCTACGGAAACGTAAAGTGAAGAATACCAAGACTCTGTAGGACTTCTCTGAGGTCTTCATTTTGTTCAACATCGAATGCAACATCCATGCGGGTGTTTTCGTCTATTGCGCGTAGGTCAAGCCCCAATTCGTTTACAAGACGTGTCACCTGTGTGACTGGCACCTCTTGTGTACTCTCGGTCCCTTCTGCGACTCTTTGAATAGTGAGTATGACCCTGTACTGAGGGATATCGAATGGAGTTCGGCACATTGGACAAGTGGGTGTTCCGCCAGTACACGTGTACTTCCACCTGTCGACACATCGCGCGTGGAACGTGTGTCCACAGCCGAGTGTGCGGGTGCCTTGAGCCATGTTTGAAAAGCACACAGAGCACTGGTTGTCTGCTGTGTGACATCTGCACGGACCTTCGACTTTGACCCGGTTCCGGCAGGGGCTCCCCGATATTGTTGGCTGTCCGCACCGGCCTTCCATTGGTATGGTAAAATATTTTTACTATCGCGCTAGTCGGCGCCGCATGGACATGTTTTCAATCTCGAGACCCCGAATAACTTCTTTATAATTATTTGTAACTTCGTCATGTTTTTCTTTGAGGTTGGCCTCGACATTCATCCTGAATACAACCAGGGGGTCGTCGTCCTGCTCCATGCGACAGACTGGGCACTCGATGGAGGATTCGTACCAGGTGAGGATGCAGCGCTGGTGGAACAGGTGCTTGCACTTGAGTCTCTTATCGAACCTAGTAACTTTGTTAAGACACACTACACATATTTGTACATTCTTTCGGGCGGACAGCCTTCGGTCTGACATTCCCTGCTTTGGACAGATATTCTAAAATTTGTTTGTGAATTGCGACCGGGTCCCTGTTGGCGTTGACCACGAGCACACGGCACGGCACATTTGTGAGCATACGCTTGTAGTACATGTCGAGCTCTCTGAGATATTCGATGGTGACCCCCGAGTCACCAGCCTGGTGTCGGGACTGGATGTGCTCCCAGGCAGTCTCGGGGTCCTTGCTGAGGAAAATGTACAGGTCTGGGCACCAGCCAAACCGCTCGTAATAGTGCATGAATACATCATCCTCCTCCTTGGTCACTAGTTTTGCGTCGAGCATCGCCTTCCAAAAGACATGAGCTGTGCTGAGCGGACAGCGCTCGTGAATCACCCCCTCTATGGGCCTCAGCGACTTGAGAACAGCCATGTGCATCAGAAATGACCACCTGGAGGGGTCTTCATAGAACTTGTCGAGAGGCCATTCTGAAATCCGTTCGCGCTGAACAGTCCAGCCCGCCTTTTCGAGGAGGTCTAGTTGGGTCGTCTTGCCAGAACCTATGTTCCCATCAATAACAACCTTCATACAATTTACTAGTCTTTAAGTTTTAAGTGAAGGACTTTTGAAAAGAAGGCTTCGCTGAGGGCCTTTGGCCCTCCTTCTCTTGAAAGAAAAGAAGGCTTCGCCTTCGCAGAGCATTCGCCTTTACCACTCGGTCCATGCCTTGATGAGGTTCTGGCGGCCGCGCGGCATGGGGTTGCCGTTGTCGAGGGGGAAGCCCAGGGGAGCATCGCATGCTGAGTTGCGCAGGGGGAGTGAGCCGAGCACCTTGTCGGGACCGGCTGACTGGAGGAACTGACGGTACGAAAAGTTATCCTGGTAAGAAATACCGTTCTGCATCATAATTACATCATCCATTACGCGGTGTCCATCATAGCTGGTTATGCAACGGCCGTTCGCTGGTCCCAGACGCTGAGACATTTATATTTAGAAAGATTTTATTCCGCGCCGCTTGAGCATCGGCACCCACTGGGAAAACTCGTAGCCCATAAAGACCGGGTACTGTTCCATCTTCTCCGCCGGCTCCACCTTCGCTCCAAACTCCGTCAGCTTCTCATTCACCGCCTTGTAGGCTGCTGCAATCAGGTTCAGCCCGCCGCTCGTCATGATGAGCACCTTGCCAGACGAAAATATCATCACGGTCACCTTCCGCTCGTCGTCTTCGACCGGCTTGAACTTGACCTTCACGGCCGAGTAGCGCTCAGTGTTGCACTCTACTGTGAACTTGGGGTCGCGCCGAAACTCGCGATACAGCGTGTGCAGGTTCAGCACGCTGTTGGCCGAGAAACTCGTGTTGATAAGGCGAGTCTGGATGCTCTCGACCGGAATCTCCTCGTTCAGACCAGTCACAGCGTTGATGACTGCCGAGACGCGCTTCGCGATGCGGACCGTGTCACCCAGGTCGCAGCAGCCCGTCACCTGGATGCTGCCGTTCGGGAATATTTTTACATTTTTATTTGTGTATTGGTCCTTGCTGATGATAGTGACACAGTTGTAGAACTTTTTGTCGGGCTTTTCAGAGATGGTCCAACCCATCATGGGCTTGAACTCACCCTTGAACTTGTCGATATCGACCGCGATTGGATAGCTTGCATTCATAGTGATGGTCGTGATGCGGACCCACGACGACTCCGGGTAAAGTTTCTTCGTCTCATTCAGCGACATAATGTACCGGAAGGTACTCATCTCCATGTTGTCTGACGTGTCTCTTTGTGTTTTGACCCTAAGTCCCACCTGACCCTACTGAAGGGAACACCGCCTCATTTCTTCAAATTCTTCCCCAACAGGAAATTCTTGTAAATCTTTGCCAAGTTCTCCTTAGTGTACACCTTGTTCATCAGGTTGGCGTTATTCATCCGACGCTCGATGGTGTTCTTGGTCACAGTGTGCAGCAGCTTGTTCAGCTCACCCGTGCGGACCACACGCCCTGTAGTACGCTTCTTGGCCGGGGCCGTCACACGCTTCTTCTTGGCTGGGGCTGTCACACGCTTCTTCTTGGCTGGGGCCGTCACACGCTTTTTCTTGGGGCGCACCTTGGAAGGGGTCGTCTTGCGCTTGCGGCGAATCTTGGTCGCCACCTTGTTCAGACCATTCAGCGCATTGTTCACCTTGTTAAAGTTTTTGGTCGGACCGGCGACTTCTATGACCAACTTGATAGCCTTCGGGTCAGCGCCAAACTCGGTCACAGCGCGGTTCTGGTTTCCGCCAGCCTTTTGCAGGGCATTGGCCGTCTTGGCCACGTTAGTTGCACCGCCCGCCTGGTTAATCTTGTTCGCGGCCGCATTCACACCGCCGAGCTGTTTGATGGCAGCAGCTTCGTTGGCCGGCAGGTTGATTGGTAGAGCGCCAGTTTGGTTGGACGGAGGGGCGGGTGCTGCCGCCGTGCCGATGTTGACCGGTGGCAAGTTGATACGTGGCGGGGGAGCACCTGTAATGTTGAAGAGGGGACGGGCGGGTGCTGCTGGCGGAGGCGCCCCTGGGCCCATATTGTTGTACCGGGGAGCTGGGCCTGCGTTGTACCGGGGACCCATGTTGTTGTAGCGGGGCCGCGGTAGTCTGCCACCACCAAACAGGCCGCCGCCATAGTTGTTGTTGCGTCGGCGGTTACCACCGTATGCACTCTCGTACCGCCGCTCACGATTCTTGATGATGCGGAATTCGTCATTGAAAGTTTCCCTGATGTTGCGGTCGCGTATAGGCAACTTATTCATCTCCAGATTTTTCTTGATACGTTCCAGCTCGTACTTGGCATTGCTCGACTTGGCGGCGCGCCGAATATTATTACGAATAGAGCCTATAATAATAGAACGACCTGGGAATGTATTACGGGCATGAAGGGCGCGCAGAATCACACCGTACTGTGTAATGCGATATGACGTACCCTTGTTCTTTAGATTGGAAACTGCCGCTAGGAGCTTGTCGTCTATAGCGTTCTCGATAGCCTTGCGCTTATTGGCGTTCCGTGAATTTGTATATTTTCTCAAAAGGTTAAATACATTCATCTTCGTGTAATTCTCTGCTGCGGGTGCGGCCGCTGTGGTATTCATCTTTCCTTTATTTTTAGAATTATTATTTTTTTTGTTGATACGTTTAAAAAAAGGTTTACCAGTGGCATTTACTGAACGATTAAATAAAATTTTGTTTGTCGGGGTGATAGTAGCAGCCCACTGTTTACTGAACAGTCCAGTCTGTTTTATTTCAAAACTACCTCTTTCATGTTTGTAAAAATATTTATTATTTCTTTTAATCACATTATTTCCATAGGTCTCAGTTTGCATTGGTTCGTTAGGACCAGAATTTGTCTCTGCTGTAGTTGGGGGTGCATTTGTCTGTGCAGCAACATCCACTCCAGGTTGCGGGGGAGGCGGAGGCGGAGGCGGTGGAGGCGGATTGGGACCAGTGGCAGGTTGTTTCCTTCTAGGAACTATCGCCAACATCACTACTATGGGTCGACAAAAAAAGCGATGTTCCCTCCAGTGTCCTGAGACTCGAGTCAGAGTTCAAACCAAAAACAGCTGTCATGGCTCTCCGTACCCGTCTCATCGCGCCTTACCAGCACGAGGGCGTCAAGTGGCTCGTAGAGCGCGAGCGCGCCTCGGACTACCCTGGCGGGTTCCTATGTGACGAGATGGGTCTGGGTAAGACTGTCCAGCTCCTGGCGACTATGTGTACCAACCCGCGGTCGCGCACGCTGGTCATAGTGCCCAAGTCTATCGTGTCCCAGTGGGTCTCAGAGATTAACAAGTTCGCTCCGCACATGGAGGCGGTGGCCTACGACGGCACAAAGCGCCAGGTGCCCGAGTTTGACGCAGCCCGGCAGACTGTAGTCATAGCGCCCTATTCAGTTGTGCGCGACGGCCAGCTCCAGAAGGTGGGCTGGGACCGTATCATCCTGGATGAGGCGCACGAGGTCCGCAACAACAAGTCAAAAACGGGTGTGGCTGTGCTAGCGCTGCGCGCGCCGGTCAAGTGGCTGGTGACTGGCACGCCCATCTTCAACTCTGTCAAGGACTTTGTGAACTTGTGCGGTATTCTGGGCATCGCCAAGTCTCACGTGCAGTGCTACCTGCCTGAGGTGCGCGCCAAGTACGTCATCCGGCGCACAAAGGAGGACCTGAACGAGCGGCTCAAGCTGCCGCCGTGCGACTTTCAGAACGTAGAGCTCGCTATGACCCCTGAGGAGAGCGACCTCTACCAGGATGTCTTCGTGACGGCCCAGGGCATAGTGCGGGACATTTTCCAGGCGGGCACGCAGGGCACGCACCAGATGGAGATTCTGGAGTGCCTGCTGCGTGTCAGGCAGGTTATGACGTGGCCGCAGCTCTTCCTGACGGGCATGGCCAAGAAGGAGGAGCGCGAGATTCCTAAGTGGTCTGGCGAGTCGGCCAAGATGGACGCGCTGCTCAAGATGATTAGCGAGCACCCCAAAGAAAAGTCACTGGTCTTCACCCAGTTTATGGGAGAGATGGATGAGATTCAGCGGCGGCTCGAGCAGTACAACTGTGAGGTGTACCGGATAGACGGCAGTGTGGACAAGGAGGCGCGCGAGCACCGCATCAACTCGTTCAAAAAGAGCACGCGCGGCGCCATCTTCCTCATCCAAATCAAGGCGGGCGGTGTGGGTCTGAACCTCCAGGAGGCGACTCGGGTCTACATCACCACCCCAGCCTGGAACCCAGCAACGGAGCTGCAGGCTATTGGCCGCGCCCACCGCACGGGTCAGACGAGTAAGGTGTATGTGCGCAAGCTGGTCTACACAGGCACGGAGCAGTTCCCGAGCGTCGAGCAGAGCATCATGGACCTCCAGGGGCACAAGGCGCAGGTATCAGCTGAGGTGCTCAACGACGAGAGACTGGCAGAGGCGGTGCCCAAGACCAAGAGCACCATCTCTATCCGCAAGGTGGCAAAACTTTTCTCAGTGTAATATATACAATGGTTGAATCACGCGCTGTCCGCTTCCACCAGGGCGACTCTTCCCTGAAGAAGAACCCCAAGGGAGAAATCGTCTCAGTCATAAAGTCCAAGCAGGGAAAGGCTAACCCATGGATAAAGGCTGTCGCAAAGGCCAAGAAGGAACTCGATCTGAAAAAGAAGGGGCTCTCCTTTGATGACTATAAGCTCACGAAGGGCTCAGAGCTGTACAAGGCGGCCAAGAAAATACACGGGTCCAACTAATTTTCTTTAAATAGAGTAAGATGTCTAAGACCCCTGGACGAGGACGATTCTTAGAAGTTAATATAAATACAGTTATGGGAGTGTATCAGATTTTGAGAAGAGAAGGTCTAACAAGAAATGATATAAAAAAACAGTATCCTCAAGTGCACAGTTTCATGGTACTAAAACAAGGGATGTTGAATTATCCCTCTCCGGGTGGCAGAACCGGAGGGCCAATTCCGACTACAGTGAGAAGCCGCCGTAGCTCGTCAGCACCACCTTTTAAAAGAGAGACAGGGTCACCGCGTAGATTATTTCCATCTCCGAGCCGTTCGGCGAATGGAAAATGGGGACCCAAGGGACCCAAGGGGAACAAGGGGAACAAGGGGAACAAGGGGAACAAGGGTTCGCCTGCTCCTGCCCCGGCCCCGGCTCAAGTGATACCAGCCAAGTCACTAACTACACGGTACAAGAAGCTTAAAGAGAAACTCAAGGCTATTCAGAGCCGCGGTGAAAACAACGCACGTGAGCTTCGTCAGCTCATAAAAAGTCAGCAGAATAATCTGCTTCGCCAGATTCGAGAGCGAAATACGAGCATGCACAGATATTCGCGCATACAGGGTTATCCTACAAATTATTACAGCCCCAATACATTTAGCCGTTATTACAGAATGCCACCCATACACAGAGGACTCGCTCAGTACTACTACTATGAGCGACCGGGTGTGCCGCGCTATGTACAGCAGTTACCTGCTCAGGTATGGCGCATCAACCAGGGCGGGCGTGGGTTGCCACCCGTTCCATTCTACCCTACTCGTCGTCAAGCAAGGCGCGCTCGACGATGGGGACGATAGGCTCCTCTTCAGCCTCCGTCGCCGACTGTAGGTCGTCATAGACCATAATTTGGCTGCACTTGACAGTAAACCCGTACTGATTATTGAAAAAGTAAACACCTGTAATCTCAATCAGACACGACATCTCCTTGCCGGCCCCCTCCCCGGCTGTCGTGAACGACCCAATGTAGTTGCGCTGCGCGTCAAACACAGGAGTGCCATCCTCCACCTTGATGCGCAGGCTCGACCCCTTCAGATTCGAGTTGAACGGCTCGGCCGCACACAGCTTCGTCTCCATCTCGCGCCACCAGTTGATAAACGCCCTGTTGCCAATCTCGATATTAATAGACTTGTACTCGCTCAGTCCATACTGGCAGAGGCCGCGTGGAATCTGAAACTTGAGCCCGGTAAAGCGGGCCATGCCGCGTGTAAAAGTAGTCTCTACATCGTTGAGGTTGATACCGAGCCACTTCATTACTAGTTAAAATTTGTAGGGTCTCTTTTAAACCGAAAACACTCAAACAAATGAGATGACCTTTTGGACATTTCACTAAACTGGTCGATGGTGTAGCTGCTACCCATCGACTTGTTACAGTTACTGCATATTGGTCTCAGATTGTCAATGTCGGTCGTACCACCCTTACTCTCAGGGATGTTGTGGCCGCACTCGAAATTAAAAGGCGTAATTTTATTTTCGCACCAACCAACCAGGCACTTGTGCTCAAACTTCTTGCCGATGTGAACCAGCCACACCTGCTCTCTAAGAGCCTTCGGGAGCTTGAGCTTCATTCCTTAAAGATAATTTATTTACTTTAATTATGGAGGACGACTGTCCAATTTGTTACGAAGAGATACTTGGCGCTGTGACCCAGATGGGCTGTTGCCGCAAGTACATGCACGCCGAGTGCTACGCAAGATGCATGGTCCGCAAGACAGAGTGTCCCATGTGCCGTACGGACCAGGCGTTTGATATTTTGATTCCGGTGGCCGAATCAGTGTCAGCCGAGTCAGAGAGTCCACCGGTCCGTGATAAAAAAATATTTATTCCAATTGTTTGTCTGAGTATGAGTCTAGGGATGTTGTTTACTGTGAATCCTTACAATGTAATACCGGGCGCTGTAGGGATGATTTTGGGGGGTGTTATATTCAAGGAGTAAGAGTCTGACCCGAAGGGTCAGCCGACCCGAGAAGACCCTGACCCTTCGGGTCAATTGAGAGAAAACTGTTTCTCAAGTTTTACAAGCTTTGAGTACTTGCGCATATTGCGACTGTAGGTGTCATACCGGCCGGCCCACATTTCCATGTCGTACTCGAGTCGGAGCGGCTCAATCAGTCGTTCGAGTTCCTCCTGGCGTGTCTTGGCCTGCTTGTAATTGGGTGGACATTTTTGGTAAACTTTCCAATCTTTACGGCACTGGATATACTTGTCGTACGCATCCTTTGCCGACTCTGAAAAATCAGCCAGGTCCTGCTCGTACTCTATAAGAATTTTCTCGTGGAGCTCGCGCTTTTCATCGTCCGACAGACGCTCGTAATAGTGGAGTGCAGCGCCCATATGCTCCGGGCACGCCTCTTTGAGGCCTGCCGCCGTTCCAGGGAACTCGTCGCGAATCATGTCGAGCTCGCGGTGAGCCTCGCCCTCAAAGTAATCTAGGACTGCACGGCGAGCCGAGGGCCACGCGGGAAAGTCGGCATAGTCAGACTCGCGCGAACGCCAGTTGCATCCGTCGGCACAGTAAATACGACCACTCTCGTCCAAATCGAAGCAGATACCCCATCCCATTAATAAACTGTTTGTGCATATTTTTATCTGCATGTAAGTAATATGGAAGTCATACCCATTTGGCAGATTTACAGCTACTGGGTTTTTGCAATGACACTTCTCTGGCTTTCAGGGAAGCTACCCTTTTCCCCCCTATTTTCAGCTGTAATGTCACTGGCCGCAAGTATCACCCTGTCAATCAATGCGCCCGTCTATCTCTTTATCCTCTTTATCCATGCCCTGTCAGTATGGGTCTTACGAAAAACATCTATACAGGTGATTCCTAATGCCATGGTTTTCTTATTGTACAACCTGACACTGCTCATGCAGTCTACAAATTTCAAAAAAGTTTATGAAAATATTTTTAGAGACCCACCAAAAACTATAAAAGAATATCTTCAACGGCGTGGGCTCATGAAATAATTTTATTTCTTACAAAATTATTTACATTTGTTCTGTTTATATTTGCTCCGTGAAACTCCAGAGTATTATTTTTTGGGTCTTTACCTGGAACTTTTACAACTCCGAGTCTATTCAGTACACTTGCACTCGGTGGTCTCTTACCCGGTCGCATTCTCTGGATATTTTTTGATATAGCCTGAACATATTTAAATACACCAGTTTTCTTTGCTATATAAATTGCAAGAGCTCCGAGAAAGGTGGCCCAGTGCTGACCCTGATAAGACGGTGAAGTATCCATTCTTTCCAAGACCAAAGTTCCCGAAGGCTGAAATTGACACTCTAGATTACTCACCATATTGGCACCATCGCGAATCTCAAAAGTAACATTGATATCCTTGTTACCATTTGTTGTAAGATTATTAGTTACTTTAAGTATCATGGGTGGTTTTAGCTGAATTTTAGAAGCTTCTCTGTAAAAACGGTCCTGGAGCGCCACACGAATACCCATAAACAGATACCCTTGAAAATCCCCGTCTCCTTTGTTGTAAAGGAGCTGTTTATTTTCAAGAGTTTTGGCTCGGTTAGCAACATATCTCTGAACGTATATTTGCTTCAAATTGTATCTTATATTAAACGGAGGTCTGTTTGACCGAGAATTTATTATTCTCTGTAGAGTGTTTAAATTAACCGTCCTTGCTTTATTAATTATTAAAGGTGTATGCTTGTAGAGCAGTCTGCGGTTGTTGTTAGTCTCTTTGATGAGCTGTTCAATAGTCGTCATAATGTTAAGAGATATTTTTAGCCCGAGCACATCTCACAGCCTTCCGGGTTGTCGCGTCGGCACGCCTGGACGGGGTCGAGCGTGAACTGGATGGGCTTGGCCTTGGCGCGCGTCCGCAGGTAGTACATTCCTGACTTGAGCCCTTTGCGCCAGCCGTACATATGCATACTTGACAGCTTGGCCATAGAGGGATTCTCCATGAAGATGTTCAGCGACTGCGACTGGCACACAAACGCCCCGCGGTCTGCCGCCATATCAATCAGCACCTTCTGACTCATCTCCCAGGCCGTCTTGTAGATATCCTTGAGGCGCTGCGGAATTGGCAGGTTCTGCACGCTGCCACCATCGCGGATAATCTGGTCCTTCGTGTCCTTGTTCCACATGCTGATAGCCTGCAGGTCCTTGACCAGGTGCTTGTTAATCATCACAAACTCACCCGCGAGCGTGCGGCGCAGGTACAGGTTGGTCGTGTACGGCTCGAACGCCTCGTTGTTGCCGAGAATCTGGGCCGTACTGGCTGTCGGCATGGGTCCCACGAGCAGCGAATTGCGCAGACCATCCCGTACAATTCGCTCCTTGAGCTCTGCCCAATCAGCGCGCGACGGTGTAACGCCCCACAGGTCAAACTGGAGGCGGCCTTCGGACGCGGGGGACCCTGCAAACGTCTCGTAGGCCCCCTCCTCTTTCGCGAGCTGACACGACTCTGTCAGTGCGCCGTGATAAATCGTCTCGAATATGTCCTTGTTCAGCTTGGCCGCCTCGAGGCTGTCGAACGGCAGTCCCAGCATCATGAAGACATCGGCCAGTCCCTGGACGCCGATAGCGATGGGTCGGTGGCGCTTGTTGCTCCTTTCGGCCTCGGGTACAGGGTAGAAGTTTCGGTCGATAACTCTGTTCAGGTTGCGAGTCACCAGGCGGCTGATGTCGTGCAGCGCCGTGTGGTCAAACTGTCCGTCGCTCACAAAGGCTGGCAGGCTGAGAGAGGCCAGATTGCACACTGCCACCTCCTCAGGGCTAGTGTGCTGAACGATTTCTACGCACAAGTTTGAGGACTTGATTGTGCCAAGGTTCTTCTGGTTCGACTTTTCGTTGCACGAGTCCTTGTAGAGCATGTAAGGCGTACCGGTCTCAATCTGGGAGCGCAGAACCGAGTCCCAGACTTGACGCGCCTTGACCGCCTTGCGGAAGCGTCCCTGGGCCACGTACATCCGGTACAGCTCATTGAACGCCTCACCATGGACGTCAGCTAGGCCGGGGCACTCGTTGGGGCACATTAGGTGCCAGTCACCATCCTGCTCCACCTTTTGCATGAAGAGGTCCGGGACCCAGAGAGCTGTGAACAGGTCGCGGCAGCGCGCCTCCTCGTCACCTTGGTTGAGACGCAGGTCGAGAAATTCCATAATATCTGCGTGCCACGGCTCGAGGTAGACTGCGATGCTGCCCTTCCGCCGACCGCCCTGGTTCACGTAGCGGGCCGTCGCGTTGAACACGCGCAGCATGGGGATGATGCCGTCCGACTGGCCGTTTGTACCGGCGATGCGCGAGCCCTTGGCGCGGACGTTGTGGGCGTGCAGCCCGATGCCCCCTGACCACTTGGAGATGTTGGCGCACTGCTCCATAGTCTGGTAGATGCCACCGATGGAGTCCTCTTTGATGCCGAGCAGGAAGCAGCTGGACATTTGGGGGCGGGTCGAGCCGGCGTTGAAGAGGGTCGGAGTTGCGTGGATGAAATACTTCTTAGACATGAATTCGTAAGTCTTTTTGACGCGTGCCATGTCATCAGCATGGATACCGACTGCGACGCGCATAAACATGTACTGGGGGGTCTCGCCGTGGTTCAGGTAGCTCTTCTGCAGCGTCTTGATACCGAAGAAACCAAAGTCATAGTCGCGGTCGTGTTGAATCTCGGCATCCAGTTCGAGCGCGACACACTTCATGAAATGGTCAGAGACGACACCGCGGATGTGCAGACCGACCATGGCATCGCTAAAAGTTTTAGGACAATTTTTGTGCATATCAGAGACGATGATACGGGTCGCGAGCGTCTCGTAGTTAGGATTCTCGGTCACCATATCGATGGCCACGTCAGCGCTCAGGTTGTCCACGTCACTGGTCTTGATGCCGTCGTACATAGATGAGAATACCTTTTGGGCCACCTTGTCAGCCTGGACACCTTCGAGGTCCGCACACAACTTGTGGATACGCTTCGTCACCTTATCGAACAGCATGGGGACTTCATCTCCGGAGCGCTTGATGACCTTCATTTCTTCTATGAAACAATTGACTCTTTTTTTTAAGTGACCGGGTACGCAGGGGTCGGGTCGAAATTTTATTGGTACTGTATAGTAATGGCTACACGCATCGAGCCGACTCCTCTGAGCAATTCATTCTTTTCTGATTTCAACCGCGAGTCTCTGCACTTGGCCATCATTGAGGAGGCGCGCAAGCGCACAGGCTATGTCATCGACCGCCAGAACGATGGTGACCTCCAGGCCTACATGAAGTCTGTGTACGTGAACATGATGCGCGACCCATTCCAGAACGTCAGGGGTCAGCTCGATTCAATGAATAGCGCTGTGGTGACCCAGGCTATGCGCGACGTCGTACCGGGTGTGCTGCAGCAGCTGATTTACCTGCGCGACGCGAGCACCCTGCCAGCCCCCCTCATGAATGCACAGAACACGAGCACCCGTGGCATGAAGTTTGGCGAGAGCAACAAGTGGGGCTTTTAAGTTATAGAATTAATAACTGCTCGAACACCATTATATAAAATATTTATATAAAATAATTTATGAAGTCGCTGGATGAGATACTGATTGGGTTCCTAGTCTTTTTCCTGATTGAGCGCGGGGTGCGTCTGGGCAGCAGCATGAAGTACGGCAAGGCAGAGGATACCAATGTTCTCCAGTTTGAATTTTGGTCGCTGGTGGCAGCCATGACAGTAGTCATGGTGTTTCGTAAGAGAATAGGTAGCGTGAATATCTAAGGGTTTGGACAGATAACTAGATATGATGAATCAGTACCGTGACGAGACGTACGAGTTATGTCGTACGAAAGGATGGGACAAGGCGCCCGTCCAGACGGTCTGGCTTTTGCTTACAGAGGAAATTGGCGAGTTGGCGAGTGCCATCAGGCAGCACCAGCGAAATTTCAAAAAGACTGGCCTAAAAAAAGACAAGGGGACTGATATCGTGACTGAGATGGGTGACGTGTTCAGTTATCTGTTCCAATTGTCGTACATGTTGAATGTTGACCTTGACCATATGTGGAACATCCATCGAGAAAAGATGGCCACAAAAGTTTATCTTCGTACATAGTAACGATGGCACTGTCAATGCTGGTTGATGACCAGCTCAGCATGAATCGCATCAACCCGTACACGCTTACGGGGACTTTTGGTGTACCCACTGACGGCATGTACAAGACGCCACTGGATGCACGCTACACGACAGAAATCGACCCTATCCCAGCCGAGACCGGTACAGTCTTCCCGGACGACACCCCGGACCACTTTGCGCCAAGCCGCATCAACATGGCTGGCGGCATGGTGGCCAACACGGTAGGTGACAGAGGTAACGCACCTTATGCTCTTTTCCCAGCGCGCAAGTACCAGTACATTGACGGCAGCGTCTCCTTTATCCGGCCAGGCATGGAGGGTGGTGGCGATAAGGATTTGTACTATGAGGACCGGTACAAGGTGGGCAAGTGGGACAAGGATACGCTGATTATCCTGCTTGTCGCACTTGCGGCTGTTCTGTTTGTGTTTCGCAAAAATTTGAAGGCGTAAGAGCCTGGCCCGTAGGGCCAGTTGACCACGGGGGTTGACCCTTCGGGTCAAACTCAAATCTTATTAATTTTTTGTCCGATAACCAGGGGGAGTTTAGCCTCGAGCAGGGCGCGTTCCTTCAGTTTGCGTTCGGCAGCCCCTTTGCACTGGTGCACCTCAAGCTGTATGCAGCCACAGCAGCAACTGGAAGAGCACTCTTTGCACACAAGCATCGCGTTGTTCCGCTTGCAATGTGGGCATTTCATTCACTCTGTATATAACAGATATATTCGTTAAGTGGCGTGTACGGTGTCAAATCTACTTCGACTTCGCACAGACCATTTCGCTTCGCAGTCTGGACCCGCTCCCAGAACGCCTGCATAATCGGCAGTGCGTCAGCAAACCACTGACGGCTTCGCTTCACCCTGACGACATTAAACTCTTCGGGTTTTTCGCCAGCCGGTCGGTACTGGATGAAGTCGCACTCCTCGAGGTCCAGAATCTCGAGCAGCAGCTGAATCTGCGGCATATAGTGCTTGGGCACCTTGGACTCAATCTTGCGCGTCAGAGGGCACTTGATTTCTATGAGCATCCCATCCTCTGTCACGCCGTCAGGTGAGCCGCCGAGCCACTTGTGCACCGGGTGTTGTACGAGCCCAATCTCGTGGCTCTTTTTGTTGTACCGGGCGTCGTACATGTCGCGCGCAATGGGCTCGAGCAAGGTGCCATGTGCCGTTGCGGCATTCCCGGACCACTTGAGCTTGAGCACCTTTTTCATGAGGAGTTTGTCAGGAGTTTCGTAATGGTTCTCTCCGAGGGCAGTGGCCACATCACTGGCTGTCAGCATCCCCTCGCGCAGCTGGAGCCACGCCTCTGAGCGCTGGTCATGATACGTTCGGCCGAGGAGCTCTTTCACCTTTGGGTCCATTAGTTTTAAATCGCGGGTCTGTTTTAAGCAACATTTCAGCCGCATTCTGTTCAGCCTCTTTCTTAGTAAGTGCAAAGCCCGACCCACAGTCCATCCCGTCCACAAAGACAGTGATGAAGAAACGGCCGTTAGTGGTTCCGATGTGGCGGTACTCTGGTGTGGGTATCTTCATCGCCTGACACATGCGCATCAGCTGGTCCTTGTAGTTGTCGTCATCCAAGTTTAGTTCAATTTTTTCAAAAGAATTCATAATAAATTGTTTGGCATAGACCATGCCAAGGTCGAGGTAGATGGCACCCACAAACGCCTCGAATACATCCTCGAGGATGTTGTCATTGGTGTTCCAGCCGTTGCGTATACCCTTTTCGTCCATGAGGACATACCTGTCAAGCCCCAGTTTCTTCGAAATTTCGCACAGAGTCTTACCGCGGACCATCTTTGTCCGCGCCTTGGTCAGAAAGCCCTCTTGGTGCTTTTCGTACAAGTCAAATAAGTGCTTGGTTATAATGAAACCTAGCACAGAATCCCCCATAAATTCAAGCGTTTCATAGGACCCGGTAAGCCCCTTGTAACGTTTGAGAGCAGATTTATGCGTAAATGCGCGACGATATAGACTGACATCTTTCACCTTTGTACCCACGAGAGTAGACAGTACTTCGCGTGGGAGCAAAGGAAGCTCTTGTTCCTCTTCCATTGTTATATTATATTACACACACTTTCTTAAGTCCCTTTTCACGCCGCCGACTTGACCACCTTGGGGCGGACCTTCTTCTCCTTGGGCGCCTCTGCGGCTGCCTCTGCTACTACTGGCTTCTCCTTGACGGCGACCGGCTTCTTCTCCTTGGGCGGGGCGGGCGGCTTGACCTCCTTGATGTAGTGCGGGCTGACAAACTTCTGCAGGTTCAGGAACGACACCTCCTCGCCCTCGGGGGGGTTCAGGAGTGCGCGCAGGGTGTCATCCATCAGAATCACCTTACCATTCTTGAGGCCGCGCTCGGACACGTAGGCATTCACAAACTTGGTCACCTGCGTGCGAGAAATCTTGTCGCCATCGGCCAGGCCCAGGAACTTCTGCAGGGCCGGGGTGACGCTCTGGGGCTTGTTGAAGCCATTGTTCTTGGCACGCTCAGCCGCCTTCTCACCGCTGGGGTCGCCGATGTACTGACGAATCTTGCGGACATCCTTGCGGAGGCCCTTCAGCTCCTTGGCCAGCAGCTCGAGGGTAACGGGGGTCTCGTTGACAGATGCCATCTCTTCTACCATATACTGGGCCCGTGACTTTAAGTGCCTATACCGAGCCACAAAGTGGCTCATTTCTTATGAAAGAATGTGAGTGACGAAGTCACTCACAGGAGGAGTGCAAGTGCAACTGCCATTGTTCCGATGAATGTTATCAGGGGGCCATTATCCCTCGGTTCGACGGGGGGTCGCTCAGGGGGTTGGCTCGTCAGGATGAGCGGATAAGGCTTGACGGGCTGCGGGTCAGTGTACGTACCGGGGTTGGTCACGATGGTGTGCATGTACATAGGGTCTGACTCGAATGCCCGGACCCACTTCTGGACAGTTGGCTTGTCCGAGATGGGCAAATTGTCACCAAAACCATACGGAATTTTTGGATTACCGCTTGGTTGCAGAGACTGGTTAATCTCGGGCTGGCGTCCAGTACACGCATTCTTGCAGCACTCAGCCTTGCAGGGGCGAGTGTGTCCCTTCTCCCGGTCAATAAATGCACAAAAAGTTTTTCCAGGCTCTGATGGGGATGGCAGGCAGGAGCAATCAGGCGAACAGTTTGTTGCGCTCATTACAAGTAATTAATATTTTTGTTGATACTAAATGGAGTACGGTACACCAGTCAAGCTCCCGGACGGTCGCTACTTTCTGAAGATGGCTAATGCGTTGCACCAGGTCAACGGTGTGAAGCTGGTTGACTCACTGACAGGCAGCAACATCTCGTTCCGCATCCCAGAGGCGGTCCAGGAAATCATCACCAAGTGTGATGAAGAAATCATCAGCAAGGCGAAGGAGTCCAAGATGGAGTGGTTCGGCAAGGAGCTGAGTGACGAGACTATCCAGACGGCGTTCCAGGATTCGCTGACGGAGGATATCCTGGCGGTTGCACCAGCCAAGCTCAAGGGTGAGGTGGTCCTGACGGCGTTCGACATGAAGAAGAACCAGCTCGAGCTCCAGGAGGTGAAGGAGGAGACGACGTGCGACGTGTTGTTTGAGCTGGCCGGTCTGTGGTTCCTCAAAAAGTCGTTCGGGCCCATCTGGCGTGTCGTCCAGGTCCGTGTCCGCGGTGCACCAAAGTCACCCATCTTTTCTAAGCAGTACCTGTTCAGCGACAGCCCAGAGGAGGATGAGACTGAGGCTGACCCAGCCGACTACATCGACTAAGTAAAAAATATTTGTAGATTAATATAAATGGCAATCAACCGTCGTGCCCTTTTCGCCCTTCTGGTCGTGGCGGCTCTGGTAATTTATTTCTTCTATCCAAGCTGCAGCTCCAGCACGTCATACTTTGCATCAGGTGTCGCCGGCGCTGACCTGCCAGTCACCAAGTCGGAAGGTCTCGGCTCAGCCCCAGTGTCAGGCATGGGTGGCCCCACCTTCGATGTGTCAGGCGCTGGCCTCATCCCCCGCGAGGTGACGGCGACCGAGGACTTTGGCCAGTTCAGCCCAGCAAATATCCTGAGCGGCCAGAACTACCTGGACGCGCGCTCCCAGATTGGCTATCCCGAGACCATCGGCGGTGTGCTGCGCAACGCTAACCAGCAGTTCCGCAGCGAGCCAATCAACCCCCGCGACCCAGTCAGCATCTGGAACCTGTCCACCATTCCCCCAGACACCATGCGTCCTCGCTTCGAGATAAGCCCCGAGTACCAGTAGGCTCTGGAAGGCTTCGCGTAAGGTTTGTATTAAAAAAATAAAAAGAATTTTTATAAATGGCTTCTGTGAATGATGATTTCAAGCAGAAGATGAATGAATGGGTGGCCTTGAAGGCCCAGCTCGCTGCCATTCGCAAAGATACCTCCGTGCTGACCAAGCGCGAGAAGTCCCTCCGCGAATCGCTAAAGAATCATATGAAACAGGCTGATATCGACACTGTAAAGGTTAAGGAAAAGCTCAAGGTGAACCTGAAGACCACCCCTGGCAAGAAGAAGACTTTGCCAAAGGCTATCCTCGAGGTTATCCAGCGCGGACTGGCTATTTACTTTGGCGGTGACCTTGCACGTGTCGAGGGTGCTGTGAATGCAATTGTTGATGTCATGCCAGAGGGCCCTGAAAAGGATACCATCAGCTTGACCGGGCTCAAGGCGCTCGATGCTAGATAAACCCTTGAACCAATTATAAATCAAGACAATACACAATGGGTCTGAACGATGAGTACTCCCGCGATGCATACCTCCCCGAGGATGTTGGCGCTGACTATGATGCCCAGGACGACGACCCCTTTGACGATTTTACTCAGGAGGACTGGGAGGATTGGTACAGCGAGGACCTCTTGGACATGTGGATGCCTATCAGGGAGTCTTACGAAGCCCAGTACCTTAGGCCTCCAGTAACTTTCAACCAGTTTTGTAATTTTGTTTACAATTATTAAATGATGATGATTGACGTAACCTCCCCCAAGGTCCTTGCCCCTGCAGCCCTGTTCGCGGCTCTCCAGCTGGTGCCCAGCCGCCTCGGTGTTCTGCCCCGTGCTCTGATTGTGTCCCTGGCGCTCTTTATCGTGTACAAGTACGCACTGAAGCGCACCTTTACCCGGGCCGACCTGGTCGTGCCAGCACTTCTGTTTGTGCTGCTGACCCCGGGCCTGGTCGTGCGGCTGCCACCAGGCGGTACCGTGATGGAGGCGACCGCCGTGCACACCATCGTGTTCGCCATCGTGTTCGCTGTTATGCGCAGCGTTTTTGCACAGTACTACTAGAGGATGATAAAGTACCTTGTGGTTGGCCCTGGCGCCATGGGATACTTTATCTATCTAGGAGTTATTAGTCGATTAAAACTTAATAAACTTGAGGAGGTGAGTGGGGCGAGTGCCGGTGCCCTACTTATGTTCCTGTTTCTCGCGACCAAGGGTGACATCCAGACTATGCTGGACTACTCTATCAAGATTCCCGTGAAACAGCTTATGAAACCAAATATTAAAAACTTTTTTACAACTTTTGGGTTGGTACCAACAGCCAAGCTCGAGGGTACAATAAAAAAAACATGTAAAAGATTTTTAAAAAAAGATGACGTCACGTTCAGGGAGCTATACGAGTACAACCCGGTGAAGCTGCACGTGGCCGCCTTTTGTGTAGACCTCCAAAAGACTGTATATTTTTCAGTCGACTCACACCCGGACATGAGCGTCTGCCAGGCTATAAGTGCATCGGTCGCTGTGCCATTCCTCATGAGTTCTGTCAAGATTGGGGAATGGAACTATATCGACGGTGGGACACAAGAACAAGTCCCAGGTGTCCCATTTATAGGAAAGAATTTTGATGAAATACTTTGTCTAAATATTGATACATTGCGTCGGCATGAAGTAAAGGACCTCAAGTCGTACGCCTACTCGATACTGTCATGCATCAGTGGTCTCCGTCACTCATACAATTTTAAAACAATTAATGTACCGATTGAAAATTTTGATATATTTAATTTTTCTTACAACTCTGAGGATAAGCTACGAATGTTTATGCTCGGTCACCGGGCAGCCTAGAGCAGAGCCTTGCCCTCTGGCATCTCCACCGGATCCTCGTCCTCCACCTCCGGCTCTGGCTTCAGAGCCTCCTCAATCAGTGCAGCGGCACGTGCGACTGGCACATCCTCCTGCTCAATCGTCTGTGCAACCTGGTCAACAACGGGCTCAGTGATGGCCCCTGAAGCCATTGCGACACGTACATCATCTGGAAGATGACACGGAACACCCATTATACTATTATTAAAGATTTATTTTAAATAAAATTCATGGAGTACCTTGTCCGCATGGTGGCAAATCACGTATGGGACAGCCTGGGCCCTGGGTACAGTGAACGTGTTTATCACAATGCATTTGAGGTGGCTCTCCGTATGAATTCTGTCTGCTACGAAACAGAAAGAATTATTCCAATATTTTTTCAGGGGCACAATGTTGGCAACCTGAGGGCCGACCTCGTCATCGACCAGTGTATGATTGTCGAGCTCAAGTCTATCGTCCGACTGAAGGAGGAGAATCGTAACCAGATTAAAAATTATATGAAACTTATGAAACTGGATACGGGCATACTGGTCAACTTCCCGAGTGTCAGTGGGTCTGTAGAGGTTGAGGTCTACAACACCGACCCGAAGGGTCAGACTTTTATGTCAGATACTATTAATGAGTTCACAGCCAATAGTGATTCAGGCACCGGCACCGGCTCCCTGTGCACCGGCTCCAGTGTCGGCCCCTTCGGGTGCTAGTGGAGGAAAGAAATTTTTAATTTTTATAATTTTTATAATTTTATTGGGAGTGGGTGCAGTCTACGCCAACCTGTATGGCTACATCGACCTTCCTTTATCGATAACAAAATTCATACCACCGCAGTACCTGCCGGTAGCAGACATTGCAGAGGTTGTGACCGAGGCGGCACCAGCAGCCGAGGGGTACAAGGAAGAGCCAGAGACGTACGAGGAGGAACTGGCCAGATATGAAAAAGAAAGCTACAAAGCCCCAGAACCAGAAGAGGAAAAGTATGTCGACGAGCCAGGCAAACCCGAAGCCTTCAATCAGGAGCATGGGTCATTTTTCTCTTGAGAAAAAAGTTTATAAAAATTAATGATTCTGGCCCGGATAGCCACCCCATGGTACGAGGTCGAGGGCAGAAAATATATAAATTTAGAATTTGATGGCCAGATTATTCGTGCCAAGGTGCCTTGGCGGTATGGTCGGGTCATGTGCAAAGTATCGGGCATTCGTCCCATTCAGGAACTACAGCTGAATGAGACGGTTGAGGTTATACTTGATAAAAAGTACTGGAGTGGTAACGTGTACCATGTCATTATCAGTTTAAGAAGTTCACCTTTGATATAGTAGGATGCTGACAAACTTAGGGTACGTGACTGAAAAAAATATAGAAATAAAAAAGAAACTTACTGTTAGACCAGTCGAGAATGCGATGGGTATACGCCCACCATCGTTCAAGGTTTTCAGAGAGACGCCCAAGGGTCTCATTGTCCCAAGGTACTTTGGGTGTAGCGAGCTCGGCCCCCCGTCCACCGACCAGAGGTCCGAACCTGCTTCTGCTGATATTCAGTTCAGCGGTGTTTTACGAGAGGCAACGCGACAGCCAGAAGCGCTTGAACGAGCAAAAGCATCTTTCGAAACTGTCGGCGGAGGCGTCCTTTCGCTCCCCTGCGGATTTGGGAAGAGCTGTTGCGCCTTGGCATTTGCTGCCCATCTCCGTGTTCGAACTATGATTGTCGTACACAAGGAGTTTCTCGCGAACCAGTGGGCCGAAAAGATTGGCGAGTTCTGTCCGGGCGCAACCATCGGCCGTGTTCAGGGCGACAAGCTCGAGCTCGAGAATGACTTTGTGATTGCGATGATTCAGACCATGTGTATCCGCGAGCACGAACCGGGCGCGTTCGACAGTATCGGTCTACTGATTGTGGACGAGGCGCACCACATCGGCGCTCCAGCCTTTTCGCAATTCATGTTCAAGCTCTGCCCCAAGTATACGCTCGGTCTGACTGCCACTCCAGAACGCAAGGATGGACTGACACGCCTGCTGTACTGGTTTATGGGCCCCAACTTCTTCACTGTCGAACGGGAGAACCAGGCACAGGTCAAGGTGGTGCCTCTCCAGTTTGACTGTCAGGAGTACAGGTTGGCCCCGCCGTGCACGCGGTTCGGCAAGGTGAGCCTGGCCGAGGTGGTCAATCAGCTGGTCGAGCTCCCGGGGCGTAACCAGCTGATACTCGACACTGTAGAAAATTTAAAAAAAGAAAAAAGAAAAATATTAATTCTGTCAGACCGGAGGGGGCACTGCGCATGGCTGAAGGAGAGCATAGAGGGGTCGGCGCTGTATATAGGTGGGATGAAGGAGGAGGAACTGACCGAGTCGGCCAAGGCACAGGTCATCGTGGCGACCTTCACACTGGCGCACGAAGGGCTGGATATACCTGCGCTCGATACGGTCATCCTCAGCACGCCACACTCGGATGTTAAGCAGGCCGTAGGGCGTATCATGCGTGAAACCAAGGGGAAGAACAATGACCCGGTCATTTATGACATGGTGGACCATTGGTCTGTCCTGTGGGCTATGTACAGTAAGCGACTGAAGATGTACCACGATTCGGGGTTTGCGGTCGATGGTCGGCCTGCGCCCAAGAAGGAGGTCAGGCCGGACAAGTGCCTGATTTGAGGGTCAGCAAAAAAAATAAATTTTAATAGTATAAATGTCCTCCGCCCAGAACACTGGTTTCCTGAACAGCAAGCGTCGCGTCATTTTCCGCTCAGCCGCTGGCAAGTTCTTTGTCCGTACCGCCAAGGGTGTTTCATACAACCCCAAGGCGAAGCTCCACAAGAGCCCAGGTGGCACCGAGCGCGCCACCAAGTACGTCAAGAACGCACTGGCCATCCCCAGCCCTATCCGCCCCAAGTTCAACCGCAAGGAGCGCAAGAACCTGGGTGGCAAGCGCGCTGCCTATGCGCCCCGCCAGGGTGGCATGGTGGTGCGTCTGAAGCGCAACCCTTACCTGGGCCAGCTGTTCAGCCCCAAGCCGGTGCGTGGCCGCGGCCGCCCGAAGAAGGTGCGCAGCGCTCAGCCAGGCCCAGTCATGCGTCGCTTCCTGGCGACCAAGGCTCGCAAGGCCAAGAAGGCTCGCAAGGCAATGGCCTAAGAGTCAGATAAAGAATCACTGATGCCGAGGAGGACAACACCCATGACAAAAAACATTACAAGATAATTACATTCGGTCCGATCGGTCTTTATCGGGCTCGGCGGCATCATCATCTGGACTGGAGGGCCCAAGTCCATTTCAAAGGGGGCATATGAGAGCCCTTGCATATTATTACATTAGAAAACTTCCTAAACATCGACCCGAAGGGTCTGGTCCTTCAGATAGAAACCTCCTTTTTGCCGCTCGCCTTTGGCTTGCGGCCACGCTTCGCCCTTCCTTCGGCCGGCAGAGTCACGTCACGAATCGTCTGGTCGTCGATGCTGACAATGTCGGACACGGATTCGAGCTCTTCAGCATCGCGCTGCTCACGTGGCGCGACCGGGCGAATCTGTGGAGGCGGAGGGCCCATCATACCCATCAGAGCTGAGATGTCCATCCCGGGCCCCTGCATGTCACGACGCAGGCCCGGCTGTGGCGGCCCCTGGTTCTGCTGGTTCTGCGTTCGCTGTACTGCGTCCATCATATTCTTCACCAGTTCTGGGTTCTGGTTCACAACTTGGCTCATGCTCGGCATCGCCGCCTTGAACATGCTGTTGGTCAAGTGGAACATCATGGCCGAACCACCAACCATCATAATCAGCTTCACCTCTGGTGCCACCTCAATCTTGTTCTTGTACTTGTTGTGCAGGTCCTCGAACACACCATCGTAATCATCAGCATTCTCCATCATATTCTCGGACCAACCATCGAGCTGCAGGTCGAACGGGTCGAACTTCTTGTTCAGGAACTCCAGACCAGTGACTGTCGCAATGAGCATGCGGCGCTGGAACTTGATGGAGCGCTCAACCTCGATGCCGTACATCAGGCGCTTGTACTCTGTACGAATCTCCTCGATGTCACTGTAGCTGGTCAGGCGGGCGTTGGTGTTCAGGCCCTTCTTGGCCAGGCGGGCAATCTTGTTGAGCAAGTCCGCCTTTTCATCCTCGATGCTCTTGTAGCCCTCGGAGGGCATCTGTGGCCCGCTGCTCTGGTACTGCTGCTCCTCAGGTCCCTCGTCGCCCTCCTCTTGGCCGTCCCACTCCTCAGCTACAGGGGCTGACTGTGCGGTACGCTTGTCCGGATTCATAAAGGCGTCCAGGGCGGGGTCCTCCTCCTGTACGACACGTGGCCGGCTGCGCATGAAGGGCAGGGGACGGCTTGGTTTGGCCTTGGCCTGAATGGTCTTCTCAGCAGGTCGAATGGAAATCTCGTCGAGGAGGGTCTGGTCATCAGCACTAAGGTTGATGGAATGTCCAGCAGAGTCACCAGTCTCGAATGTAATCTCAGTAGCCATCTCTATGACTTTAGGAGAAAGTATTGCCAAAACTTTAACGCAAAAAAAAATTGTACTTTATTATATAATGAAGTACGGCAAAGTTCTGACTCACGCCATCATCATCGGTCTGCTGCTGGCCATCCTGTACCAGCTGGCCCGCCCGGCATCTTACTACACCCCGGTCAACATGGAGCCAAGCGATGTTGCTATCAGGGGCACTGGTCGCGAGCCAAGCCAGCTGGGTGACATCAAGCCAAGCCTGGCGTGTGTGCCAGGCCCACAGAAGGAGGCGGCCTATTACACCATGGGGCTGACCCCAGGCGGTCTCTGCGGCGACGAGGCTTTCGTGCTGTCCCAGATGCGCGACTACAGCATTGCTGATGGCATCGGTGGCTCCCTGCTCGACCGTACTTAAAAATATATTTTAATTATAATGAACAAAACTTATGTTCCACATATAAACGAGCCTCTCCCGGGGAGGTCAAATTATGGGAATTTGGGCGGTAATTCTAACGTAAACTTGAGAGAATTGAAGAAAACAGAGAATATACATAGAGAGATATTCATACGCGAAAGAATAAAAATTCTAGAAAAATTAAAAAACCAAGAAGAAAATCATTTCTTTAAAAGAAATTCTTTTATTCCGAGAGTCCAAAAGGCTCAAGCTATACGTGAACATAAGAAAAGATTGGGAATATTTAATAGACAAATTTCAAATTGGAAAAAATCAAAAACTAATCCTAATATTATTCCTAGGCTTATTTCTGAAAATATTTTAAAGAATGAATTAATAATTCCTCAGGTATCAAGTCATATTCAATTTCTTGAAAGTAAAACGGGCAAAGGGGTAAATGTAGTACTTGGACAGAATAGAAATGTCTTAAAAATGCTTGAACATAATTTAAAACTTCTTAGAAGTTATAAACATCCACAATGGTCTGGTCTGGTCTGAATAATAGTTAAACAAAAACTGAAATATATTTTTAGAAATGAAGGTTATCTTCGCTCTTCCGGGAAAGGAGTATAGCCGCGAGTTTCTGATGAGTTGGACGGAGTTGATGATGCAGGCGACCGCAAAGGGTCACCAGTGCATGGTCTCCCAGAACTATTCATCAGTTGTTCACTTTGCGCGTGCCAAGTGTCTCGGTGGCGACGTGCTGGCCGGTCCGGACCAGAAGCCTTTCCAGGGCAAGGTGGACTATGACGCTGTGATGTGGATTGACTCTGACATTGTGTTCAAGCCGGACGATTTCATGAAGATTCTGGAGAGCCCGCACGACGTGACGGCCGGTCTGTACATGATGGAGGACATGGAGAACTTTGCGGTGGTGAAGGAGTGGGACGAGGAGTTTTTCAAGAAGAATGGCACGTTCGAGTTTGTCAAGGCGACGACTGTGTTCGAGGACCAGTATCTTCCGGTGGCGTATGCCGGTATGGGCTGGATGCTCGTCCGCAGTGGCGTCATGGAGAAGCTGAAGTACCCTTGGTTCTATGGCCCTCTGCAGACCATCGGTCAGGCACAGGACATGATGTCTGAGGATGTGGCGTTCTGTCGGTCGCTGGCTGCCAGCGGGACGCAGGTCTATGTCGACACGAGCATTCGTGTAGGCCACCAGAAGAAAGTAATTCTCTAGAGTAATGGAGGAGTATGTCTATATCGACTCGGTGATGAGAGACACGACTCTCTGGCCGAATTCAAATGCTTACTCCATGTACATATCTAATCCTCTTAAAAATATATTCAAAGTTGACCTTGTATCAGCGACAGTATCCAGCCCATCTGCTCCTCTTTTATCCAACGTAGTCTGTCTGGATATAGAAGAACTTAGAACTCAAAAGTTTAATGTAGGCGGAAAACTTATACCGGTAACTTCAAATATAAATGGTACTCTGTCGAACAATATAACGTACAGTCTTAATTATACAAACCATGCTTTTGGTATGATTCCAACCGACAATACAGCCTCGACAGTCTTTAAATATTTTAAAGAAAATGCCGATTACAAAATATCACACGAATACCCGCATGTTATCGAAAAGCTGACGAGACTGACAGTCAACTGGCGAGATGTCACAGGTAATTTAGTATCTTTTAATAATCTTAATAATTCTTTTATGCTCCGTGTTCACCGGTCGAATGTACCGCCTAAAATGGAGCGCCCTGTGAGCCTGCCGACACCAGTGCCCCTCATGGCCAAGCCACAATTCAACATGATTGTGTATGGTGTGCTCGTGATTGGTTTGCTCACAATTATTTTAATGAAGAAACAGTAAGAGATGTGTGACAACATCGCGAACGGGCAGCCCAGGGTGCTGTCCGTACTAGGCAGCACCGGTGGAGGAGGCGGTGGTGAGTGCTGCCCTCCTGCCAATGTGATTATCGCTTCGAACGTTCTGTCGACAAACGGTAATGTCATTGCCGGGAACATTATCAGCCAAGACGGAACCTTCACAGGTAACCTCTATGTCGCTGGAGCACTTTTGGGAAATATAATTTTCACGACAGCAAATTACCTGACGGCCAACGCCGCGGTCCTATCGTTCCAGACGGCCAACGGTGCCTCTCTGAACGTGAGCTCGCTCGAATTCACAAACCAAATTTTGCCGACAAACCTGCCAGCCAGTGGTGTGACTGCCGGGCAGTACGGTAACTTTTCGAATGTGTCATCCATCCAGGTGGACCAGTACGGCCGCGTGACCCAAGCCTCGAACGTCGCCATCTTGTCCTCACAGTGGACCAACATCGATGGGAATGTTGCCTATCAGAATGGAGTGAGCATAGGGTCGCTCACCAATCCACCCCCTGGTTCGAACCTGTACGTCCGTGGAACAGCCAACATCGACACACTGAATGTAACCAGTCTTTATGCAAATTCTGCCATAATTTTTGGCGGTAAAACTCTGAACGTGTGGGGCATCTCCAATCTCGCAGACCTTGTAGCCGTCACAGGCAATGTACTGAACTTGAGTTCGCTCGCCTCGAACACTCTGGTTGGGAATGTAAGCAGCTTTGCTGCGGTGTCAGGCAATGTGCTGAGCTTGAGTTCGCTCGCCTCGAACACTCTGGTGGGTAATGTCGCATCCCTGAATGTCGTCACAGGCAATGTACTGAGCTTGAGTTCGCTCACCTCGAACACTCTGGTGGGTAATGTCGCATCCCTGAATGTCGCCATGGGGAATGTGCTGAGCTTGAGCTCGCTCGCCTCGAACACTCTGGTGGGTAACGTGGCAACGCTTTGGGCTGCAAATATTTATACTACAAATATTTCTGGATTTATTGGGTCACAGTGGGTCGGTGCGTCCGGTGACCCTATTTACTATTTGCCCCATGTCGGTATTGGGACGTCCGGTACATCATCAAACCTGACCGTGGCCGGTAATGTCTATGTGTCGGATTCACTCGAGACACCTCTCATCAACACGTCCGTTATCCAAAATATCTCGAGCATAACTGCTTACAGTAACAACTCGGTGAACTTGCAGTACAATGTGTTGACCACGCCACCATTCTCGGGGGATTCCACCTGGTCCATAACATCTATTGACAATCATGGTGTGAGTCTGACAGTCGATAATAAAGTTTGGAATTTTAATCCGAGTGGGTCAACACAATTTCCAAATTATAATTTTCCAAATTATACTGGAGCGCAGAATCAGGTGCTTGTGGATGCTACCGGGACCGGAAATCTCCAATGGTCAAATATTGTCCAAAGTAAAATTTCAAATATTTATTCTTTGTCATTGAGCAGTGATTCAACTCTGACACTCCCGGGAGGTATTACTTTTTATAATAATATTTGGAATTATCCGACGACTTCACCGACTATACGGGTCGGGTCATCCAACTGGACATTTGCTAACGATGGTGTGACCTATTTTCCCAACTACAGATTCCCGTCGGGTGATGGCATGGATGGACAGGTCCTTGCGACAAATGGGTACGGTGTAATAAATTTTAAATATATTCTAAATTTGTCCAAACTTTATGTGGATACGACTTCATACGTGACCAAGACGACACTTTACACTTCGGACGGAAGTGACATCGTTCTGTCACCGGTACAGTCTCTGACAGGTAATGCGATGGTATCAGTGCCATCAAATCTTTCGACAAACAGTTTATTAATAAAAAATAATGGAGCTGGCGGAGTAACAATTCAATCAAATAATTATCAGTGGAATTTTGGAACAAATGGAAATGCAACATTTCCAGGTGGAATAATACTCGCAAGCTCGAATATAACAACTGGAAATATAGTTAGTCTGAGTTCTCTGACGGCCAACCTTGTGACGGCCAATGTGAACAGTCTTGTGGCAGTGACCGGGAACGTGCTGAACTTGAGCTCTCTGTTGGCCAATGCGGTCGTGGGGAATGTGAGCAGTCTTGTGGCAGTGACCGGGAACGTCCTGAATCTGAGCTCTCTGGCAGCTAACGTGGCCGTAGGGAATGTGAGCAGCCTTGCTTCTGTCACTGGTAACGTGTTAAGCCTGAGCTCGCTGTTAGCCAATGTGGCGACCGGGAATGTTCTGACTCTGAGCTCTCTGGTAGCTAATGTGGCGACCGGGAATGTAAACAGTCTTGTGGCCGCGACCGGGAATGTTCTGAATCTGAGCTCTCTGGCAGCTAATGTGGCAACAGCTAACGTGCTGTCTCTGAGCTCGTTGGCCGCTAATGTGCTGTCAGGGAATGTCTCAAGCCTCACAGCACTGAGCCTAAGCTCACTGACAGCTAATGTGCTGACCGGTAACGTGAACAGCCTTGCATCCGTGAGTGGGAACGTTCTGAATCTAAGCTCACTGATAGCCAACGTGGCGACCGGGAACGTGAATAGTCTTGTGGCCGCGACCGGGAATGTTCTGAGGCTGAGCTCTCTGGTGGCTAACGTGGCGACCGGGAATGTGAGCAGTCTCGCTTCAGTGACTGGTAATGTGCTGAATCTGAGCTCTCTGGTGGCTAACGTGGCAGTCGGGAATGTGAGCAGTCTCGCTTCAGTGACTGGTAATGTGCTGAATTTGAGCTCACTAGCATCTAACGTGGCGACTGGTAATGTGCTGAATTTGAGCTCGCTTGAAGCTAACGTGGTGAACCTTACGGCAACTAATATCACAGCGACTCAATATACTGGAAATCTTACCGGGTGGACTCAATATTTCACTCGGAATCTCGGTAATCCGACGACAAGTTTCTATGTTCTTTTGAAAGATACATCAACCTCAGGTTCAGTAATAGGTCGTATATTTGGCCGTAGGTTTAATTCTCCTGTTCGTACAGGTAATATTTCAGAGGTTGTGATTGAACATACGACTGGCGGACTTGCGAATTACAGCCTCCGAGCTACGTCCTCAAACACATCCCAGACATCTGAGTTGGTATCAGTTGTTTATAATACTGTTACATATATTGCCCTGTATGTTACTACCGGTTCAGTAAGTGATTATGCTTCCATTTTTTTCGAAGGATATGAGACAACTCCCAATGATGACATACTATTGACCACATCCGTAACAAGTTCAACTCCGTTGCCAACTTCACAATCAAATTATTATATATTAAATTCAGATGTAGGAATTGGTACAAATATTCCGAGAGCAACTCTTGAAGTCGATGGAAACTTGTATGTATCAAATGCACTAACGACGATTAACCTGTTTGCGACAAACTGTAATGTCTCTAGCACGAGTTCACTGATAGCTAACGTAGCTACTGGGAATGTGAATAGTCTTGCCTCTGTAACCGGTAACGTACTGAATCTGAGCTCTCTGACGGCCAACGTTCTGACAGGGAATATAAACAGGATAGTGGCAGTGACCGGGAATGTTCTGAGCCTGAGCTCTCTGACGGCCAACGTGGCGACCGAGAATGTGAGCAGCCTTGTAGCTGTGACCGGGAATATTCTGAATTTTAGCTCTCTGACGGCTAACTTGACTACAGGTAACGTAAGCAGTCTTGTGGCTGTGACAGGGAATGTTCTGAGGCTGAGCTCTCTGGTGGCTAACGTGGCGACCGGGAACGTGAACAGTCTTGTGGCTATGACCGGTAATGTTTTGAATCTTAGCTCTCTGACAGCAAACCTGGTTACAGGTAACGTCAGCAGTCTTGTGGCCGTGACCGGGAACGTCCTGAGCTTGAGCTCTCTGACAGCCAACCTCGGTACCGGTAATGTGAGTAGCCTCACGACTGTGACAGGGAACGTCCTGAATCTGAGCTCCCTGACAGCTAATGTGGCGACTGGGAACGTGAGCAGCCTTGCAGTCGTCACAGGCAATGTCACGAGCCTGAGCTCACAGGCAGCTAATGTGGCGACCGGGAACGTGAGCAGCCTTGCAGTCGTCACAGGCAATGTCACGACCCTGAGCTCTCTGACAGCTAATGTGGCGACTGGGAACGTCTCAAGTCTTGCAGCTGTGACTGGCAATGTTCTGAGACTGAGCTCTCTGACAGCTAATGTGGCGACTGGGAACGTCTCAAGTCTTGCAGCTGTGACTGGCAATGTTCTGAGCCTGAGCTCACAGGCGGCTAATGTGGCGACCGGGAACGTGAGCAGCCTTGCAGTCGTCACAGGCAATGTCACGAGCCTGAGCTCACAGGCAGCTAATGTGGCGACCGGGAATGTGAGCAGCCTTGCAGTCGTCACAGGCAATGTCACGACCCTGAGCTCTCTGGTGGCTAATGTGGCGACCGGGAATGTGAGTAGCCTCGCTTCTGTCACTGGTAACGTTTTGAACCTGAGCTCTCTGGCAGCTAATGTGGCGACCGGGAACGTGAGCAGCCTTGCAGTTGTCACAGGCAATGTCACGAGCCTGAGCTCTCTGGTGGCTAATGTGGCTGTTGGGAACGTGAGCAGCCTTGCTTCAGTGACCGGGAACGTTCTGAACCTGAGCTCTCTGGCAGCTAATGTGGCTGTTGGGAACGTGAGCAGCCTTGCTTCAGTGACCGGGAACGTTATGAGTCTGAGCTCACAGGCAGCTAATGTGGCCGTGGGGAATGTGAGCAGTCTTGCAGTTGTCACGGGAAATGTCACGAGCCTGAGTTCACAGACGGCTAATGTGGCCGTGGGGAATGTGAGTAGCCTTGCTTCAGTGACCGGGAACGTTCTGAACCTGAGCTCTCTGGCAGCTAATGTGGCGACCGGGAACGTGAGCAGCCTTGCTTCAGTGACCGGGAACGTTCTGAGTCTGAGCTCACAGGCGGCTAATGTGGCCGTGGGGAATGTGAGCAGTCTTGCAGTTGTCACGGGAAATGTCACGAGCCTGAGCTCACAGGCGGCTAATGTGCTGACCGGGAACTTGAACAGCCTTGCAGTGGTGAGCGGGAATGTCACGAGCCTGAGCTCTCTGGTAGCTAATGTGCTGACCGGGAACTTGAACAGCCTTGCAGTAGTGTCTGGAAACGTTCTGAATCTGAGCTCACTTGTGGCTAATGTGGCTACAGGCAATGTGAATAGTCTTACGGTCTCTAGTCTCAACGTATCAAGCGCAAATCTGTCATCACTAAGCGTCTCAAACATTTATTCATTGGCACCCGTCGGAAACACATATCTTACAGGGAACATAGTCATCAGTGGCAACGTCTACTCGTCGCTCGGTGAACTCGGCTCGGGTGGCGGTCTCTACTTTTCGCTCAACTCGGCAATTGCAGTGCCCGCTTCCTACACGGGGGGCACATACGGCACTGCATACCAGCTGGCGTTCAACCCTTCTAGCGGCTTTACACAGTCAGGGGCGAGCACGATGATTTCTGTGACTGCCAACGGCACATTCAAATTTTCGGCGACAGGTCCGTACCTCTTCCAGGGAGTCTTCCTTGGTAGCACAGACACTGTGACTGGCATGGCGGTGGGGTCTAATGTGGCGGACGTGCACGGGACTGACCAGAACTACCTGTACCGGTACACATCACTGGTGACTCAGAACCCGACTGAGATATTCCAAGTGCCGCTCAATGTGACTGACACGAGCAAGTACTACTACCTGGACCTCTTTATGCTCAACCCGACAGGGCTGCAGCCGACAGACAATGGCCAGGGGGGTACGTACGTGTATGTGACACCGCTCGTGGCCGGTGGTGGCGGCACGGGTGGGTCGGTCATCGTTCAGCCAACTCAGTGGCTCACGGCATCAAATCCTTCAAATATTTATTTTCCAAATTCTGTCGGTGTAGGAGCCACCAATCCACAGTACAACCTGGACGTCTCAGGCGACATTCGAGCCACTGGAAACGTTTACTCGGCAAACCATGTACTTTCGGGAAGAACAACGAGCTATTCAGCAAGTGTACTTGATTATTATATCGGTATGTCAAACGGTCAGACGGTCATTTTGCCGCTCGGATCGACTGTCACGACTGGCAAACAGTATATCATCAAGGATGAATCTGGTCTTGCGGGGACATTTGTGGGGTATAGGGTCACAGTGACAGCGTCTCCCCATGACCTCATCGATGGTCAGAATTCTTTAATTTTGGCTATAAATTACGGCGCCGTGAATGTCATCTGGACAGGAAGTTTCTGGAGTATATATTAGGATGGTATACCTATTTAATTCTGACGTGACACTGAAACATACTCAACAAGTCGATTCTTTCGGTCGGCTCCGTGTGAGTAACCCCGTGACTCTTTTTGATTCCCAGAACAGATATAAATTGAATGAAAAGTTTATTTCGAATCTGGTCGGGACTGGAACGGCGGTTAATTACATCCAGGCACAGTCTTCAGCAAACCTCTTTGTCACGAGTAACCTGAACGATTTCGTCGCACGTGAGTCCAAGTACATCTTTAATTATCAGCCAGGGAAGTCTCTTTTGACCATGTGCACTTTCGTCATGAATCAGGCCAAGTCTGGTCTCGTCCAGCGCGTCGGATACTTTGGAACAGAGAATGGGTACTACATCCAGCTCGGGTCAAACACGAGTCCGACGACTCTCTTTTCGAACGTGTGTATCGTTCAACGCTCGAACGTGCTCGGGACGGTGTCAGAGACCGTAATAGACCGAACTAATTGGAACGGCGACAAACTCGACGGTTCGGGTGCATCGGGTTTGTCGTTGGATATTACAAAGTCTCAAATTTTTTTTACGGATATCGAATGGCTCGGCGTGGGTTCGGTCCGTAGCGGCGTCGTCATCGACGGAACATTCATCACTTGTCACACGTTTCATCATGCGAACATCGTGCCGTACACATATATCACGACAGCCTGTTTGCCCTTGCGCTATGAAATTTTTAATCGAGCTGCAACGTCAGGGACGTCGAATCTGAACCAGATTTGTTCTACCGTTCTGTCTGAGGGTGGTTACGAACCCAAGGAACAGCTCTTTTGTCAGGTGGGACCGGCGACAACGACGACGCTGGGTTCGACGACGCCCGTGCCTCTGATTTCTCTTCGTTTGGCAC